ACCCAGCATTTTCGTTGGGTTTGCGCTCAGTCTGCTGTGCCACAGGCGTAGATTCTGACTTATTTTCTTGCTGCATTGTCATATTTATCTCTTATCTAATCTGCTGGTTTAGGAATTCCGCTACGCCGGTTGTCTCGATTACTAGAGGCAAGTCTACGACTCTTCTCAAGATTGAGGCAGTACTGAAGCTGTCATTGGCTGAATCCGCTACGATTGTGGTTGGGAATGTAGCAGTTACGTTGCCGAATATGTCTCCAGTATCAGGATCGATATTGTCAATTTCAACCACGTTGTTTAGAGTTATGACAACGTTTCCGGCATTTTGAACAACGCTACTGATAGTATATTCATTGAAAATCTGAACGTTGGCTCTCATAACTGGGTTACTAGAATCTAAAATATCAATATTCAATGGCTCAGCAATCTCGATTGTCCAGATATCTTTCTTGACTAGCGGAACACTAGAATCCTGTTTATTTGCTGCCACAGATGCCGCGGTGTATTCGACATATTCAGTGTTGTAATAACTATCAACAATCGTAAACACATTAGATGTTTCACGGGTTACTGGATTGTAATACTTGACTTCTTTGCTGTTGCCAGTGTATGTGAATGTGATATCAGAGCCGACTTGAGCGTATCTAATATCAGAGTTATCACTTACTAAGAAGTTGAACTTGCCGGTTGTAGCTACAGTGTTAGCAACGTTGATATTATTCACGAACGTTGCGCACTTAGTAGCACCATTGTAGAATGAAATCTTATCACCGGTGGATAGCTGTGTAATACGATCATTTAGGGCAGTGCCGATAGTGTTCACGCCGTTAGTGTCGTATGAGAACGTATAAACGCCTGTGCTATTATCTCTAGCAGTAATACTACGAGTTACAACACGGTCATAGAAAGTGCTGATTGCTCGTTTGGCTGACATCTTGTTCTCTTCTAGGACACCTTGAACTTGAGCGTATTTGACAATGTGCTCAGCGATTACGTCTGTATTCTCAGTGTAATCATTAGCCGCTAGAGAGCGAGTGTAATCACGACCGCGCTGTAAGCCACTGATCTTACCAAAGTCCGGACTTGTGTAGTCAATGTTGATCTCTTTGAAGCGTAGGTTCTCGCCGTTGATTAGTACTTCGTTGCCTGATGCTACTTGTGCGTAGACCACAGAGCCTGGGTTATTGTAGAAGTATACCTTAGTAGTGTTTACGTTTGTTAGGGTGAACCATTCAAAACCTGTGTTGATACTTGAGCCGTCTGGCTTAGTAAACTTCAAGTTAGTAATACGGTCACTTTCTAAGCCGTCAATGATTGTTGCGTAAAGACCAGCGTCAGTGTCAAACGTTACGGTTCTAGCAGAGTAGTCACCAGTAGCAGAGAATGTAGCTAGAGATACGAGAGCAAACGGATCTTTGACCTTGAATGACTCAGCGATCCCATCAGCGTCATAACTTACACTTGTGATGTATGTTCTGGTATATGCGTTCTCGCGGTAGATAACTGGAGTGTTAGGTGTACCAGTTACCGTGCTCCATGTTTGATTGATTCTGAAACGAGTTTCATTTGGACTTGCGGTCGGAACAAAACTAGTAACTAGAACTTTATCGCCTGGTACAATCTCAGCTTCAACGATTAGTGTATTCACGCCGTTGATATCTTGTAGCTGTAGCTTACTTGCTGGGATGTATTCACGTAGGTAGTCATTGTCCTTGTCGATAACACTTACGAATAAGCGATCAACGTTAGTGAACTTGATACCAGCTGATGGAGGCGTACTTGTACGAACGATTGAGCGATAGATTACGCCATCACGTTGAACGTATTGATTAGATTCATAACGCTGACCGTTGACCCATGTTGAGTATGTGCCTTGATAGTTTGGCACGATTTGCCAGTCGGACAATAGTTGTGGTTGAACAACCATTGAGTTTTTAGCAATGTTCAAGCTAGGGTTGAAGTTATCAATCAACTGAACGTATGAGTTGGTGTTTGGCGTTCTTGCTGTCAATGAAGAAGAACCAGTTACCCAGAAGTCAGTTTCTGCCCATGTCAACACTTCTGTTGTTGGGTTTTTATTGACGTTAGACTTTAGAGCAACGTAGTATTTAGAACCTAAGAATACAACATCGCCGTCATAGTATGTAGTTGTGTTATTCCATACACGATTGACCGTAGGATCAACGTTGTACAAATACATCTGACGAGTTACGTCCTGAACAGAACTGCTGTCAAAATAGTTTACAGTACTCACATAGAACTTACGATTGTTCATACGGAACGCTGGGTTGATGCCCTCGCCTGATACGAATACTAGTTGACCGTTCAACAAGTTGTGAGGATTGTCGAATGTGACTAGTGGTGGCTGAGTTGAGTCGATTTGTAGACCCTTGAAGAAGCCGCCGGCAGTCTTAGCAAGTGTACTGTTGAATACAGGAATGTATGACACGGTTGCGTCAGTAATGCGCTGTGTTGACAACTTCTGGTCAGTAGTTCTGCCAAATGTGGTGACAGAAATAGTTGATGTTGAGGTCGGGAACACTTGTGTCAATACGTTGATCTTACCGCCGATCTTGTTAGCGTTTGTGGTGATCGTGTACAAGTCTGGAGGTGTTTCACCAGGAACTTGATATGATAAGGTAACAATGTCGTTCTCATATAGAGGTGTTTCGTTAGGGTTGAAAACAACGTTGAATGAGAACTTGTTGTCGAATGGTGTACCATCGTCAAACAAACCTGTAAAGATTTCTGAGGCAGAGGTCAATGCCCAATCGGTTGGCGTGTTGGCAGCTGGTGGTTTATTCGTGTTGCTTGTTACTGCTCTGTATAATGAGCTACCAACTACAACTACATAACCGATATCATAAGTTAGCGCACTGTCCCAATCTTGGAAGAAGTTAGCGTTAATAAAGTCAGCGTCGAACTGATAGAATGTACCACTTTGGAAGTCGTAGTTTACGTTCCAGTTTACCTTAGTAGCATCTGCTGGGTCAACTTGTGGAATTTCTGCGCCGTTAACCTGTACAGTGAAGTAACCGATGTCAAAGTCACTGATACCATAAACTGGTGCTGGGTATGATACTTGTGGGTTCTTATCAACGTGAATAATCTTACGATACACTTGCGTTGGTGCTGGACCGTCGTAACGTAGGCCGTTGATTTCAACGATCAAGTTGTTCTGAGTACTGAAAGTCATGCCCGCAATGTAGCCGTCAGTTGTAACAACGTCTGCTGTACCGCCGAAGTATGAACTCAACTTGAAGTATGTGTAACCGTCAGTTGACTGAACAGTGTCACTGATAGCAATGTAATAGACCTTAGGTGAGTTGTAGCCTACGATTGTAGCTAAGTCACCTACTAGTGTCCACTGATGTGTGCCAGTGCCGATTGTAAAGCCTTTGCCAGCAATAGTGTTGCCGTTGACAGAATAAACTTTACCGGCGGTGCCGTTTGTGCCGTCACCAGCGATTCTGTCGCCTTGATGATACTTCTTAGTATTGTCAAACTTTTCACTAGTACCTGTTAGAGTAATAGTCATGCCTTCTTCTAAGCGAGTAGTAGAAGCACAACGGAAGATGCCGTTCTCAATACGATCAACAGTGATAGCACTGTAGTTATCGTCGCCCAAGAACTCTGTTAGTTCTAGGGTTGTGCGTTGAACTGTCTTCTCTTTAGCAAGCGTGAATACTAGACCAGTTGTGGTACCAGCAGTAGTTGTTACTGCGCTACCGTCTTCGTTCACTAAGGTGAATGATGACTTGCCGTTTGTAGCACTCAACTTGTAAATCTTAGAACCACTCGAGGCAGTACTAAAGCCAGAGATTGAACCAGTGCCGCTGTAAGTAGTGCCACTTGGTAGTGTTACATACATTGTTAGCTTGGTCAAGTCTGTTGATAGCTGTGTACTCTGGCAAGTAAACTGACCGCCTGTGCCCGTGATAGCAACGTTGCGCAGTGCTAAGTTGATAGTCTCAGTAAAGTTAGAAGAAGCGCCTTGTGTTGATACAATGTGCTGAGTTACAGGAACAGAGATGCCGCCCTGACGCTTATCTGTAACCTTGATAATGTCGCCAAAGTTGATATCTTCGTCAGCAAATGTAACTGTTAGTGTTGTGCCTACAGTTACTGCAGTGTAGTCAGCAGGAGTTAGAATCGCATCGTTCTTGTAGATAGCGATATCAGTAACATCACCGACAACAGGAACTTGGTACTCAAGTTGCTTAGCTGTCGCATTGTAAAGAGTCTTTAGAACGCCGTTCTCAAGAACTTCGCCATGAGTGCCGCCAACAACAAAGTGACCTAGAACGTTCGTAGCAATAGCAAATGAAACGAAAGTGTCGGTAGGTACATAGAACTTGTTGAACACAATCTTGGCTGGGTTGAACGGATCGTTGACAGGATCTAGAGCACGAACAGGTTGAATACTGTAGTGGTGACCGTAGTTGATACTTGCTGGATCAGTTTCGCCATAAGCAGCGTCAGTAAAGTTAGTGATGTATGTTAGGCGCTTAGCGTCACTTGAACTTGTGCCCATGTGAACCATGACTGATAGCCAGTAGTTTTCGTCAGATGGTAGATCGATCTGACTGTATGGGATATCAAGTTCAATCTCACTGTGATACTGATTTGTCTTACCGTAGTCTTTGACTGAGCGTAGTGGGTAGTTATCAGTAGTACCGCGAACTAAGTGAACGCCGTTGCCGTACTCATAAACAACGATATCAAATGTATCGGTACCTGGAGTTACAATCTCCACATACTGATCGACCCAGTTTACTGTGTACTCGGCAGTGATGCCTGGGTTATCAGTTTGTGGGATTAGTCGAGTCTGTGTAATACCTACGTTTCTGTAAACTGTTACTGAAACAGGGTTAGCAACTACATCACGGAAAGAAATCGCACTTACGCCAGAGATAACTGTGCCGTCTTTGCGCTTGATTGCGCCTTGAATAGCACCCTTGATCTTGACCATGTTGAAGCCAGTGTGTGCCATGTTTGTAGTTGTTACTGCGCCCTTAGCAGTCAAGTTTTGATTCCATGTAGCGCCAGCGATTGTCTTGACGGTCATGTTGATACCGTCTGTAACGACACCAGCAACTAGTTCTTCTGGTGAGAAGCCGTATTCAAAGTCCATGCCTTTAATATCAATCTCTTCACTCATGCCTGGGTTGCCTACTAAACTGTCATACACGATAGTTGATAGTTGGCCGGCGCCTAGTGTTAGTAGCGGAACACGATTGTAGTCGTTCTCTGCTTCGTCTTTTGATTCGTAGATAGCAACAGAGTTGTCGTCTACAACTGCCATCCAGTAGTTGACATTGTTGATTAGACCAAAGTCAGTTTGTGGGTAACTGTCAGAGTAGATGACTTCTGTTACGGTGCCGATAGGATCATCGATAGGATCAGCAAGAGCAATAACTGTTTGTGGCTTGACTAAGCGACCTAGAGTACCTCGTGGCACTGTGACTTTGTTCAAGTTAGCAGTAGCATCGTTAGGTGTAGGGTGTAGAGTAATCTTGTTGCCTACGTTACGAGCATAGTAGTATGACGTTGTTCTTGCTGTTGGTGAAGTGTAGATAGCTTTGACCAAGTCGCCAGTTACGTAAGTTGTCTCTAACGTTGGTCTAGCATTAGCTGAAGCATAGTAGTCGCCTCTAGCATTTGCTGGATACGGCACAATAGTGATGCTCATTGGCGGCTGTGGAGTCGTAGATGGAGAGATAGGAGCTCTTGTGTCAGTATCAATGTAAGTTACTGCTGGGCCGCCGAATGTTTCAGCGATTTTGATTTTGTTACCAGATTCTACTGACTGAACATAGAACTGCTTCTTGCCGTCAATGTTGCCAAAAACGTCAGCCGTATTGAACTGAACAATGTAGCCAGTAGCAATATTTGCTGTTGTTGCTAAGGTAATAGTGCCACCTGTAGTTGTGCCGGCGTCTGTTCTAGTACCTGTTGTACTGAATGTGTTATCAATTACTAGACTGCCCCAACCAGTAGCGTTAGCAGTAATAGTAACGCCTGTTAGCGTGATGGCACGAATACCTGAATCAACACTAGCAATAGTGTATGGCACGTTGTAGTCTAAGGCTTCTTCATCAATTAGGTCAGCAACAAAGCGAACTTTGTTACCTACTGCTAGTGTAGCAACATCATTCAAGATGATAGCGTTGTTGCCAGTGTAGCAAGCGATAGCAACAGGAACACGAGTTGTTGTAAACTCACTACTACCGTTTACGCTAATGATTGCTTCTTGGTATGACGCAACACGCGGCTCAGTAGTGTAAATTGTGATACTGTTTGTGTCCAAGTCAACTTGATTTGGTACGAATGTATAAGTCTTGCCTTCTGAGAATGAGGCATCTTTTACAGTTTGATATGGGAACTTAGTACCGCTCATCAACTGTGACATATCACTTGTAGTAAAGCCTGGCATATTAGCACGTGGCTTGTAGAAACCTACAATGCGATCAAGGGCGTTTAGAGAAATATCGCCGCCGTCGATTTCGTCCCAGTATTTGAAGTCAAACTCTCTAGTTAGTTCGTCAGTCTTTAGGTCAATGTTAGCGCGGAATACTGAGCCAGAGAACACAACTAGGTCACCCTTGCTGTAGTACTTGCCCTTACTCCAATCTTTAGAGTCCCAGCCACCTACGCCCCAACGTGTGATTGATGCTTCCCAGTCTGTTGCGTTTGACTTGAATGATGTGCGATCAAACTTCATCGCAACTTTCATCTCACGAACAGGAATGTTGTCGGTGTAAATCTTGACACGAGCAGTAACGCCTAGTGTGCCAGCAACTTGATCGCCTTCAGCAAAGTTGACACGATCTTTATCTGTCTCAGGTACTGCTGAGATTGATAGCAATGAACCTACCACAACACGAGTATCGTTTAGACCAGCACGTGCTTCCTCTAGTGTGCTATGTAGGGCGATGCGTTGTTGACTTCTGTAGTTTGATTCTACTAGGTCAGTACTTGCTACGCCAATTGTTTCAACATAGTAGTATTCAGGAACATCTGGTGTTCTTTCGGTAGTTACTCTTACATAATCACCGGTTCTGAATGGTAGATTATCAATAGAGGTTTCATCTTCAAGAGTTATGAATGGATAACTCTTGACTAGTGGATTGCCGCCAATAGGGTTAGGATATGTAACATAGAGTGGGTCACTCATTAAGGTTGGTGACCATGTTACAGATTGAACGCCGTATTCTATTTCGGTAGTTGTGTAGCCTGTTAGACTATCCTTGTAGCTATCGTAAAGAGCAATATGCTTGTCATCAACAATCTTTAGATAGTAGTAGCGGTAGTTCTTCAAGCCTTGAGTAGCACTGTCATCTTGAATATTGACTACGGTTACGCAGTCACCGTCCTGGAAATTGTGACCTACCATGTAGATTTGACTTAGAACGTGATCGACCTGTGTTGAGTTGAAGAATGAGTTGATTGAACTCTGTGATACTCTGACTTCAGGTAAGGTTGGGTAACCGCTGCCTGGCTCAACAACTTCAACTGAACGAACATAGTCACTCTCTAAGTGAGCGTGTAGGATAGCTTCTGTTCTTACGCCGTAAGGATACTCTGTTGTGTCGTAGTAAACTGAAACTTTAGGCGCAGAAATATAACCGCGGCCTTCGTCCATGATGTTTGTTAGTGTAGGCAATAGATACACTAGTGTGCCTGCTTCGTGCGGCAATACTTTGATGTATGTAGTGTTGCGGCGTAGATCACTGATAGTGTTAGTCTTGCGATCTAACTTGTTGTATTCAATGACTTCATCACCGATCTTGACCGTGCCAAACGCTGGTAACACGCCAGTCTCGTCTAGTACCATATATATGTCAGTGTTCTTTACAAGATATGTTAGAGAACTTACTAGAACTTTAGCAGTTTGTGAGTTACTGATACTTAGACCGTGATTTGCTAACCAGTCTTGATAGATTGTCTGAGTCCACTCAGCATCATCTTTGGTGTACTGATTATCTGCAGTGGCGGCTGCGTTAGTCAACAATAGCTGTGGTGACTCGAACTTAGCACGAGAGGTGATGTAGCGACTTGGCAAATCAAAGTCGGTAAAGCTGCCTTGGTATGTCTCAATGTCATCATAGTGGAATGCGAACGCTTTGATATGAACGTGATAAGGCTTGACTTCGTTTAGATAGCCCTCAACAAGTTGAGTTGCGTCACGCTGATACTTCTTATATGGCTTCAACTGACGAATAGTGTGCTCAACGTCAACAAGACTTGTCTTGTTCAACCATGTTAGATAGTTCTGATCTTGTAGAGCTTCACTCTGAATGTAGTTGAACATTGTAATCAAACTTTGATTGCGTTCGATTGTTGTTTCGTTTTCGTAAAGTTGTTCATTGATCCAGCGAACGATGTAATAGATTTCTTTCGATGGGATCGGATCTGTTTGTGTGTACAACTTGCTCTTGATTTTAATTGTGCTGTCTTGTAGACCAACACGAGTCCAACCATCTGCTGTACTGTAAACATAGATTTCATTTACACCGGCGCCATTCTTAGCAACACGAACAACTAGACCGTCAGAGATTGTTGTTGTGCCTGTAGCGCCAACATATAAGCCACCAGCACTTAGTGTTAGTAAGTCTGTGTATGAGTCAACTTCAAACATAACTTTAGTGTCAGCACTGTAGCCGTCTGCCCACCAATATGTGTATTCCCAGTACTCAGCCGTGTCAAACAACTTGCCGCTCATTGAGCCAAAGTAATCGTTTAGCTGAATTGCTGAACCGCCTGGTGTTGCACTCAAGCGAATGTATTGACCGTATATGTCAGTACCGATAGTAGAAACGCCTGATGCTTCTTTGATATAGTAAGTTGTGTTTACTGCTAGACCGCCGTAAGCGTTGTCTTTGAATGTAATAGGCTGACCTGCGTATAGACCCGTTACTTTTGTGCCGTCGCTGTTGCTGATGTACAATCTAGATGTGCTGTTAGCAGTAACTTCTACGGTGATATATTGCTCTTGATTCAACAAATAAACACCGCGAATTTCAGAGATAGGATATTTTGCTGCCACGTTGTTAGCATATTGAACAAAGTTCTTTAGTGCTAGTGCGCGGTCAATAAACATGCTCTGACGAGGACGGAATGATGTGCCGTAACGAGCTAATGCTGGTAGTGCTGGGTCAGGAACAACTGCGCCTGTCAAGTCTAAGCCCATGAATGAAGTCAAGTACTTCAAGTACATACCGGTTGGTTCATCTAAAACGTTCAATGGTAGACCTTGTAAGAAGCTACCGTCATCACCGTCTTGAATTAATGACCAGTCTGTGTGACCTTGATCAGGATTTGAACCGATACTGTAACCCAAGTGTAGAGCAGTGCTGCCGTCTTGAATTGAATCTTGCGTATTGAACAACGCAATAACGTTTGTTGTTAATGCGACTAAGAAAGGAATACCACTTGACTTAGGATCAAGAATATATTGAGCTAAGTTAGCAGGACTGATTGTCTTGCCTTCTGGAATTTCATCATAATTTTTTACCCAGAAATAGAATAGATACTTGGTTGAGTTTGTTGAATTATCAAAGTATTGTGTTGTCACGAACTTGTCTAAGTTAGTAACATAGCCTGAGCCTTGATAATCAGTAGGGGTGACTGTGCTTTCTACCCACGTGTAGATGCCGACAGTACTGCCTGGGAACGCTTTGCCAAAATACTTTGAGTTGTAAGCAACATCGGCTACGATAGTGTCAGTGGCAGCATCGTGATACGTCTGGTTGTAGTTCATCATACGTAACTCGGTAGTATCGATCCATACGTGACCTACTTTATTCTTAGCCCAGATTACACCTGAAGTATAGTCTGCAGGATCATGTGAGCCGATATAGTCACTATTGATCTCAATAGCACTCAACATCTTGCCTTGAACAGGGTCAATATAATCTAAGTATTCTAAAGTTGAGTTTGTTAGGGTATCATATAAGGATACTGAAGTTAGACGGTTAGCATCTACTTGTGGTAGGCCGCGTTTGTTTTCGTACCATGTAGAGTGACGTACTGATGCTGTTGATGATTTAGGATCTTCTGCGCCTAGCGTAAAGCGTAGGACACGACCAGCGCCGTTCTCGTACCAGTTCTTAGAACCGATAACGATTACGTTTTCATGATAAGCGATTGCTTCGCCATAGCGAGATACTGTGGCTTTTGCGCCTCGAGCAGTAATTTCGGCTGCTGATTGTGTGATTGGGTTACAGTATTGACCGAATACAAACATGCCAGGCTTATCTGCGCTTTCTTCTGCTGTAGGCATGTAAACATATTGATAAACGCTACCAGCATTTTCAGTTTCTTCTACAAATGTAGTTGCGCCGTTGTCAAAGATTGTATCGTTTGCTTCGTAGTCGTCTGTAAAGTCAAATGTTGTTTCTGATAGTGACTTGTCGTTAGGAGCACCAACTAAGATAGCATCTGTTAGTTTGCCTGGTAGTCTAGACATAGCAACAGTGTAGCCGAACTGACCTACGCTATCGTAATCAATATCATAGATAGTTTGTATATTAGTGTACGCGGTGATACCTAAGTTTGTTAGGTCAGTCATAGTAGCACCAACAAGGTCGATCTGGTCGTCAGCGGTAGCAGTTGTGCCTGGCTTGTTAGTGATTGTGATAACGTCAGTAGTGTTACTGTAATCAGCAACAACGTTAGTAGGTTCGATTGAGTTGATTTGATATGCTACACGATTGCGAGGTGATGCTGTGTAGCCTAGTGCTACGATAGCAGTATCATCATTCATGTCTTGTGAGTCATAAGGTACAGCAAAGCCGTCGATAAAGATTGTACCAAAGACATTAGCAGTGCTTGATACCGTAGCGTAAACTTTGCCGTAGCGTTGACCTAAGTTAGTCCAGCGATATACAGCGCCTTGAACGTTTTGATGGTCATCAACGTTGTTCATTTCGTACGGTGCGCCTACAAATACTTCAGCGCCGTATCTGCTTGTGGTAACTGACTTGCCGTATTGAATGCCGATGTTAGGGTTCTTACTTACAGTTACTTGTTGTAGCACTAGGTTACTGAAATCAACGTAGATAGTTGAGCCTACTGGTGGTGCCGTGTTGAATCTTAACGTTGTATAATTTTCAAATGAGTAGTCGGTAGTAGGAATCAATTCACTGTTGATGTACACTGCGACTGCGCCGACTCGAGGCTTAGCTGTAGTGTTTTTATCAATAATACTAGTTTCAATAGTAAAGACTTGCTTGCCGATAATGTCTTGAATATAAGAACGTGAAGCACGATCATAGAAGTAAACTGTGCCCTCGTTTGAGCCTTTAGTGCCTACTGCTAGTGGAGCGCCTACGATTAGTTTAGAACCGTCAGCCGATGTAGTTAGTACTTTGCCGAAACCCCAGCCGCTTGTAGGCGCTTGTAGTTTGTTGACATAGTGGAATGTTGTGCCGTCAAACTTGTAAACGAATACGCAGTTAGCGCCGCCTAAGTAGACCCACTGTGTTTCAGTGTATGTTGTGTTGCCTGTGTTTGCCTTGTTTGACTTTACCGCATCACTAACGCTGATAACGCCGTTAGCAACGATCAAATCAGCGTGTGTGACTTCTGTTAGTTTGTAGTATGTGATGCCGTTGTTTTTCTCTGAACTACCGAAGTCGACCATGAAGAAGCCAGTGCCTGGGTTAGCAATGTAGGCACGATCAGTAATCACCGTTCTTGTGCCGTCGGCATTTAGTGTGATATCATATGTACAAGTAGCAACAACTTGTGCTACTGATGCGTCTTTTAGAGACATAGTAACATCGTAGGTTGTTATGGCTGGTGTGTCGTTTGACACTGTGTAGAACTTGACAAGACCGCCGTTAGCATAAAGCACATTGTTGCCTAGAGTTAGCACACGATCATTAGCATACGCTACTGATGTACCATAGTAAGCGTCGGCACTGTATGTGTCTTGTGCTACGGTCGTAGAAAAATCATAATTTTTTGGATAAGTGTACTGATACTCTGGTGTGCCTTCATAGACCGCCCAGTTGCCGGTACTATCATCGTCGATCCAGCGCAAGCGTGAAGCAAACTCACTGTACTTGACATGATTAGATGCTTTTGCTAGGTCACTTGCTTGTGCCATGCGAACTGCTTGTAACTTGAATGTGATGCCAGTGCCAGTCAATGACTTGACTGTTTTAGCAAGTGTAATAGGTAGTACGATTGTTGAAAGTGAAGGTACTGAACTTACTTGATAGTAGCCGTCAACATTAGAGTTGAAGTCAATAATAGTAATAGGATCGTTAGCAACAAGACCGTGGGGCTGAGCAAACTCAACTGTTACTGTTTTGTTGAAGTTGTTAGTAACTGTTGAAACTGTTGTGCCGATACTAACAGGCGTGAATACATTCCATGTGTCTTTGTAGTTAGCAACCCAAACATAGTCGCCTCTATACAACTTAGAAACCGCGTCAGTAACATCATTCAAGTCACTGAGTGTGTATGCTTGCCAATCAGTGTCATCAATGTTTACGTAACCGGCAGTAGGCAGACCACGCTCATCGTTGTATGCTGATGTGAATAGTGGCAAGAAGTTTGCGTTTACTGGTGGGCGTTCAAAGTTGATTAGTTCATTCTGATAACTGTAACCAGTAACATCAACATTATCTTTTAGTTTTGTATCACCAACAGCAACTTTTTGGCCAACTGAAGGCATTGATACTAGTGATACTGTTGCTGACTTAGATACACCGTTGATAGATGTAGAAATAGTAGGCGCTGGCGATGAGTCACCAAAGCCGATTGTGCTTGGGTTGCCTGTTAGTAAGTTCTTGTAGAGTTTGACTTCAACAAAGTTACTGTTGAGTACACTGCCGAACTGACCGTTCAAGATTGCCCAGTTTTCACGAACGTCATAGTCTAGTTCGCCTTGTAGTGGAGTAGCACCAACGAATGTCTCGGCAGTAGCCTTTGTGCCTTTGCCCTGAATCATTTGTTGATACAAGCGTACTTGTGCTGTATCAGTTAGCGCGGCGTCAGCAAAGAACTTGCGAGGACGGAAGCCGATTAGACCGAACGCTAACAAGTCTTCGTCTTGCTCTAAGTTTGCTTGCTGTGGGTTATACAAGGCAATACTTTCACTAGCGATTGTACTTGGGTTAGGTAGCAAGCCTTGGCGAATGTCGTCATAATTAGACTGTGACCACTGTGTGTAGTCAAAGTCAGAGCCTGCTTCGATTAGTTCGATTGCGCTCCAATATTCGTTCTTGTAGGTAACGATTTGACCTTTAGCGTACTTGTTGCCCTTGCTCCACTCTTTGATATCTGATTGATTTAGAATAAAGCCGTGAGCGTTTACATAGCCGCTCCAGTTTGCGGTTTTCTGGCCCTGAATAATTAGACGAGCTTGACGTAGACCACTTGCTGGTGAGTAGATTGTGTCACCGAAGATTGTTTGATTGTCGAATACAACTGCGTGTTCGATTGTTGCTAGGTTGATGTTAGTAAACGCAACACTGTCGCCATCACTTAGAATACGAACGGTTAGTGTTTCGTTGTCACGAATAACAGCCATGTCTTGATGTGCTAGTGGCACTAAGTTCTGATTGAGAACAAAGTTTTCATCGCCTAGTGTTAGAGGTTGTGGTACTGTGCCTGCTTTGTATGCTTTGAATTCACGAGCGTTAGGGTTCAAGGAGATAGTTGAACCAACTTCCCACTCTTGTTGTGCCCATGCTAAGAACTCTTTGATCATTAGATTCCAGTCTACCTGATCAGTACCGCGTAGATTGTCAAAAATCACGCCGTGTTCTGCTTGCCAACGACCATAGTTGCGAATGAACTCTGATACGCCTTGTGTAGTGTAGAACTCTGTGCCATAAGCGATAGGAACAGTAGACGTTGGGTCGTACACTGTTGATAGTTCAACTGATGCTCTATTGATTGTAATCTTCTCATACAAGCCTGCTTTAGGCTCTACTGTGTGAAAGTATGGATCAACTAAACTGTTGCCCCAAACTTGATAACCAGAGTTAGTCTTTTGAATGATAACGCTTGAATAAACTACTGTATCAACAGGCACATCATCATACAATAAGATGCTGTAGCTGTCGTCAGGAATCACTAAGTTAGTTTGTGTAGCACTTGGTGCTGTGTTCTCAGTTAGGAAACGCAAGAACTGTTTGTCAGAGAAGCCGCCGATCTTATAGATCATACGAACATCTGTGTTTTGTAGAGCAGTCTGTACTTGTTCTTGACCGCTGTTGCCGTGACGCTTGATGTAGTCAACTACCCAGTTCATATAACTGTGTTTAGCAGTGCCAGCACCATATACTGTTAGTTGTCGTGGGTCTAAACGATAGCGGTCGTTGAATACGAACTGCTGTAAGTCTGAGTTGTACTTGTATGTGTCTAAGTCAGCACATAGGTTGTAGAAGTCTGCTGGTCTGAATGTTGATAGTAGTTTTACTAAGTCAAACGGCCAGGTTGATGAACGACGGTATGCTGCCTCTGTTGGGCCCATGTCACCTACTGTCCAGTCACGGTTGAATGTTAGACTGTCGTAGTTGCCAACGATGCGCTCTAGTGGGTCAACTAGTTCACCTAGTTCGTTGACAGGTAGTGCGTCTAGTAAGCCTGGACGAACAAAGCGTTGATTTACGATTGGGTTGCCGTCGTTCCAGATTAAGCCGTCAGCAATGTCTTGCCACATTACTTCGTTGCCTGATGTGTATGGCGCAACGCCGTAGCGTGATTCCCACCATGTTGGCTTGTCTGCTAAGCCTAGCATTTGCCATGGTTGACGAGCTGGGTCTACTGTGTCATAGAACCATTGATAGATACCGCGCCAGCCGCCTTGCTTCAACAAGCCGCCTGATAGTTTGTTTGTGCTCTTGCCATAGTTGTAACTAAACTTGTCGTTGCGGATAAATGTTTGCTTGCGCCAGTTACTGATTCTGTTTCTACCAACCCATGATAAGAAGTTCTTAGTGTACGCTGGTAGTAGTTCTTCAAATGTGTAGTGTGTTTTTCTCCACTCGCCTGGGAAGATATCAGCGTAACCGATTGCGGCTGGCTGAGCGATCTTTAGGTTGTTGAAGATACGAGTTTCAAATTCTAAGAGGGCAATGTCACGGAAGTCATTGAACTTGCCGTCAGCGAATGTGCCATAGAGTTTTGTTAGACTGCCATCGTGACCTTGAATCATGTAGATTACTGTGTCAAGTTGTTGCTCAGTAACTACACGAGGAGCAAACGCTTGATACAAGCCCAACTTTGTTGGTGTGTTAGGAACATAACTGCCCCATGTCTGATTGTATTCACGAACTGTTACTGTTGAACCTCTTGTGATAGCACGAGTTAGCAGTAGTGATGAGTCTGTTGTGCTAACAGTGTAATCGCGGCCGCGTAGTAGTTGCTCTGTGCTACCTGAAGTTGTAGTTAGATAAACTGCTAGACCATAGTAGTTTGCGGTAGTGTAATCATACACACGAGATAGTTTGAATACTGCGGTAGTAATATCTACTTCGTATGTAACAGTTGAAGTTTTGTAAGGGCTACCACTAACGAGCATGTCTGACCAGTAGAACGAATTCTTTTCATTCTTTGTGCTAGAGATGCGGTAGATGATATCGTCTAAGATTTCAGCTGGGCTTTGACGAACGCTGTAATCACTTGCGGCGGCTAGTTCAACAATCTTTGCTTTGTAGTCGCTGTATTCTACAGCACTGTGCTGTAGGGCATGAACTAGATTGAACTCAGGGTTGCGCAAGAATGTAGCAGGTAGCACTAGACTTGCTGAGTTTTGAACGATAGCAGTGCCGTAGCGAGTTAGATCGCCTGCTTCACTAAAGTTGTTGATACCGTTAGGAACACCAGTCAAGCCTGGTGAGTTTCTGAAAATACTGCCGTAGTAGTTGTTCAAGTCGCCGTTCGCAACTGACTTTAGTTGCTCGTTGAACGGGTTGTTAGTCATGTTAGACGGAATCTGGAACTTAGATGTTGGGCTAACTTGTTCACTGATGAAAAGAACTGATACTTGATCGCCTGCTGATAGCTCAGTGTCGAACACAATGTTTGTGATGTTCTTTTTGGTGTTGCGAGTAACGGTATAATCAGCGGTAGAAATAAAGTCGCCGTTCTTATAAACTTGAACTGGTGACCATGAACTTGTTTGCTCACTTACTAATACGTCAAGTGTTACCATAGCAGTAGCGATAGTAATGTCTTGTACATTGATTTGATATTGCTGACTTTGAGCGACTGATTCAACCCAGCCTGTGCGCTTGACTGTAGCACCGTTGACTGTTTGATGAATGAAACCGTCGCTGATGTTTTTGGTTACTGTTGCGCCTGCGTTTGTGTAAGTGAACGTATCACTGTTGAGATTGACTGTGAATAAGAAGTCGCCTGTGTTTGCTGGGCTACTGTATTCAACTGAGAAGCCTAGTACAGCATCGTTAGTTGCTGTTGAACTGCCGATAGTGTAACTGAATAGTTTAGTACCACTGAACGCAGAGTTTGTGTATGTAGAGAAACTTACGCCGGTAGCATCAAACGCATCAAATAGCGGTGCTTGATTGATAGCAGTTTTCTTTTGACTTTCGATCCAGCCTGTTTCGCCAGTTGGAGTTGTGCCCCAGCGCCATGCTGTGCCCAAGTAGTCACCAGGACCTTGAGCAATGTAAATTTGTGAATCAGTGTCAACTGTCACACCGACTACCGGTGTTAGAGAGATTTTCTCTACGTTGTTTGTTTTGATACGTTTGACATCGAATACTGTTTTGCGAATACGCTCGTCTTCATCTGACGCGAATACAATACGGGTGCCGCTACCAAGTTCGATTTCACTTTCGCCTACGATTCGCAGGTTGTATTCGCCTTGTTTTACGTTGACTAGCGGTGCGCCGCCTTCGTATGTACTTGTACTAACTGCGATTGAGCGTTGTACGTGGTCAACTTGACGAACATAGTAAGTTGTGCCCGCTGTTAGACCGGTAGGCAATTTACCCGACAATGCTGTGAATGTTACCGGCATGTCTTTGACTAGGTATGTCGTATCGTTGACAATGATACCAAAGTCTGTGACTGAGCGTGATGTGCGAACTACTGATGATAAGACAGAGAATGAACTTGCGCCGTTTACGTTCTTCATAGCATTAGTTTCACGTGTGTCTAAGAAGTTGACAATACCGGCACTAACTGTGCCACTATCAAACATACGCAAGTCACTTTGAAACTCGATAATTGGGCGTGAAGCACGAGTCTGTGTGTTGTATTGGTTTGCTGTTACATAACCGTTGTATTTGAAATGAGTGTCGATAACGTTTTGGTGGAACCAGCGGTTAGAACGACTCCATGCGTTACGATCCGCACTTGCGCGGTCGATTGTGATGTAGTCAGGCTGAATAGGAACATAGAGCGTGATACTCCAGTCTGTTGTGTCGTATGGATCATTGTCCCAAGGAATGTACATACCACCGCCGGTAATTTCTGTACATAGCATCTCGGTGACTGCGATTAGTTCGATTGATGTGCCTACGCCTTGAACATAGTACGCCTTGTTTCGATACGCTTCTTGCTTGACGTTACTGCCCAAGTCGATCTTTAGGCCGTTGATTAGGGTTAGACCGCTAGGTGTTGTGTATGTTTTCTGACCAATGATTTGAGTAACGTCTAGGGTATCGCTTAGTTTGATAGCATCAGGGCCTAGAGGTAGCCAGTAGTATTGAGAGAAGTTTACTGCTTTGTCTAGGTTGATGAAACTGTCCCAGCTGTATAGCTTGTTAGTGAATAGCTTGTTGTGATCTTGGGCAGTCCAGCCTTGATTACGCAGGGCACGAACGATGCCTGGGTAGTCAATGAAGTCTGTAGTTACAGAGGTGTCTTTCTTCTGGAAAGTAACGGCAGGGTCGAACTGATAGTCTGAACGCTCTTTAGTAGGCTCAACTACATACTTGTCTGTTGGAGAAATAGCATAGCCATGTCTGTTGCCAATGTAGCCCTGGACAGTTTTCATGTCCGGTTGTGATGTTAGAACATCTAGCGTTGCGGCTAGAAATTGCTGATTTGTCTCGGTCTTGAAGATTGATGGGAGAAAATCTAGTGTTCTGACTTGTTGTGCCATAGTAGTTACTTACCTATAAATTGTTATAGAGTATTTATCAGCGGAAAAACCGCTGATTTCTAAGATGGCACCTGAATCTTAGCGATTCATGTTAGAGGCATTTAGCGATGTGATTACTACGATATCGTTTGTGGTGGCAGCATTTACGAAGATTTCGTATGGCGCTGACTTGATTTCGTACATATCGCCGAACTTTTTAGACGGATCAGCCGGTACCAAGATAGTACTGCTGATTAGTCCGCCTAGTTCTGAGTGTAGATAAGCACTCAATTCTGAGAAGTAAAATGTGTCGCCAAAGTTCCAGTTAGCAATGTCAAAGTACTTGTTCATTGCGGCCAGAACGCTACTGCGGATCTGCGTATCACTGGCTGTTGTTGAACTGCCCTTGACTACTTTGATCGTTGCTTGTAGCGCAGGATCAGCTTTGGAGCCGAAAAGCGGCTTGAATGTTACGCTGTTTAGAACAACGCTGTCACTCAACATCTTGTATTCGTTGAGACCATTATATGATAGCTGTAGCTCTGTTAGAGTCGGTTCGTCTGGCTTAGTGATTGAACCGGTTGTATCTGTTACCCAGTTTGAGTAATTAGTATAATACGCCTGAGTCACTAGATACAAGTCAATAATGTTAGTTGTAGCAGGGTCGATACGAGTTGTTTGGCCGCTGTTGTGACGATACTGGAAGTGTAAGCCGCCTAAGCCTGGCTCTACCTTGTAGTTGCTTGTTACGTCTGTTAGATACAGCACTGCTGGGTAAGTCGCTGGTAGTTCTGCTGACTGATAGAAGCGGTTGTTGACTTTAGCGCCGCTAACTGCGTCAAGTTGCTCAACTGAAGTTGTAGCGTATGTGAATGTGTATGCGTCTACGATAGACACAATAGTGAACTTGCCGTTGTAAGCAGCCGTTGTTGATGATGTGCCTGCGCCTGAGATTTCGACAGTCAAGCCTTCTGATAGCAAGTGTGCGATTAGACTTGTAGCAGTCACGTTGTAGGCGGTTGAACCTACTTCGTGCGTAGCAGATAGTGTGACTGTTAGCGCATCTTCAGCAAAGAATACAGAGCCGGTAGCATACTCATACACGTTGTCGTTAGCTTGTGCTAAGGTCTTGATGTATGCGCTTTCGTAAACAACTGTTGCTGGCGGTAGCACTTCGGTGATTATTGTGCCGTTTGTTTGTGTGACTACGCTTGAGAAAACACTTGTTGCCGACGTAATTGTAGGGTTAGTGACTGTTGTATTAGTACGGGTCTTGACAAGTTCAACGAATACGTCAGGGTCTTCATTGTATAGACTTGTCTGATTGATCGCTGATACTGATACGCGGAAGTCGTCTGAAAAACCGTCGCTTTGAATAGGCTGACCTACAACATAAAGCGGCACATCACGAGTTGCTTCTTTGATTGTGACTGTATCGGTCAGCACTTTGCCGGTCTTAGGATCGAATACTTTGTTTGCGTTGTTGAACAGGAAGCGAACTTCTGAAACGCTTGAGAAGTAGTAATCAACGTTGCGAATAGCGACAACATAAGCATTGTCTGAGGCATTGTAGGTGAACTTTACAAGATAGTCGGCATACACTGGTGTAGCAGTGTAAGCAGGAACTTCTTTGAGACTCCAGCGAACATCTGTTACAAGTTTTCTATGGTCGAATTGTAGAACAAAGTCTTTTTGTAGTCTGATGTTCTGAATAGCCTCAGTGCGAACTGATTGGTCTACGTTTGTGCTAAACTGAGGGATGATCTTAGCAATCTTAGTATTGCGTGGTACGTAGCCGCTGAGCGTGATCGGACCAACGCCTTCAGACAAGTTACCGATGCCGTAGTTGTAGCCGTCGCCCACTACGTTCTCTACTGCTACCCAGATGTATTTTTTACCGGTGTCACGTGAAGTGATACGATTGCTTTCGTCAAAGAACTTTGTAGAATCTACAGGTACGAACTTTACAAGGGCGCCCTTAGTTAGATACTTTGTCTCTGAACTACTGAATGAGCCGGTTGACTGCGGTACTTCTTCGTATTGCGTACCAGTTGATGATACTGTTTGCTGTGTGAAAAAGAAACCGTTGACTTTTGAGCCATCAATCGCAGTCAAGTGCCACTTGTAGTCTGTTAGACTTGTATCAACAGCTTGATAGTAGGTATGATAGTATTGTAGCGCGGCAGTTTGCGATAACAAGTTTGCTAACGTTGTATTGACGAACTCACTTGCGTAGAATACGTTGCTTGCTGAGAATGTTGTTTGATACGGTTGATTATCAAAAGTTAGGGCGCCGTCTGCCGCAAATACGTTCGTTGAACTATACTTGCCGGTCGGGTCTAACAAGTCCAAGTTACGAGCGACACCAATTGATGTGCGGTTCACTGCTTTTGACTTGATGATACTATTGTATAGTGTGTACGGGAAGTTTGTATAGTCCTCGCCGTTGACCATACGATTCTGTGTATAATAACGAGCAGGCGCACGTTCCTTGATGTTAGCAAGACTTTCACGAGTTAGCGCAGTGCTGTTAGGTGTTTGTAGAGATAGGGTAACTGTGAGAGTCTCAGTCTTGCCTGAGCGACTGATGTAGTCAATCGTTGCTGAGATGCCGTTCATTTCAGCAGGGTTGATCGTGTATTGTAGGGCGTTGCTACTGCGAACTAAGGTTCTGTAAGAGCCGACCGGAATTTCTGAGAATACGCCGTCGCCGAATACAAATGTGATTTGATCGTTTGCTCTGCTTGTGATACTGTAAATTGTGCGGGTCTTAGAGCCGTTGACTGATGCTGTCGCATACACGCTAGGAACTTCTGTCCATAGAGTATCAGTTGTGTTTGCTGATGATAGTGACCACAACCACACATCGTTGTCGTTGATGCCTTGAACGTTGATGTCCTGAATGTTGTTTTGAATTTTTTCAGCGAACGAGAAGTCAAGTTGTTGTAGAGAGCCCTGCTTGAAATAAAAGAAGAAGCCCGTGTTTGCGCTGCCGTAGCCTAGTTTGTCGTTTCTGTAAAGAACATTGAACTGGCCCTTTGGTGAAGGTGGCACTTCATACAACTTTGTTGAGTTTAGACTTGTTGCGCTTACTAGTTCAAATGAGGTAGAAGCGCCGTTGATTGTTGTTTGAAATGTTACGATAGGCAATCTTGTAGCAGGAATATTGATTGTGTATTCGTCTGTTTTTACATCTGAGATTGTTTGACTGTTGCCTGGCTTGCCGATGCGCTGACTTGTTAGTAGAGCCGCGTTGATGATTGTATTGAACTGATCTTGCCAGTTAGCGTTGCCTGGATCGTTCCATAGAATTGGGGTATTGCTTAGATTGTAGCCGTTTGAGTCTGTGATGTTTTCAGTAGTTTTGATGGAAGTAACTTTGATAACGCCCTCGGCCGCTTTGTTGCGCTTAGGAGTGTAACCTACAAGATTGGCCAACTTTACAACACTATCACGGCGTTCGGCTGTATCAAGGAAGTTTTCACGAGCGTTCAAGTCACCACGGAATGCTAGGGCCTGGCCCATGTAAGCGATAACGTCAAGTAGCGCAACGAATTCACTAGACTCAATGTAGTCATTGAATGTCTCAGGATAGTTGCGAGTTAGGTAGTCAATGAAGTTCTTGCGTAGGCTTTCGTAGTCATAACTCTGAAGGTCAGCCGAGCTGTATGCTTCATAGAGTTTAGTCCAGTCTTGTACGCCAAAGAGTCTTGCTTGTCTTGAGGTTGATGCCATGTTGTTATTCCCGTGATTTAGTATTTATCAGCGAGAAAATAGGCGTTTTAGAGTTGCGATGCTACGCCTGACATAGCATCCAAGGTGATTGCTACTTTCGCAAAGTCGCCTGACGGGTTGAATGACACATCCATGCCTATGATAACTGAGTTTTCGTATGAGTAAAGTTCAAGTGACTCTAGGTTGATTCTAGGATCTTGGCCAACTACTCTGCGGACTTCTTGATCGATTTCATCTCTAACATCTGCGGTGTTAGGTTCAAAAATATAGCTCCAGATGGTGGTGCCGTATGATGGCTTGCCAGGCTTGTCGCCCTGCTTGATGTTGAACGCATTGAGCAGGTCACGAATAACTAACTCTTTATCTGTGATTAGCGTCTTTCTATTAGCAACAGGGCGTTGAGGCGTGTCTGTGATACTGCCAGTTGCGCTGGAAGTAAATTCAGATAGCGGAGTGTTGACGTCCTGCGTAGAAAAGCCTTTGTAGATTGCCATAATGATATTTATGCTGTGCTTGACTGAGATGCGCTGTACTTGTCTTGTGCTAGGCTCAGTGCTTCTAGAGAGGCGTCAAGTTTCGCTCTTGCTGCCGCTATTTTATCTTCTTGGCCAGGAGTGCTGCCGTAAGTTTCTACAGCGGTGGCTAAACTTAGTTCGTTTGCTCGGACATCGCCGACTGCGTTTTGTAACTCGGCGTATGCTGTCTTTTGCTTCTCTGCTAACTTGTCGATATTTGCTGTGTTGACTGGCTCATCGCTACTTAATGATGTGAACGGATTAGGAATTCGCACATCGCCTAGTAGCTGACCTGCTTTAGCTTTTACTGCCGCGAATGTATTTGTGCCTTCTGCTAACATTGGTGATTTTAAGCCGTCTGCTGATGGGATTGCTGATAACGCTGACTCGACTTGAGCCATAGCGCCACCGGCCATTGCTTTTACTTTGTCGAGACTTAAACCGGCAGCGGCGCCTCCCGTGCCAGATAGCATTGATGTTAGTTGCTTTGATGTGTTAGAAACTAAGTTGCCGCCTAACGATGATGCTTTGTTTAGAAGGTCGCCTGCGCCAAGCCCAGTTAGTGAAGAAGATACTCCGCCCGTAGATTTGCCTATTAACGCAAACATAGCGCCAGCACCGCCAGGCAATGCGTTGAGACCGCTCGTCAATGAATTCTTCAGCGTAGAAGTGCCGCCGGTAAGATTTCCCAGCAGTGAAGATGCTCCTGTTGTCACAGTGCTAATTGCTGATGACGCAAATGCTTTAGATGCTTTTGATATTTTTTGTTTTGCGGCGGCCATGTCGGCCTCTGCTTTGTTTGCTCGTTCTAAGTCGGCAGCATCACCTGAGTTTCTATAGTCTCGTTTGGCGGCGTAGTATTCTTCTTCTGCGGCATCATATTCTGCTTTTGCTGAATCATATGATGCGGCGGCTTTTGATGACGGTGATGCTTCTGTTGTTGATGATGTGACTTTGCCCAGTACATTCTTGACACCGCCTTTGAGTGAGCCAAATGAACTTTCAACCGCCGAGAACGCTGACTCCATTGTTGACTTTAGCCCAAGCCCGCCTGTGCCTAGCGAGTCTAAACTTGTTTTGAGACCACCAAGACCGCCAGAGAGCGAGTCGCTTAGACTACCTGCAAGTTTACCGCCTGCTAAGTTGTCTTTGAGACTGCCTAGTGCGCCGGTAATGCTATCACTATTGATTGACGACAATGCGGAAGTAGATGTGCCGCTCGATGAGCCAAATAAATTTTTGACTGCGCTGACACCCATTGCCGCGGCAGCCATAATAGGCCCACTTGATTGTAGTGAGTTTTCTTTTCCTGTTAAAATGCCTGCACTTTTTAGTTTATCTGCGCTACCAGCAATTACTGATTGAATGATGCTAACTTGCTTGCCTGTATTGTTAATTAGTGACTCACCGGACTGTACGCCTTGTTCGCCTGTTGTTGATGTGCCCAATGCTTCTGCCGGAGGCATGCCTCTTTGAATTAATGCGGTCATATGCGCACCAGCGCCCGGAGGAATTGCGTTGGCTGCTTCAAGTTGTCTAACAGTTAGTCCCGTTGCTGCACTAATAACGCCAGCGTTCTTTAGTTCCTGTTCACTAGCAGATTGAGCATTGACTGCCATCTGAGCAGAGATTGCTTTAATTGCTGATGCTGATACATTATCACTTGAAACTGTAGGATTAGGCATCGTAGCAATTTCAGTATTTGAAGCAGGATTAAGAGGAGTTGATGCCGTGTTAGTATTAAGGGCATCGACTGCTACTGTAGTATTAGTAGAGGTTGAATCAATAATCATACTCATTTTGGAATTCCTTTGCCTGCCGCTGGCCATGGATGATGAGTAGGTGCTCTACTTGTAACGCTTTCGAAACCTTTAGGCGCTGGCACAATCCAACCAACTGTTGGCGACTTTGCTGCATCAACATGAGATACTTTAGTCAATGAAGGCACTTCCGCTGCGGTTAGACCACTGCCACCTGAGTTTAGATTTACTTTAGCGCCTTGTAGCGATAATGTGCCGCCAGCTTCAACACCTGCTTTGCCACCGGCGTTCATAATCATTGAGCCGCCGATTTTGAAAGAATAATTTGACGCGGCATAACCTTGAAATGATGTACCTGTTTTGAACGCCATATCTTTGACGCTTTCAACTTTCATCGTGCCGCCGGCATACATTTGTAAGTCTTTACCAGCATTGATGTTTACATTCTTGTCTGCGTGTAAGTTTAGATCACCCTCTGTTCGTACATTGAATGAGTTCTTTGAAAAAATATCTATTGTGCCTTCTTTTCCTAACTCGATCCACGAATCGCCGTTTGAATGAATGATGAACAGAGTTTGTTCACTGTCATTCATCATAATTTGATGACCGGAAGCTGTTCTAATGCGAACTAAATTGTCAGCGCCGTACAAGTCGCCATCATCCATAACAAATGTATGACCGCCTGTTCTGCCGATTACTTTTAGTTTCGATTCGTCGGCACTGCCTACTGCTTGTGACGCAGTTTTAGCATTGTAGCCTCCTTCAAACATTAAACCGCCAGGAGTAGAGAAGCCAAATACTTTGCTTGGGCTTTCACGCTGAGCACTTGATGAAATAGGGCCGCGAACTTTGTCACGAATCAGGCCTTGATTTTCGAAAATTGCTGATTGATAGCTATGAACCGGCTTAGGTTGATCGTAGACTGTGCCACTCTTAGCAACACTAGGGTCATTAAGATTCACGTTTGTTGTTGGTAGTCTGTCAACGCCGCCGTATGTTGTTGCTTCTTCACCGTTTGGAACTACCGAGCTTGAAGCGCCAATCGCAGGTATCATTGATAGTCCGCCAATAGGAGGCACACAGCCAATGTAGTAGCCGTTACCAGGAACAATTCTGCCGCCAGGGAACACACAAATAACTTCTGTGCCGATATCGGGCGCGGTTGCCCAAAAGCCATAGCTCATAGGATTGCCAACGAAGTTGCCGTCGCCACTTGTCGAGCCTTTACCGGTAAATGTACCAGAGAATGGACTCAAGTATCGGACAGGCATTAGGGCGCCACCGTCCTCACTGTCGGAACTAGCGCCACTACCGGCAAGATATACTTCAATCATACCGCTTCGTGTATCGTCTTGATTCTTCTTTACGATACCAACTCTAATAGAGTCGCCACTAGAACTATAATCTGACGATGGTTTTGAACTTTGGTTATCTTCATTTTGTGCCATAGCTTATCCTAATTTAATCTCTACCACCAGTATCTTCATCTGTTGTTTCACTGCTAGGATCATAGCCATCAGTAAACAGCAATGTTTCATCAACAATAATACAATCTAACACTTGAATAAACGAACCTTTTGAAAATGTACTTTCTACTTTGATTACTCTGTATACCATTCCATCGATTCCGGCATCTTTAGGTTTACTTGTTCTATAAAACTGCAACTTGTCAGTAATGTCCATCAGCCCATTGTCTTTATAATCTATTGCCATTTTGAAATTTATTTCAATTAGCACTTGTCCGCTTAGTGGATTTATTGAGCCGTCATTGCTTGATAGCTTTTCGACGCCGGCTGCTAAGCTAATACCGGTCACGGTCATTAAGTAATCAGGGTCACCCATGATTTTAATTTTGGCCATACTTTGATCGCCAGGACTGTATAGGGTTGCTTTGACACTGTTGTTAATTGCCGCACTCTGATACAAACCAGCGCCAATATCATCTGTTTTTTCTGTTGATTTAGGAACGACTGGCACACTGCCTGTTTTATTAGGAGCTTCATCCTTGTTAGTGCTCATTGAAGAAGTCACATAGTAAAGCTGATTGTATTCTTGAGTATAAGATAGAATTTCAGTATTCTCGCCAGTGAACAAATAGTTATAACGCTTATAAGGACCCTTGTATATACAATTTTTGCCTACGTAATTAGAACGAACAAAGAAAACATCATATGGCTTGATTTGAAATTTCACATCATAAATCCATGTTTTATTTTTATTGATGCCTTTTGCTTGAACTACTGGATTGACTGAGTACCACTGTAGCGGCTTGATTGGTGTTTTTGATATGTTCTTTGCTTCAGCATCTTGCGTTTTTAATGTATTCAGTGCCTCAGTGACGAATTCACTCTTTGTGATGATTGCATCAATAACTGCTGAAATTTTTGAACCGCCTTTAATAACGATTGCTTGCTTTTGAGTATCAAAACTTGTAGAGCTATAACTATCAGCAATGTTAACTTGCGTTGCTGATTTTTCTTGACTACCAGTTGCGGTCTTAGATGAGAACGTGGCATCATTTACTAATCTTGCGGCAGGAATACCAGTAGTAGTTTCTTTATTGTTCTCATCTAAGAATTGAAAAGATACTTTGTATTCAACATCGTTTTGATTGCGTTCAATGCTTCTATTCACAGCATCATTTATTTGTTCAGATAAACTCTTTGATGATTTATCAGCGGTGCCTGATAGTATGTCGCCTACAGTCTTGCCTCTGATAGTCATTGTTTCTTTGATTTCGCCTTGCATGTTGCCAAATGCTACCTGCTCGCCGACGATTACTGCTTCGACGTTATAGACTACCATCTTGCCGTCGAGTTTGAATTTCATGTTTGCGATTTTCAACTGAAAGTATCGCTGAATAACTGCGTTCTCGTCACCATCGCCACCGCCATTATCATAGCCTTGAACTTCAGGACTACTGCTTGTGACGATATTACCGTTTATATCGTAGCCATAGAACTTGATGCCCAAGACAAAATGCTGGTTGAACCCGTTTGCTTCGTAGTCATCTGGTTGATCTTTTAAGATTTCGCTCTCGGCATTCAACTCACGAGATGCTTTGATCATATCAGTGAGGAATGAAAAGCCTTGTGTTTCAATGATTTTAAACTTTACGCTAGTGCCGATCGATGCGATGTTTTCTCCGCCCGGCAATACGCTTGAGATTACGATGTTGTCGATATAGTAGTCGTAGCCTTCTTTTCCGGCGCCTAATGTTCCGTCGAGTGTTAGTAGACGATCTTCAATTTCGTTATTGATGCCGCCGCTTTGAGCTATGATATACACGCCGTTACCATGTCCCTTTAACTCACTCATGCTACCAGACTCAGCATAAGTGTTAAACGCTTCGGGCGTAAGCATGTATAGTGCGGCACTATAGGTCGCACTACTAAACTTGCTTAGCGGGTTAGGTTTGACTGTGCTGTTTGAGTCTGCCATGTTAGAGTCCTAGTGCTCCAAAAACATATTCTTTTGTTGGTAGGTAGATGTAAGTGCCCAAAGCAAAATCAAATAGAGGATCTTTTAGCGTGTCTGGATTGCGCTGAGCAAATACCCACCACAATTTACTATCTCCATATAAGTCATGCGCTAATAAGTCAGGACGATGATTATAAGTAGCAGTAATCATCCAATAATTGTCATCCGCTTTTCCATAGATAGGACGATTTACCATGAAATCTAAAAATTTGTCGTTAACTGTTTTTGTACTTTTGTATGGACTAGTTGCTGGATATTTCATTACCACATACCTCCGCCGAAGCCGGCATTTTTGCTACCTTGTAGTAGTTTACCACTAGCATAGTCTGTTAGGCTGAACTTATTACTAACAGCATATCTAGTTATCATTGGGTTGAATGTCAATGAAATTGATATTTTTGTAGGCACACGAGTCATGCCTGCGCTTGATACTGTGTTCTGTGCAGCGCCGCCTGAAGTAGGCGTGCCGCGTGTTGTTAGACCTGCGCCGAATAGTCGCATTACGCTATTGATTGCTCCGCCGATTGCGCCTAGCTCTCTGCCGAAACCTGGTTGCTGAAACGGTGTTAGACTTGCGCCGTTGATGCCGGTAGTGCCACCGTTAGGGTAAGCGTTGATATAGTCAACATCGTTAGGCAGGGTGTATGTGAAGTTTGTTAGCACGACAGGGTGATTGTCAAACTGATACTCGCCGAGGCCGCTCAAATAGAGCAGTGGTGGCGGCACACCGCGGTTCTTGTCTTGACCGTAGAACATCTTTGTAGCACTGCGACAGAAGTGAATAACAGCAAGCATATAGTTTGCTTCAGTAATGTCTTGTGCTGTAAAGTCGCCCGTGACTGTGATGTTTTCTACAGCACTGCCTTGATATGTGTAGACATTATAGTTGCTGTGAGCGATTGAATTAGTGTCATACTTAGCAGTGTAAGCAACTGAAATCGTGGGCGTGTATGGGAAAATAACACCCTTGCCCTTTAGTGGCGCTAAGATGCCTGGGTTAGGTGCGTTGTAAAGATAATCACTTTGTGGTGCGAGTTTGATTCTGAAACGCCAGTCAGGTGATGATGCGAAGGGGACTGGCGCCGCTACGCCTGTGCCTGCGGCTTGACCTCCACCCGCGGCTGCTTCTAAATCTGCGTCTGTAGGTTGAGAGTCATTGTTGTATGCGTCTTCGGCATCTTGTCTTGCTTTTTCAAACGGGTCTTCATCAGGATTTACCCCTTCTTGTTCTTTGCCTGGACCAATACTTTCCTGAGTAGTGTTGTTACTGGTTACGCCTTCTTGATCAATGTATTCTGTTGGGTTTCCCTTCGTAGTAGAAACGCCAGAGTAGTATGGCTGTCCTGATTCTGGATTTATATGCCAGCCATATCTTAAATTACCAGTCTCATCGTATGGTGTGCCTGCTGGATCAATAGGAGTGGCAGTAGGAGTATTGGTCGCAGTTGTTACTTTTGTGGCGGCATTCAGTGATGCGTTAGTATCAGCTAATTGTTGATTCAGATTGCCTACTTCCGCTTTCAATTTGGCAATATAAGCCTGATTCATCTGATAATTTGGGTTGATGTTGGCCAAACTCGCTTGCTTGATTCGCAGAGATTCAATAATAGATGCTTTTTGTGCTAACAATGCGTCAATGTTTGCCTGTGCCATGGGTGGTTGTCCTTTTACTAAATAGTATTTATCGCCACAAAAACCGCTGTTTTTCATCCATTTTCTATTGACTTTAGATATGGATGTTGTATACTAATGTTTTACAACTACATTTATGAGTCTAGCACCTAAAAAACCCGTCAACTATCTAAACAACAAAGACATTCTCAAAGAGATACACCTAAGCAAAAATACATATTGCTCCTATTCAAAACCTGAGTATCATCAGTATGATTTTATCGTGGATTACGAAGATAACAGTAATCTAGAAGCTAATTTAGAGTATGCCTCCAGCGAAGAAGTCATCAAAAAAGCTAAGGAAACTCGTGCCTTACGCAACGATATTGAGCAGAATTTGCCTAAGGGCACTACTGATCCTGAGTCTATTGATACTACTGATTTGATCTTTAGAGTCATGACCTGGGATCATATTCCTATGGCTCCTAAGGCTCCAAAAAAGATTGCCAAGAAGAAGTCAGCTAAGGACATCTTTGATTTTGACGAGGAGGAAGACATTTTTGAGGAACTAGAAGCAGTTGCTCCGGTCAAGAATGTTGACGACTTAGTTCATGTTCGGGTCAACTTCCCGCCGTTTCAACATTTCAAGTTCAATCGTGTTGGCAGTCTAGTTTGCGTCGGCAAATCACACTGGGAAGGCGATATGAAGACCGGCGAGTTTGCTCGTGACAAAGGTCAGATTACAAATAAACTAGCCCGCATGTATTTGAAACTGTGCGAGAAGTATGGCACAAAGTGGAACTGGCGCGGCTACTCTTACAACGACGAAATGCGAGGCAGTGCTATCTTACAGTTGACTTATGTTGGTCTACGATTCAACGAGGCAAAGTCAAATAATCCGTTCGCTTACTTTACCGCAGTGTTGAACAATTCATTCTGTCGGGTTCTCAACACTGAGAAGAAGAATCAAAGTATTCGTGACGACATTATGGAATACAACGGCCTCGCTCCATCTTTCACTAGACAATTCGCAAACGAATACAAAGCACAAGAATAACGGTTTGGTTGTTCTTACTCCAAAAGCAGTTGACTTTGTTGACTGCTTTTTGCTATACTTGTTAGAGAATAACTTTTTATTATTACATGACAAAACTTTTCAACAAGGCCGCAGTATTTACCGATATTCATTTTGGACTAAAGTCAAACTCTATACAACACAATACTGATTGTGCTAATTTTGTGGAGTGGTTTATCCAAAACGCAAAAGCAGAAGGTTGTGAGACCTGTTTCTTCTTGGGCGATTATAATCACAATCGTGCAGCTATCAATATTCAAACTCTACAGTTTGGTTTACGGGCGCTTGAGCGTCTGAGTCAATCATTTGATCAGGTATTCTTTATTGCGGGCAATCACGACCTATATTATCGTGACAAGCGTGATGTTCATAGTGTCGAGTGGGCAAAACATCTACCCAATGTAAAAATTATTGACGATTGGTTCGAAGCGGGTGATGTTGTTATTGCTCCCTGGCTCTGCGGTGAAGATTGGAAAAACTTACAGAATAAATCTGGCAAATACTTGTTCGGTCATTTTGAGCTACCGCATTTTTATATGAACGCAATGGTCGAAATGCCAGATCATCAAGAATTACAAACTAATCACCTCAAAAACTTTGAAAGTGTGTTTAGTGGGCACTTTCACAAGCGTCAACAAAAGGGCAATGTCACATACATTGGCAATGCTTTTCCTCATAACTTTAGCGATGTTGGCGATGATGAGCGCGGCATGATGATACTAGAGTGGGGCTGTGAACCCGTGTTCTACAAATGGGCAGACGCTCCTAAATTTCGCATCTATACACTAAGTTCGGTGCTAGAAGAACCAGAAAACTTGCTTTTGAAGAACAGTTATGTTAAAGTTAACCTTGATATTGATATTTCATTTGAAGAGTCAACTTTCTTGCGTGAAACTCTCGTACCACAATACGGATTGCGTGAAATGAGTTTGATTCCTATGCGAACCGATATTGAAACTGATTCAACTGACTATACTAATCTTGCGTTTGAATCGGTTGATACTATTATTCAGAAACAAATTGAAGAACTACAAGAAGGTTCATTTGATAAAAAGCTATTGTTAGACATTTACCGCGCACTATGATCACATTAAAAACCTTAAAACTCAAAAACTTCTTATCTATCGGCAATGTAGAACAGACAATCAACTTTGACAACAAGGATCTAACGCTTATTTTAGGCGAGAACTTAGACTTGGGCGGCAATGACGCTGGTAGTCGCAACGGCACTGGCAAGACTTCAATGCTACAGGGCTTGTCTTACGCTCTTTTCGGCACTGCTATCAACAACATCAAAAAAGATAACTTAGTCAATCGCACGAATGAGAAAAACATGACCGCTACTATCGAATTTGCGGTTCGTGGTGTCGATTACAAGATTGTTCGTGGTCGTAAGCCCAATGTCTTGAAGTTCTATATCAACAATAAAGAACAAAGCACCGATGATGATGCGCAGGGTGATAGTCGTGAGACACAAGATGCTATCGAACGAGTCTTGTGTATGTCTAACACTATGTTTCAGCATATCATTGGTTTGAACTCATACACTACGCCCTTCTTATCACTCAAAGTAGGTGAGCAACGAGTTGTTATTGAGCAGTTGCTTGGTATCACCTTGCTGTCAGAGAAAGCAGATAAAGTCAAAGAACTCAACAAAGCAGTCAAAGATGCGATTGCCCTAGAGGAGGTCAGAATCCGCTCTGTTGAACAAGCAAACAGTCGTATCACAGAGCAAGTCGATAGTTTAAAACGCCGTCAAGTACTGTGGCAGAAAAAGCACGATAGCGATGTTGCCCATCTAATCTCAACATACGAGCGTCTAACTGCTATGGACATTGAAGCAGAGATTCAAGCACACAGTGCCTTGAGTGCTTATGCTGAATTGAAGCGACAGCACGAATCATTCCAATCCATTCTTACTCGTCAAACTGCGTGGGAAAATAAAATTTCTACAGAGTTGAATGGTTTGGAAACAAAACTAGCAGAGTTGAAGTCTATTGATGTTGAAGCTGAGCTACAAGCACACCGAGACTTGTCAGCATGGACAGTCAAGGCCGCAAATATGCGCCAGCTACAAACCTACATCGACAGTTGCTTAGCGGCTGAGAAAAAAGAGCAAAAACTCATCGACAAGTTGAAGAAAGAAGTCGAAGAGTTGAAAGATCACAAGTGCTATGCTTGCGGTCAAGACTTTCACGACGATAATCATGCGACAGTGTTAGCTACTAAAGAGAAGGCGCTACAAGAAGCCGCACTACAATCACTAGCTACTAACACTCAGCTACTCGAACATCAAGATGCGCTTAAGGCTCTTGAACCCCTGGGCGATAAACCCGTCACGCACTTCAAAACCGAAGCAGAAGCTGTTCGTTTGAGCAGTGAAGTAGCAAATATTGAAGCGCAGATTGTTGCTAAGCGCGGCGAGAGTGATCCGTATGCTGAACAACTAGCGGAATTTGTATTGCCAGAGCTAGGTGACGAGCCTGTGACGCACTATCGCACTGTTGAAGAAGCAATCTCTCATAAAAACATGATTTCTACGACTGAACAGCAGTTAGTGATGAAAAATGAAGAGACTGACCCGTATAGTGAGCAAATCGCAGAGATGGAGCATCAAGCTATTCAGCAAGTTAGCTATGATGAGATCGATAGACTCAACAAGCAGTTTGCCCATCAGGATTATCTACTCGACTTGCTTACAAACAAGAAGAGTTTTGTCAGAAAACGCATTATTGAGCAAAATTTGACTTATTTGAACACTCGTTTGAGTCACTATCTTACAAAAATGGGTCTGCCGCACAACGTTGTGTTTCAGAATGACCTATCAGTTGAAATTACTGAGTTAGGTCGTGACTTAGACTTTGATAACTTGTCACGAGGTGAGCGAAATCGACTAATTTTAGGTCTAAGTTTCGCATTTCGTGATGTTTTTGAGAATTTGTACTCTCCGATCAACTTAATGATGATCGATGAGTTGATTGACAACGGTATGGACTCAGTTGGCGTTGAAAACAGCGTTGCTGTACTCAAAGATTTGGTTCGTAGACGCAACAAGTCAGTATGGTTAGTCAGTCACAAAGACGAATTGGTCAGTAGAATCGATAAAATCATGAAAGTCGTGAAAGAAAACGGTTTTACGACCTATGAGATGTCAACTGACGCAGAATAAATTTTTTAGCACACAGACACACTAATAAGTAGAGCACATGGCAAGTAAAAGTAAGATCAAAGGCAGTAGTTGGGAGCGTGATTGCGCAAAATTCCTAACTGAGCTATACGGAGCAACATTTATTCGTAATATTACGGGTAGTGGCGCATACATCGGTGGTAAAAACATCACTCGTAAAGCAAATCTTACTGAGGGTCAAATTCGCAGTAGTAAGGGCGACATTACGCCGCCTGATGACTGGGATCAGTTCAACGCTGAAGCTAAAAACTACGGCGAACTCGACTTTCACAACTTCTATGTAGGTTGTAGACAACTAGATGTGTGGTTAGAACAACTAATCACAGTCGCCGATTCAAATGACTTTAATATACTCATGTTTAAGATCACACGAAGAGGTAAATATGTTGCCGTTCAACCTAATCAACACTTGACTTTTGTAAATTATACAGTGTATAATAGCAAGACGTTAGGTCAGTGGTACATCACTGATTTTGACGAATTCTTTGCTAACAATAGTAAAGTTGTTGAATCTCTATCTAAATCACTAAAATAAAACTATCGTTCGAACCACCGAGATAAAGGGGTCGATCTACTACAATTAGGTTTATATCAATACTGTTCGAACTGGCGAGATAAAGCGGTCGATCTACTTTTTAAAATCAAAATAGTCAAACAAAGACTCAAACTAGAAACGTACTCGTGGCAATCCGACACTGCCCGTGGAGAAAGACCAAAGTGGGGTCAATACTAACCACAACAAGTCTCTAAACGCAAAATCTCCCTCGGAAGAGGATTACTGCGCCCGACAGACTTGAGTCCATCATACTCATACAACGGGCAAACACTATAGGTTCTATCGGTGCTTCGGCGAACGTTCTACCTTGGTTGTGAAAAATAACAACCGAACAGAAGAAAATTACAGGGGGGAGACCTTGAGCTACGTCTGCGTTATTTACAGCAGATGTGGTTCAAGTGTTTATGTTTCGCCTCGTTTCACTCGCCGAAACTCGTGATCGTACCGCTTCGCTAAGTACGACACGAGACCTGTAAACAAAAAAAGAATAGGTCAGAAGGCTCTGAAAGAGCCAATGATAAGACGGAACGGAACGAAGTGGAGTTCCTCTTCGAATGAGAGGATTAAAAGAAAGGAAGTTTCGTCTTCTTAGTAGTTTCTAAGTTCTCTTCAATTACCGAATTAATTGCTTCGGTTTGTTTATAGGACATGTTGAGGACATCTACGAATGTAACTCCACCTCTCATGTACCAACTCATCTTCAGTGCGTTCTTTTCAATCGCATCTGCCTGTTTGACCATATCTTCGGTCAACTTCTCAACTTGGTCAGGACTTTTGTCGAGAAGGATTAACCGAAAAAATTTGTATAGTTCAGTTCAAGTGGTTGTGAATACTCATTACTACAGTGTGAACATTTGATATCTAGAGGAGTGTCACTGTTAGAATTGCGAATTTTACCACTAAACTCTTTGATAGCAGTGTTAGTTTTAGTATCGCATTTTTCCATGAACTCTATAATGTAAGCATTTTCACGGACAGTTACTTCAGGTGTCTTGATATACTCAATAGTTTGTGCTACTACTTCAATCAACATTGCTGTTAATTTGTTCATGCTGTCTTTAGATAACTGTTGCTTTTGTTCACTATCTTCCATCTGCTCAAGTTGAGCAATCATGCGCTGAACTTCAAACTGGCGCATAGCGTTGGCATTTACTTCAGCGTAAGTCAGTGGTCGGAACTTGAATTCAAGATCGCCAATAGTTAGCACTTCGCTATAGTCTAACTTTCGCTGTTTTTCCATGAGCAGTTTCATCAAATCAACATCAAATTTAGTTGACTCTTCGCACTTAGGGCAAGTGCTTTCAATGTCTAATTTACCATCAACACTAGCCGCTCTAACTGCTACGATTAGGGCGTCACTATCTAACTCACTCAACTTCCACGCATCTTTTACTGCTGGAACACAGTTTTCGATAACCTGGACGATAGCTGTGCCGTTGAACAGGGCGTCTGGAGTACGCAGGACAATCTCATCCGCGTTAGTCATAGGGTAAATCGCAACTTCACCAGTCGGTGATACTTCAACGATGCTAGGATCATAATAGTTTGTGCCTGACGGCAGTTTGTAATAGAACGCTGGACGACGGAAATATTGTTGTAATGGGTTTGACATGTGGTAGCTCCAAAAGTCAGGTATTTATACGAGTATTTTGGGCGATAAATAATAGATACTACAATGGAATAACCATGGAAGACGCAGATAAAATAGTCAACGAACTTAGAGAGATACATCAGTTCTTAAAAGATCAATCCAGCAAAATGTCTGGGTCTGGTTCTGCGGGCAATACATCGTCGCCTGCCGTAAAATCGTTCGACCGCGGAACTGAGAAAATTGTTGCCGCTATCAATCTGCTTAATGTTTCTATTACGAAGAGCGCCGCTACCACTAAATCACGTGACGATAATTTAAATAAACTCAATCAAGACTTAGAAAAGTATCTAACAAAAGAAGAAAAGCGTCAAAAGAGAAAAGAAGAATTAGCTGCCGCAGAAGAAAAAGCATCAAAAGAAGCTATTAAGCAACAAGAAGAAGCCACTAAAACCAATAAAACATATACTGAGGAATTAGAAGAGCAGACAAAAAAGATTAAGGATCAGAATAAAGGCGTAAGAGATCATGCCACTGCTATTTCTGAGCGAATAAGAGCAGAAAAATCAGCCGCTTCACAAAGTCAAGCAACATGGGAAGTTTATAAGCAAGCTGGTGATGCTACTGATATATTGAAGACCAAGTTTTTTGATCTTGCTGGTGATAGTATGGGTGCTCAAATCACATTAAGAGCCTTTGCCGCAGGTCTTGAAGGCTTAAAGAATTTTACACTATCATACGCAAAATCAATATATGCTGGTGAGCGAGGCAACTTAGCACTAGCTAAATCATCAACTGAAGCAGTTAAGCCACTGATAAGTCTGACCGACGCTCTTGGTAACATGCTAACATTTGCGTCATTCTTCATGCCTGGTAGTTTAATAATGAAGGGTCTGACCTTTTTTACTGGCATTGCTCTTAAAAGTGCAGCAAAGGGAGCAGAATTAGCTGCCGAAGCAAACGAGAAAGCAGCCGAACAGACAGACAAACTTTTCAAAACCTTCAATGCTCTTAGTAAAGCCGGCATTAATACAACCGGCGGTCTAGACGGCATCTTTGATCAACTACAGACGCTAGGCATGACAATGCCTCAGATCGAGCAGTTTTCTCAAATCTTAGCAAGCAATACTAAGCACTTGCGTGTATTCGGCGGCACAATGGAAGGCGGTGCTAAACAATTCGCAACAGTAGCGGGTCAGCTTTACAAGAGTGATATCGGTAAGCAGTTTGAACGAGCAGGCATAGCTGCCGAAGAACAAGCCGATATGACAATGAACTATCTGTCACTACAGGCAAGACTAGGCACCCTACAGAAAAAGAACACTGAAGATTTAATCAGAAGCAGTGCTGAGTTTGTAAAAGAACTTGACATGGCAGCAGAACTATCAGGTTCGACTCGCAAGCAACAGATGGAAGAGCGTGAGATGGCAATGGCCGACGACCGCTTCCGTAGTGCGTTGATTGATGCTACTAACAGAAACGATCAAAAAGAAATTGCTAGACTACAGATGTATCAAAAAGCAGCCGCAATGGCAGGTGCAGCTGGTGATACAAAAGGCAGACAAGGTATTCTACACTACGCTGCAGGTGGTCCAGTAACAGAAGGCTCAGTGGCGGCAATGCGTCAATACGGCCTTCAAACAATGGGCCGAGGCGGCACAGATGAATCCGCTATCGCTGGGCACATGGCTCGTGCGTCGAGACAAAATCAACGCACATTCACTGGCGTCAGTAGATACACTGGCACAATAGCAGGTGTCCAAACTGACGTTGCTTCACCAGCAGACTTTAGCACAAGAATTGAAGGTTTACTAGACGCCGCAAGAAAAGAAGGCTTCGAAGGCAACTTACAAGATTTCTTGAAAACAGAACAGGGCAAACGATTACTAGGCGGCGATAAGAAAGTAGCGCAAACAGTAGATATCAATAGAACACAGCAAGCCGCTGGTATGTATATGGATTCTGCTGTTAACAAGTTAGATTTTTTTGCTGATCTTCAGAAATCAGCATCTGAAACTTTTGCTAAAGCAGTAGGTGAATTTAGTAAGACTGTTGGCGGCAAACATCCTGCCGGAGGCGTACCAGGAGGATTGGGAACAAGAACACCGGTGGCACCACCCGCTGGTAATCCTGGTGGAGTTGGTTCAAGGGCAGTATGGTCTTCGAGTGAAGTATCTGCGGCAAAAGAAGCATTGAAAGATCCTAATCTAGGTAGAAGAGATCGAGCATATTACGAAGATATGTTGGCAAGACAATCTTCAAATGAATCTCCTTCTGCGGATATACTAGACTTTGCTGGAGGTGTTGCAGGCAACCCTCAAAACTTTGAAAAGTTGAATAGCGATCTGAAACAGAGTGTTCTAGCGGCGGCGCAAGAATATACCAACGCAACAGGCAAGAAATTAAAAATCAATAGCGCACACAGAACTCCTGAAGAACAAGAACGAGTTCGAGGACAAGTTGGTGGTTTAGCTGCCAAGCCAGGTACTAGTTTACATGAAAAAGGCATGGCCATCGATATTGATGGCTCAAGAGATCCACTCGTTCAGCAAGCACTAATGAAACAAGGATTGAAGAATGTAGCAGTGCCTGGAGAACCATGGCACTGGCAAAAGTTTGCCCTTGGTGGTATCTCTAATAGCCCTGCTATTTTCGGCGAAGCTGGTCCAGAAGCCGCTGTTCCGCTACCAGATGGCCGTTCAATTCCAGTCACAATGAACGATAACGGTATGACAAAAGAGCTACTTGACGCAGTAAGAGTGTTGATTTCTAAGCAGGACACTATGATTGAACACTTAGAAGACACTGCTTCACAAAGCAGAAAACTTGTTCGTGCTACTGTCTAACCTACGATAAATAATACACGATGTCAACATACAAGAAACGCTTTTCAAACCCTAGTGGTACCCTTAGTCCAATTTCAGGCGCCCAAGCAGGCAACTGGAACAACAGTGCTGGTTCATCTACGGGCTACACTAACGACTTTGCGTTCAGAAACTATGGCAGTCGTCTACCAGAAGTCTACACTGGTCACCCTAACCGCGTAGAACGATACAATCAATATGAGATGATGGACGTTGATCCCGAAATCAACGCTTGCTTAGACATTCTAAGTGAGTTCTCAACTCAACAAAACGAGCACAACAAGACACCGTTTGATATCACATTCAACGAAGATCCTACACAAATTGAAGTCGAGCTAATCAGCAAGCAACTTAAACAGTGGTGTAAACTAAACGAATTTGATACTCGCATCTTCAAAATCTTCAGAAACACAATGAAGTACGGCGATCAAATCTTTGTTCGTGACCCTGAGACATTCAAGCTCTACTGGATCGACATGACCAAAGTAGTCAAGGTCATTGTCAACGAAAGCGAGGGCAAAGAGCCTGAGCAATACGTCTTACAAGATATCAACATCAACTTACAGAACTTAACAGTCGCACAAAAATCTACGACTGACTTAGGTATGAACCCTGCTATGGGCTTCGGCGGCACTGCTGGCGGCGTTGGTGGTCAAGGCTACACAACACCTCAAGGTAAGCAAGCAAGCGGCGGCTCACGTTTTACACTCGGCATCAATGAAAACGCAATCGATGCTACACACGTTGTTCATCTATCACTAACTGAAGGCTTAGACCGCTACTGGCCATTTGGTCAATCAGTCCTAGAAAACATTTTCAAAGTCTACAAGCAAAAAGAATTGCTCGAAGACGCTATCTTAATCTATCGTGTTCAACGTGCGCCTGAGCGCCGCGTGTTCAAGATTGACGTTGGTAATATGCCATCACACATGGCTATGGCATTCGTCAATCGCATCAAAGACGAGATTCATCAGCGTAGAATCCCTACCGCACACGGCGGCGGTTCAACAGTAGACGCTACATACAACCCGCTATCAATGAACGAAGATTACTTCTTCCCAGTCAACAGTGAAGGCCGCGGTAGTACAGTAGAGATGCTACAGGGCGGTCAGAACTTAGGCGAGATTGATGACTTGAAATACTTCAACAACAAGTTAGCTCGTGGTTTACGTATTCCAAGTTCATATCTACCTACAGCACCAGACGAAGCAAAAACACCACTAAGCGATGGTCGTGTTGGTACTGCTATGATTGAAGAATATCGCTTCAATCAATACTGCGAACGCTTACAAAACTACATCTCTCGTAAACTAAACGAAGAATTCAAACTATTCTTGCGCTGGAGAGGCTTCAACGTAGATACAACCCTATTTGATTTGAAGTTCAACGCACCTCAAAACTTTGCTTCATATCGTCAAGCAGAGCTAGATACAGCACGTGTAAACACGTTCCAAACAATGGCACAACTACCATACATGAGCACTCGTTTCTGTATGGAACGCTTCCTAGGCTTATCACAAGAAGAGATCAAACAGAATCAGAAATTGTGGCATGAAGAGCGCACTGAGCCTGAAGATTCAGATTCCGCAGCAAGCGGCAGCGATTTACGCAGTATCGGTATCTCTAGTGGCGATATTGAAGGCGATGAAGAAGTCGCTGATGAAATTGAAGGCATGGATCAAATGGGCGGCGAAGAAGGTATGGAGCAAATCGCACCAGTAGGCGGCCCAGAAGCAGGTGGCATGCCTCCACCAGCGCCACCGATGTAATCAGATAAATAATATATCATGTTGTTATTAGAGTTTTACCAAGGTCAAGTTCCTGAAGGCTATCAAGATATTGATAGCGATAAATCTGCGCCTAAGTGGAAAGAGGGTCGCAAAACTAAACTTACACTAGGCATGCTTAATAAAATGCGCAGAATGAAAGACGTTCAGACATTTGAAAGAGCAAATGACCTCAAAAAAATCAGACAACAATATAAGCCACCAGAACAAGCACCTGGCTTATAAGAACCAGATAGTCCAATTCTTGGCTGTTTGTAATTTGCCATTTATCATTTGACTTATATTGCCTTGACTGGCACTAAGATTATATCTTTTTATGAAATCATTGATTTTCATCTCCACGATTTCTCCTGTCTTTAAATTCTTTAGCCTATAAACTGGCTTTTCTTTTCTTCTTGGTCTAGATAGTAAATGATCTGGCTTTCTGAGTTTTATGAAATTATGAGTGCCGGCATCCACTCTTTTTCTATTAATTTCTCTGCTATGTTCTGATATCTCCCTAGGAGTCAATCTTAATTTTTGAGACAATAAAAAACAAGCTCCGTGATCACCTTGTCGCTTATGAATATCGTAATGCTCTTGTAAAGTTACTGCTGTTAAGTTTTCTGGAGAATTATTTGAATGATTGCCGTCGATATGATGAATCTCATAGCTTCTTCCATCCGTCTCTTTGGGAATAATTCCGTAGTGTTTTTCGTAAATCTTTCTATATTTTGTCGTGCCGCAGTAAATACACATGCTGATGCTCCAATAAGCGTTAGAGTAGTTGGGCCTGCCAGCCGCGAACTACATCAATATTTATGACTTATCCTACAAAAAAGTGTAAAAAATACGCATATTGAGCATACTTTTTTTGAAATAGCATAAGTAATAAACGAATGCCATTTAACCTACAGGAGAATAATAATGAGCGCACAAAAGTTTGAAAAACTCATTGATCTAATCATCAATGAAGACCAAGAAAAAGCAGAACAATTATTTCACGAGATCGTCGTTGAGAAGTCACGTGAAATCTATGAATCAATCATCGCTGAAGAAGACCTAGAAGAAGGTGCTGATGAAGACCTAGAAGAAGGTTTAGAAGAAGAGCAAGACGCTTTAGAATCTGAAGAAGTTGCGATGGAAGACGAAGAATTCGGCGACGAAGAAGGCGAAGACTTAGGCGTTGAAGGCGACGAAGAAGATTTTGGCGGCGAAGAAGATTTCGGCGATGAGGCAGACCTAGAAGCCGGCGACGAAGAAGGCGAAGGCGACATTGAAGACCGCGTTATCGACCTAGAAGACAAGCTAGACCAGCTAATCGCTGATTTCGAAGCTGAAATGGGCGGCAGTGATGAAGGCGAAGATGAATTCGGCGGCGCTGACGATGAAGGCGGCGAAGTTGCTGATTTCGGTGACGAAATTGCTGCAGGCGACGAAGGCGATGAAGTTATGGAAGCTGTTCAACTAAAGAAAGTTACAGTTAAGCATGGTGACAATGGTGCTCAGACAAAAAGTCCAACACTACAAAACCCAAAGCGTCTAGAAACAGGCGGCAAGCCAGTAAAGTTTGACGGTGCTGAAACAGCTCCTACAGCTCCAAAGAAGCCATCAAACGCTTACTCTAAGGGTGAGAAGACTGATGACGCTGGTAACGTAAACAAAGTTGGCGGCAACGCAGGCAAACTAAAGCCAGCTGTTAAGCCAACGACAGCTCAAGCTAGTGGCGTAAACAACAAGAGTGTAGTTGGCGAGTCTCGCACAGCTAAGCGCCGCATCTAAGGAACATAGGGAAATGGCATTGTACCTAGAAAGAGAGATAATGTTGCTAGAAAACACTAGGGCTTATCTCTATCGCTGGACCCACATACCTACTGGAAAGTGGTATGTGGGTTCGCGAACTGCTGTAGGTGCCCATCCAGAAGACGGATACTATTGTTCTAGCGCAGAAGTCAAGCCATTGATATTAGCAAACCCGCAAGAGTGGAAACGTGAAATATTAGCTATCGGTGAACCACTATACATTCGTAATCTAGAGACAAAATATCTAACTAAAATTGAGGCTGCTCAGGATAGCATGAGTTTCAATAAGCATAATGGCGGTGATAAGTTTTACTTTACTGGAATGAATCACTCGGCTGAAACAAAAGAAAAGTTGAGAGTTGCGTTTACTGGTTCAAAACATTCAGACGAAACTCGCGCCCATTTTTCTAAGATCAGACAAGGTGAAGGTAATCCATTCTTTGGTAAAAATCACAATGATGATACTAAACAGAAGCTGAGTGCAGCGGTGACAGGATTCAAGCACACTGACGCAGCTAAGGCAAAAATAACAGCAGCACAAACAGGCAAAGCTCGTTCGGCGAATGCCCGAAGTGCCATTTCTGCTGGAATAAGTAGCTTAGCGAAGAAAAAATGTAGTCACTGCGGCGGAGAATTTTCCCCAGCCCTCTTCGGACGTTGGCATGGTGACAACTGTACAAGGAAAGATACAAAATGAACAAGAGACTATTACAAGAATATCTTGCTCCCTCTTCAAACAGAATGGTCACTGAATCAGAAGCGAACTCTGAAGGTGGCAAGAGTTTCTACATGAAAGGCATATTTATTCAGGGAGGAGTTCGCAACGCAAACGAACGAATTTATCCAGTAGATGAAATCGAACGAGCAGTAGCAACTATTACTGAACAAATTAAGAACGGCAACTCTGTTTTAGGTGAAGTAGATCACCCAGATGATCTAAAAATCAACTTAGATAGAGTTAGTCACATTATTACCGATATGTGGGTTGAAGGACCAACAGGCTTCGGGAAACTAAAAATTTTACCAACTCCTATGGGCGATGTTATCGCTAAGATGCTAGGTGCTGGTGTGAAACTCGGTGTCAGTTCACGAGGCAGCGGCAACGTTGACGAAATGACTGGCAAGGTCAGTGACTTTGAAATTGTCACTGTGGACATTGTAGCACAGCCAAGTGCGCCTAATGCTTACCCAAAAGCAATTTACGAAGGTCTAATGAACATGAAGAATGGTCATAAGATTATCGAAAATCTAAAAGGCGACCGTAACAGTGCGAGTGTTCAGCGATACTTGCAAGACGAAGTAGTTCGTCTTATCAAGGATCTAAAAATCAACAAGGGGAATTAAGCATGTTTGATGCTATCAAACCACTACTTGAAAGCGGCCTTGTAAATGGCGAAACTGCTCAAGCTATCAATGAAGCATGGGAAGCAAAGCTAAGTGAAGCCCGCGAACAAGTTCGTAGTGAACTCCGTGAAGAGTTTGCTAGAAAATACGAACATGACAAGAACGTTATGGTCGAAGCCCTTGACAAGATGGTAACAGAAGGCCTTCAAGCTGAAATCAGTGAATTCCAGCAAGAGCGCCAAGCAATGAACGAAGACCGCGTAAAAGCACAAGTAAAGCTACGTGAAAACGCAAGCAAGTTCAATGAATTCATGGTTAGTAAGCTAGCCGAAGAAATCAAAGAACTACGTGCTGACCGTCAAATTCAACTCGAATCACGTGAGAAGCTAGAGCAATTCGTTGTTCAAGCTCTAGCTCGTGAAATCAAAGAGTTCGAAACTGACAAGCGTGCAGTTGTTGAAGCTAAAGTGAAGTTAGTAGCTGAAGGCCAAAAACAACTAGAAGCTCTAAAAGCTAAGTTCATCAGTGAAAGTGCTAAGAAACTAAACACTGCTGTTACAGGTCAACTCAAAGGCGAAATCAGCCAGTTGAAAGAAGACATCAAGAGTGCTCGTGAGAGTGCCTTTGGTCAACGTCTATTTGAAGCGTTTGCTGCCGAATTCAGTGCTACTCACCTAAATGAGAAAGCTGAAACTCGCAAGCTAATGGCTCAACTAGAAGAAGCTCAAGTTCAACTAGCAGAAAGTAAAAAACAAATCGATTCTACTAAGCAATTAGTTGAGTCAAAAGAACGTGAAGTTCGCATCATCAAAGAGTCAAATCTACGTGAAAAAGCAATGGCAGAATTGCTAGGCACCCTAAACGAAGAGAAAGCTCAAGTAATGAAGAACTTACTAGAAAGCGTACAGACACCAAAGCTAAAGTCCGCTTTCGATAAGTATCTACCAGCAGTACTAAACACTGTTGTTGAGACAAAGCCTGCTGCAAAGAAGGCAATGATCAGCGAGAGTATTGAAGTAACTGGTGATAAATCTGCCGTTAAGACTGAAGTTGAAGGAGATGATAATCTCGTAGACTTCAAACGCTTGGCAGGGCTTTAAAAATCGACATATCTACAGGAGAAACATAAAATGTCAAAAGTACTATTAGAGAGCCGTTGGGGTGAAACCAAAGAAGCCCTCCTAGAAGGTCTCAAGGGCACAAAACGCTCAACAATGGGTGTTATCTTAGAAAACACCAAAAAGCAACTACTAGCTGAATCTTCAGCCGGTACAACAACTGCTGGTAACATTGCTACACTAAACCGTGTAATTCTACCAGTTATCCGTCGTGTAATGCCAACCGTTATCGCTAACGAATTGGTAGGCGTACAGCCAATGACAGGTCCAGTAGCTCAGATTCACACACTACGTGTACGTTATGCTAACAGCATGACTGACTCTTCAGCTGCAGCAACTTCAACAACAGCCGGCGAAGAAGCACTATCACCATTCAAGATCGCTCAGGCGTATTCTGCTGGTACAGGCGCTACTCAAACTGCTTACACAGCTGCAAACACAGCCGCCCTAGAAGGCGCCGGTGGCCGTCAAATCAGTGTACAAATCTTGCGTCAAGCTGTTGAAGCTAAGTCACGTAAGCTACAAGCTCGTTGGACATTCGAAGCCGCTCAAGACGCACAAGCACAACATGGTATCGACGTTGAAGCCGAAATCATGGCTGCTCTAGCTCAAGAGATCACTGCTGAAATCGACCAAGAGATTCTATTGAGTCTACGTAGTCTAGCCGCTACAGAATTCACTTACAACCAAGCTACCGTTTCTGGTACAGCTACATTCGTAGGTGACGAACACGCCGCTCTAGCTGTTCTAATCAACCGTACAGCTAACCTAATCGCTCAACGCACTCGTCGTGGCGCAGGTAACTGGGCTGTTGTTTCTTCTGAAGCTCTAACTGTTCTACAGTCAGCTACAACATCTGCTTTCGCACGTACTACAGAAGGTACATTCGAAGCTCCAACAAACACTAAGTTCGTTGGTACACTAAACAACGCAATGCGTGTGTTCGTTGACTCATATGCTCCAACAGGTACAGCAGTACTAGTTGGTTACAAGGGTTCTTCAGAAACTGACGCTGCAGCGTTCTACTGCCCATACGTTCCATTGATGAGCAGTGGTGTTGTTCTAGATCCAGCAACATTCGAACCAGTCGTATCATTTATGACACGTTACGGATATGTTGAGCTCACAAATACTGCCTCTTCGTTCGGAAATGCGGCAGATTACTTGGGTGAAGTTGCAATCCAGAACGTTACGTTCCAATAATCAACCCAGGGATGGGAAGACCCGAGAGAGAAATCTCTCAAACAAAAAAGAGGCCTTCGGGTCTCTTTTTCATTTATTATGTTTACATTTATCGCCGTGCCATCTACTATACATACCTGAGCTAACAATCTTATCGCAGTATGTGCATTGTTTCTTTATCTGTGATGGATGTTTACCAGTAGCAAGCATTGCGTTATTAGCAGCAGGTCCCAACAAGTTATGTATGCCAGCATCAATCATTCGTTTATTGTGTTCTGGGCCTAACCAGTTATGAGTTCCTTCTTCTATTCTTTTGGTATTAGTTAGACCACCAATAGCTGTCCCGTCTTCTCGTGTGCGCCATGGGTGTGTGCCTTCTCTGCTCCATTGTTTGGCTGGATTGTTCTCTCCTAGATTGATGTGAGTGCCTCGCTTCATCGCCAACTTAGCATTACGACCATCTTTATTGGGATGATGCTCTAAAAATGCGGCAAGTGCTTCGGGGTCTCGATTCATCCAGTGTTTGTCTCCCCTTACGATTTTATCAGGGTCTCGACGGGTCCAATGATTGTCGCCGCTAAGAGTGGCTGCTATCTCTGGGTTCTTCATCGGATTATCTTCACTAGTCCAGCCGACAGAACCAATGGCGACATTCATGCAGTTTGGCTTACCAACATTCTCACTGAGATAACGCTGTTCGAGTTCAATAAGTGAATCTGTATCTTCTGCGTACTCCAGTATCTCCCGAGTAACATCAGTACGATTTTTTATAGAACGAGGCCAGTTGCCAGAACCAATATACCCATCATTGATATTGGACGTACTGTGTCTCCCGACATAGTATTTGCCGTTCTTGTGAGTCGTCTTGTAGATGAAATGAATCATATCACTATTATAGCACACTTCTAACACGAAGTCAACTGCCTGTCAAGCGAAATGGACCACCGCCCGCCATTCAATATATCCATTTTAGATAAATACTACATAAAGATAAGAACTCACTATGGCAACACGAGCACCAACGATTTCAGATGAACCATTAGCATCGCAACGTACAACAACTACGGCAACGACTGCTCGTGGCGCTGTGGCTGTAGACGCAGGCGCAGTTACGCAAACAGTATCAAGACGCTCTGTTACACTTGCCCCTACTACGATTCCTACATCAGCGGTTCAAGCAGACCCGCTACTACCAGCACAACAAGCCGCTATCGCCGCACAAACAGGCGCACCAGCAATCAACCCGCAAAACATCGCACCTATCTCTGAGATTACCGGCGCTAATGTGATGCTTATTCAACCTGTTACGATACAAGAAATCGTAAACAAACCAGGCGGTACAACTACTGGTGAAATTCAATATCTTGTTGGTAACTCTTTTGTTGCTGACCCTGACTTCAAGTATGACTCGCCAAGCGACACGCTATTAGTCAACGGCTCTATCAGAGCAAACAACTTAACAACATTCGGCAAAGTAAACTTAGGTTACATCAGCAACATTGCTATCACAGGCGGTACTGCTAATCAAATCATTTCTCTCAACGCTGATGGCACACTCAAGTGGATCAATCAATCACCACCACTAACATACAGCAACAGCAACGTAGCAAGTTATCTAACTTCAACATTCGCAAGTTATCTAAACAACTATGTACCTGCGTATCACGGCAATCTAACAGTCAACAAGATTGCGGCTAACTCTATCACAGTAACGTCTGCTAACTTACACGTTACAGGCGGTGCTAATGGTCAGACACTACAAACAGACGGCGCAGGCAATCTAACATTCGTAACACCTTCATCATACGGCAACGGTGATGTGTACGCTTACATGCGCACGTATCTACCTACAAACGCAGTAGATGTATCAGGCGCTAACATTGTAGCATCTACAAGTCTACGAACAACAGAACTAATCGCTAATGGTCAAGTGTATCTAGGTCACTTAGACAACATTCGCATTGACGGCGGCTCTTCAGGTCAAGTTCTAGCAACTGATGGTGCTGGCGACTTAGTGTGGGTATCACAAGACAAGCTAAAGAACGAACTAGCAGGCAGTGACACACAAATTCAATTCAATGATGCTAACGTTCACGGTGCCTCTGCTAATCTAACATTCAACAAAGCAACAAATACATTTACAACAGATAATGTTGTTGCTAATAACATCACATTGGGTAATGCTACTGAATCAGTCAGAAACGAATTCTGGTTCAAGGCAGCTACTCATTCAACAGCTAACTCAGTCATTCTAGTAATGCCAGCCGCAAACGTAGCAGGTCTCGATGTAACAATCGTAGCTACTGAGGGCACGAACGCTAGAAAGATTAGTAAGATTTTGGTTGCTACATTGGGTAGCGTGACCAATCACTCCGAATACTCTACAAGGTATGTCGGTCCCAACCCCGGTGACTTCGATGTGAATCAGATCGGCCAAAACATTGCTCTCAGTGTTAAGCCGACCACAGCCAACACCGTAGTTTACAACATGATCGTAACAACATATAAAGATTGAAAGGTATAATAAATCATGGCACAAACAGCATTTAATGTCGTCGGTGGTCTATCAGTCGGTAGCTCACAAATCCAAGTAATCGACGCCAACGGTAACCTAGTTCTAACGAACTCTAGTAACGTTGACTTGGGCAACGTAGCAAACGTACATATCGCAGGCGGCACATCAGGTCAACACTTGATGACTGACGGCAACGGTTCTCTAAGCTGGGCAACAGTATCAACAAGTGGTCTCTCAAACGGCACCACTCAAGTTGATATTGACGACAGTTCAGACATTCGTTTCTCTGTTGGCGGCAACGCTAACACGGCAGTATTCAACTCTAACGGCAACATCACTCTAAAGAGTGGCGCGGCACTAAAGTTTGGTAACACATCTACGATGATTCAGAACAGTGGCAACGATATCGTTATCACTCTCAACAGTAGTAACGCTCTAAGTGGCTTACAACTATCTGGCACAGGTCGTATCAAGGGCACTAACGGTCAAGTTATTGCTGTTGCTGGCACAGACACATTCAACATTGCTCAAAAGCTAACTGTTGGTTCTGTTACTGCTAACACAGGCATCAAACTAATCTCTAACGCCTCTTCAAGTCACGGCATTACAATTTTCCCAGGCACAAGTGCTAACTACAACTTAGTACTACCAGCATCAACAGGTGCTAATGGTCAAACTCTAATCACTGACGGCAATGGTCAACTATCATTCGCTGATATCGTTGAAGGCACTAACACACAAGTTCAGTTCAATGACAGTGGCTACATGGGCGCTGTTGCTGAGTTTACATTCGACAAATCAACAAACACACTAGCAACTACTAACCTAACACTAGGCGGCAACGCTACAGTTGGCGGCACACTAGGCGTAACAGGCAACGTAAGTGTTGCTAACGTTGCGGCAAGTGGCGCTCTAGCAGTCACCGGCAACACTACAGTTACAAACATCTCAGCTAGTGGCAACAGTGCGGTTACAGGCAACGCTACAGTAACAGGAACACTAGGTGTAACAGGCAACGCAAGTGTTGGTAACATCTCTGCTTCAGGTGCCGCATCTGTTGGTGGTAACGCTACAGTTACTGGTACTCTAGGCGTAACAGGCAACACTTCAGTAACAAACATTGCCGCAAGTGGCAACGCTACAGTAACTGGCAACGTGGCAGTAACTGGCGAACTAGCAGTAAGTGGCGATACAACAGTTGCTTATCTACAAGCATCTGACGGTATTACAGTAACAGCAAGTGGCATTACAGTAACTGGCAACTCAAGTGTAACAGGCTCATTCCTAGTAACAGGTAACGCCGCCGCTACGGGCAGTCTAAGTGCTACAGGTAACGTATCTGGCAACAACCTATCAGTAACTAACAACGCTAACATCGGCGGTACAGCTAACGTAGTTGGCGCAGCCGCATTCGGTAGTACAGTTGATATCGCTGGCAATACAACAGTAACTGGTAACCTAGTAGTTCAACAGAAAGCAAGTATCTCTGGTGATCTAGAAATCAGTGGTAACATTATCGTTAGTGGTAACACTTCATATCAGAACGTAACAACAACAGCAACAGAAGACCCATTCATTATGCTTGGCGCTAACAACGCCGCAAACTTGGTCGAACTAGGCTTGTATGGTGTTTACAGTAACACAAACTACACTGGTTGGGCTCGTGATCACAACGATGGCATCTGGAAGTTGTTCAACACAACAGTAGCTCCTACTAACACAGTTGACTGGGCTAACGTAACATACTCTACAGCTAAGTTCGGTAGTGTACAAACTACTGCTAACATCTCTGTTGGCAACGTAGCTAACGTTGGTGGTAACCTAAACGTATCAGGCGCAGCCGCTGTTACTGGTAACGTAACTGCTAACAACGTATCATTGACTAACAACATTGACGGTAAAGAAGCTATCTTCACTCAAGTCAGTGCTAACAAGTACATGATTGGTGACACACTACCAACATCATACATGGGCGCTACTACAGCGACTACAACTAGCATCACTGCTGGTCAAGTTATCGCTAAAGTACCTGCGGTTGACGGTCAAGCTATTGAGTTCCGCATCAAAGGCATCGACGGCACTAACAAGTTCCAGACTTCTACAATCACTGCTCTAGTAGGCGTAGCCGCTAGTGACCAAGTTGACCACACAGAGTATGGCACAGTTATTCGTGGCTCAGCCGCTGGCTCACTAAACGTAGCAATCGTTGACTCACACGGTAACGTAGCTCTAACAGTATCACCAACAAGTAGCAACTCTACTGTTTGGACGGTACAATATCGTAGTCTATAATCTTTAGACAGCGATAAATAAAAGCAGAAGACTAAACATCTTCTGCTTTTTACATTGGGAGACATGGAACAATGGCATCAAAAAACTTCGTAGTCAATAATGGACTAACGTCAGGCAATATCGTGCTTGACGCCGCAACCGCAAACATCACTGGCGTAGCTACGGTAACAGCTACAGCCGTATCAGCTAACACCATCTCTGCTACGGGCAACGTAACGCTAAGCGGCACACTCTACAGAACACCGTCAACCGCTAACGAATACTTTGAGCTATTCGACTCGGTTACAGCCGACACTCGTGCTTACAATGGTGATGGTACACTAAACACTAAGACAAAGACACTGCCATCTTCCTTAGTGCTGGTTCAGAAATACAACTATGACGCTAACTTAGCAGTGACTACAAAAGTCATTTATGCTAACTCAGTTAGTGCTCCTAACATCAGAGCAACAGCAACATACAACTACGACAGTAGCGGTACACTAACAAGCATCACTATCGCTTAAGGATAGAACGATGACATTCGCTTTAGTAGGTTCAACAATCACTCAGAGTGGCACAGACAACGCTCTACCAACAACCAGTGGCAACGGCTTCACAGTCACTACTGCTAACGGTATCAACACGGTCAGCTTTGGCACTAACACACTTGTTATTACAGGCACGTGTACCGTAGCATACAATCAGGTGCTAACTAACACAAGTGGCGGCGGCATCAACATTCAAGCTGGCGGCACTCTCACATTCAACGGCGAACAAACAATCAACGGCGTAGCACAGCCAGTAGGCGGCGTATTGGCAAACATTGTATCTACTGGTATCGCCGCACCTCTAGGCGCTATTCGTCTAACATCTACAAACGTGAACTCACGAGCAATGCTTGTTGTTCGCAACTGTGAGATTCGTGTAAACAGTAGTGAATGGGCTTCAATCTCTGCTAACGATAACGGGTTGAACACAATCAGAACAGAAGGTGACTTTGCTTTCATTCAAGCAGACCTATCACTAACAGGCACCAACAAGAAGCGTGTTCGTATCAACAGTGCTAACCCTGTGTTAGACTTACAAGCAACTAATACTCGTAGTGGTATGTGGTTCAACTTTGGCGCGGCACAAACAAGTGTCAAGGGCTATACACCACTGAACGTAGATGGTCCAGAAATCAACGTGGCATCCCTAACAACTGCTAACCAAGTTGTGCTGGATGGTTATAACATCAACGGCGTTGTTGGTAGTTACTACACTAACGCTCATATCGTTATCTTCGGTGGCGCTTGGTGTAAGTTGAAGAACTTTCATCGTGGCACTAATATGACTTGGTATCCTAGTGATGGTACTACTACTCAAAACAACTTTATTGAGTGGAGCACAGGCTTACGCTTTGAAGTAAAAGACGCTATCGGCAACAACATTCAAAGTGCTAAGGTCTATGTTCCTGCTAATACAAACACCATGACCTTTAGACCAAAAGGACAAACATCGGCTGTTCGTAGTCAGCCAACACTCAACTTATCAACCGACGCCACTGGTGTTGTTACTAGTGAATACACATACGCTTGTGGCTTATCTACAGGTGGTGGCACTAACATCAACGCTAACACTTCTACTTACTTCTGTCCAACGACAACAGCTGGTGCCGAAGCAACTACATACAAGATTCGTCACTACGGCTATGGAGCAACAAGTGGCACTATTACGCTTGCTCGTTCTACAGATGCGGTTATTACAGCCGCTCTACCAGCAGATGTTTCAGCGACCCTCACAGAAGCGGCAGCGGCAGCACTAACAGGTATCACAATCACTAAGGCAACGGGAACACCGTCTCCTACAAATCAACACACGATTACAGTAACAGCAAGTGCTAACAGAACCTTAGACCAAATCTATTGTTTCTGGAAGCAATGGTTCTGCCAGTTCGCTAACTTTGATGTGAACGATGTATTGGTCGAATCTAACAACAAACTAATCTTGGGTAATTACAAGATTGTAATGGCATAAAGGAATAACATGGCAGACGTAAGCATAACAACAAACGACACATTCTCAACTCATACAGCAGATACTAACTTTACTCGTCCTACTAACGCTGGTGAGACAATCGTTATCAACGCTGGTCAAGTAAACATCGGTGCCTCAACTCAAGCAGGTCCAATCACAGTCAACATTGACCAAGACTTAGTGTGTAACAGACTTAGAATTCTAGGTCATTCATCTAACGCTACTAACAGAACAACAGTCAACATTGGTATGGCTGAGACTGGAACTACTAACGGCACTATTGGTCAGGGCGTAGTTATCAAGTGTTTGACAGATGCCCAATGGACAGCAGATACTGGTTCTATCAACACTGGTGGTTACACAACAGTCAACATCTACAATAGTATTCTAAAGAGCACGGGCAACGGTCCTGCTATCGGTCAATATCAACCGACTCAAGATCAGGGCAACGTTCGTATGAACATCTACAACTCACGTTTTGAGAACTATGCGGCAAGTGACTTCCGAGATTACGGTGACGGTGGTGAACCTATGATTGCTCCTTCGTCAAGATTACAAAACGTAGTGTTTCGTGGTTTCACAAAAGTATGGTTCAACGGCTCACCTACCTCAGACAGTTACGGTATCGACATGGTTTCATATGACCCTACTGGTGGTACACTAATGGGTCTTGCTATTGCTGACGCTACTGTTGACGTTACTTTCAACAAGTGTTCAAGTGACCGTTACGGTATTCAGCAAGCAACAACACGTACTCAAACCCTAAACTTGATTGACTGCCAGTTGACTGATAGTATTGTTATCAACCAAAACGTCACTAACAACCGAGTATTCAACTTCTCTAAAACGGTTGGTAGTAAAGTCGTGACAGGTGCCGCTACATACCCGCTACGTATTCTAAACAGCGTGGGTGTAGTTCAGACTATTACTCAAACACCAGGTAGTGAAACAACAGCCGCTATCAACTGGTTGACGCTAACTAATCCAGGCACTAACAACGCTGGTTTCGCTACAATGAGTGCCGCTAACGTCCTATCTGCTACAAGTGATACTAACTTTACAATCGTTCGTCGCTTGCCACTAAAGATTCAACTCAACGACTATCGCTACAAGCGACTTGAGCGAGTTATTGACGCTAATGCCTTATCACTAACAACCAGCGCCGCTAAAGACGCTATTCTACTAACAGGTGTAGCCGACTTAGATAAAGCCGCTACGCTAACACAAGCCGCCGCCACCGCACTAACTGGCATCACAATCACTAAAGCAACCGGCACACCTTCTCCTACAAACCAACACACGATTACTGTAACAGCCTCTGCTAACAGAACATTAGACGATATCTATTGTTTCTGGAAAAACTGGTGGGTACAAGATGCTCAATGGGACGTAACAGACGAAATAACAGTTAGCGGCACAAGAATGATCTTAGGTAACTACAAGATCGTCATGGCATAACAATAAATAGCACAATAAGGATACTAAAATGATTTCAGGAACAACATTTACGGGCGTAGAAACATCAGGCAACGTTGACTTGGCTGGGGATACCTCAGAATCCAACATCACGCTTGGCGCTGGTAACTACTACAACGTCCCAGCTACATTCACAAACGTAACGTTCGATACTACAAACGGCAACGTTATGCTGGAGATGGACCGAGCCAACACCACTTATATGTTCAATAGCTGTACATACGTAGGCACCACAAACAAGATCAAAATCTTGCCTAATGCCGCTAACATCGTAATTTCTACATCTATTGCCAACTCAAACTTTGCTACACAAGCAGGTGGCTCAGGTAGTTACACAATCACAACGCCTAAAGCAACGGTCAAGTTCACTGGACACAAAGCAAATAGCCGTATCGTTGTTCGTCAGAGTGGCTCAGTCACCGAAACAACTAAAGCAACTACAACTGCCGACGCTGTTATGACTACTCAGTACGACTTGACAACTACAATCACATACCGTGTATTCTGTGCTGGCTACAAACCAGTATCAGGCTCACTAACATTCTCAGCAAGTGGTCAAAATACAATCACAATCGCTCAGGAAGTTAGTGACGGTTATTCAACACCTACAGTAACAGTACGCACAATCAATGGCACCACAATCAATGCTGGCGGCGCAGTTGATATCAGCACAACTGGCAGCACAATTGGCTTTACTAATGCTCTTCCTGACCTACGTGAAGCTCTAAGTGCTGTTGCCAGTGCTTGGGTTGACCAATCTACTCTATACAATCTAGATACAAGCTACCCATTTGACTTAGACTCTGTTTCTGGTATTGAAATCTTAGAACCATGGGCATTAGTAGATGATGATAACTCTCAAAATGAAGGTTACATCAGAATGAACGCCACAACCGGCGCAATTTCTCTAATGAGAATGTGTATTATTACTACTGGTAACACAGACCCAGTTCGTTTACGTATTTACAACGGCGCTACGGTACAACAAGACATCTCATTGACTGTGCAACCCATCAACACTCTTGTGACCATCGATCATACTCAAACAACAGTCACTGCTCGCATGGAAATCAAGAATGCCGATGAAGTATTCATTGTAAACACTGAAACATTCATTGCTAATGGCAAATCACAGAAGAAGTTCTACAAGAACAGTAACACCGCGTTTACTCAAAACGTTGATGCTACTATTACTGGCACAGTTCGCTACGATGTGGCCATTACAAAAGTCGTTACCGCTACTCGAAATGACGTTGACGCTAACGGTACTACCCGTACATTCGCTAAAGCGTTCCAGATTTACAACGATACTACAACCCGTCAAGACCTATTGAATCAAATTGCGGCTATCATGGCGGCTGATGACTCATTCAACTCTAAGACCTATACTCTAAACGGCAACATTATTGTTCTGCCACAGGGCTGCCAAGTCATTTACGCCAACGGCAACATTGTCAGTGGTCAGTTGACAGCGTTCTTGACAGTCAGAGACAACTCAGGTAACGCTTTCGTATTCCCACAACAGCGCCCACTAGTTATCTCTCACGGCGGCACATTCACTGGCTCTATCAACTATGCGGTTGTAAACGCCGCTGGCAACGTTATCACCGACGCTGATGGTGTAGCAGTGCAGGGTTCTATTGCTCAAAACGCTTCCATCAACCGAGGCATCCCTACAAACGTAGATACTGCTCTAACCGTGTACTTTTCAGCCAACGGATGTCAGCCTGGCAGTGCCTCAGGAACCCTGATCCTAGCTGGCTTGACCTTCTCTCTAACTCCATACGACGAAACAGTAATGTTGTACAGTAACGAAGCTCAAGCAACCGACGATATCAATGCTGGTACCCGTGCTTGGAATACGGAGATTGATAACATCACTATCGACTGGACAAACAAGGTTATAACAGTACCTAACTCAATCCTAGACTGTGAAATCAACTTCCTATACCGCAAGTGGAAGAAGTCTGTTGACGCTGATACTACTAAGTTGAGCTACGGTATTGCCCTAGTCGGTACAAACCAATCAAGAGCACCTACCGCTACTAACAACCAGTATCTATGGAACCCTGAGTGGTCATTTGACAACAACTGGGCCGTAAACTGTGCCGCTAACCGCTCAGTAAGCTCACCACTACAGTTGAGTGCTTCTAACATCGACCGTAATGATACCGCTAACCGCAACGGCGTTGTTTATGTGTTCCCTCTAGCCAACGGCTCAGCGCCGGTTCTACGCTTGGTAGTTGGTACAAGTCAGGAATTCCAGGTAGACACGACTAACAAGTTGACTGCTATGACTGATGACTTGACAACAACCCTAGAAAAGCTAGACGTACTCAAGCGTAATCTAACAAACTTGATGTAATCACAGGCGTATATCGTCTAACCCGACAGTAGCATCAACAGTCAATTCGTACTGTTGATGCTCTTTTTCTTTGATGTGCTTGAAATGTAGGCGGCTACAGCAAGCACATATACTACGACCTTCTACCAAGTCCATCTGACAAGCATCCGTGGCTTCAAATCCACACCGTTCGCACTTGAGTGAGACTTCACGCTTCTTGCGGTACTTAGCACTGTCACAACTGCTACAGTATTTGCGCCACAGACGAACACCAGTAACACTTTTACCTGCACTGCGCCCTGGTCGTTCGCCACATTGCTCACACATTGGTCGTTTATTCATAAACTTATTTAGTTTTGTCTTCGTTCGTATAGAAGACATTCCAACAGTCGTTCCATATCCAAAATGAATAAATACATGATAAAGGCAGAGAACAACTACAATGTCAAAGCAAATCATTAACTTAGGCTCTTCAGCAAACGACGGAACAGGTGATCCGTTACGAGTTGCGTTTGAGAAGATCAATAACAACTTCAGTGAACTGTTCAATACGGCCATGCCTAACGGCCCGGACGGCAGTATTCAGTATCGTGCTGGCAACGACCTAACCGACGCTGCCTATCTTGGCGGCACATATGTAGCCATCGGCAAGCCTAACCGCGTTCTAACAAGTACAGACGCATCTACCTGGGACACTGGCTCAACACCTACCTCTGCTGACCTAAACTCACTTGTATCAGACGGCTATAATATCTATGGCGTAGGCGACTCCGGCACAATCGTAAGCACAACTACTGGCACAACCTGGACCACACAAACTTCAGGCACAACTGAAGACCTGTATTTTATCGCAGTCAACGCCGCCGGTAATCAATTTGTAGCAGTAGGCGCTAACGGCACAATTCTAACCTCTTCAATCACAGCGGGCGCAGTAGCAACAGCCTGGACCACACAAACTTCTCCTGTAACAACAGCCCTACGCTCTGTTGCCCATGACGCAATACTAAACGTATGGGTAGCAGTAGGCGACAGTGGTGTTGTTCTAACTTCTACAACCGGCGCTACCTGGACTCAAGCAGTAGTACCTGTAAGCGTAGCATACACTGGCGTTACCGCATACAACGGCTACTTCTTAGTCGTAGGCGCATCAGGCACAGTATTAGAAACTGCTGACACAATCACTTGGACAAATAGAACGGGCACGACTACTGAAAATCTAACAGGCGTCACCTCAATTTCAATCCCTGCTGTACCTACACCAATTCAAACAGCGTTTGCTGTTGGCGATAACGGTACCATCATTAGCAGTCCATTCAACATGGGCTTTACAGCATGGGACGCGACTACTTACCCGTCAACAACTACTAATGATCTCTACGGCGTAGTCAACCTCAACGGTATGCTACAAGCGATGGGCTATCGTGGTACGGTAGTTCAAATGATTGACGGTGCGTTAGCATCAGACGATATTGACGCAGGCTTGTCAGGCAGTGCTAAACTAATCTTTGATGAAGCGGCTAACTTAGTTTCAATCGCTTCTAATATCGTACCTCAAACAGACGTAGCATGGTCACTTGGTGCTAACGGCAACGCATGGGGCAACATTTGGGTCTCTGGCGCAAGCGGCTTACACGTAGGTGAAGTAGACATTCGAACAAGTCTAAACACAGTAACCTTACACACTACAGGTAACGTAGCAAACTTAGCAAACTTATCAGTCAACACGCTAACAGCCGCCGGCGGCATCAACGCACCTAACTTGACTGTTGCTAACCTAGACGTAACTAACATTGCTAACATCAACATCATTGATGCTAACACTGCTACTATTGATGAACTAACTTCATCAAACATCACAACTGGCAACCTAACCTCCGCTAACGGTACATTCACATCCGACGTATCAATCGCAGGCAATCTAACAGTTGCGGGCAACTCATTCATTTCGCTTGCTAACAATACACAAACCGGTAACTTAGCGGTTGTTGGTAACGCTCGTGTTCTAGGCAATCTACTTGTTGATGATGATATCAGAGCAGACTTCTATTACGGTAACGGTGTCAATCTAACAGGTATCACTAAGGGCGCTAATGGTCCAGCGGGCACTATTCAGTTCGCTCTAGGCGACGGTGCTAACTTCTCATATGACGCTACGCTCTACTGGTCTAATGACGCTACTCGAACACTTTACTCACCTAACTTTGCTGGTAACTTCATCGGTAACTTGTCAGGCAATATCAATGCCAACGCAATCACAGCCAACTACATTGATGTAAACATTCAAGCAAACATCGCATCACTCTACGCAGAGTATGCTAACATCAACGGCGAACTCGATGTTATCGACATTACTACTACCGGCAACATCGTAAGCGGGGGCAATCTATCAGTTGCCGGTAGTACTTCTATTACTGGCGACATTACTGCCGCACAAGCAACATTTGCAAACGTAAATACGGGCAATGTTAGAGTTACCGCAAACATCTTAGCACAGAACGTCACTGCTAATGCTAACGTATCAGCCGCAAACGTTATTGCCACTCGTATTGAATCAGCAACAGTTACTGCTACAACATCAGTAACAACACCGCTAATCACCGCCACTGCCGGTACAATCACAACAGCAACTGGTACAACGCTAAACTACACAACAGCAACGATTCCTACAATCAATGCTACAACAGTCACAGCCGCAACATCAGTAACAGCACCTGAGTTCTACGGCAATCTAAACGGCAACGTTACTGCTACTCGTGCTACAATCACAGGTAACTTAGATGTAGGCAACGTCAACATTCTAACTAGTGCTGGTTCATTCAACGGCAATCTAAACGGCAACGTAGTCGGTACAACTGGTACATTCTCAGGCACAATGACTGCCGCTATCAGTGACTTAGGTATTGCTACTGCCGATTCACTAACAACGCCAGCGATTACAGTTGACGATATCAATGTAAACACAGCACTAGACGCTCCTCTAGCACGTATCACACAACTAAACGTTGGTAATACCACTGCTACCGGTAACATCACTGCTACTAACTTTATCGCTAGTGGCGCTTTCCGCGGTTCACTAGTTGGTAACGTAACAGGTAACGTAACAGGCAACGTAGCAGGTAACATTGTATCAACAGGTACATCAACATTTGCTAACGCTTCATTCGGTAACATTACTGCCGTCGGCAACGCTCAGATTACTAATCTAACGGCGACTACTACAACATTCGGTACAGCAAACGTCAACGGCAACTTACGTGCGGGCAACATCGACGGCGGTAACTTAGTTCGTGCTAACTACTTCGAAGGCGTATTCACAACAGCGTCAGCAGAACAACCTAACATCACGCTACTAGGTACACTACAGCAACTACGTGTTCAAGGTACTAGTAACTTTGCTGGCAATATCACAGCGGGCAATGCTGTATTTGAAGGCAACGTAGAGATTGACCGCAACTTAGTTGTTACAGGCGGTCTAACAGTCTTAGGCAACACTACAACAATCAATGCTACAACGCTTGACGTAGAAGACCCGATCATCAACTTAGGTGGCGGCTCAGGTGGTACACCACTACTAGCAGACGACGGCTTAGACCGTGGTGTTGCTATGTCTTACTACACAACAAGTGCTCAGACAAGTTACATGGGTTGGAAGAATGACGAGGATCAATTCGTATTTGCTTCTCGTGCTACAATCACTAACAACATTGTAACAGCAGTAGAACTAGGCAACATCAGAGCAAACGTAGGTAACTTCAACACAATCACGATTGCTAACGATGCTACGTTCTCAAGCAACATTACTGCTGATAACATCACAGTAAGCGGCAACGTAGATGCGGCTTACTTACACGGCGATGGTTCAAACATCACTGACTTGACTGTAATGGGTCTAGCCGCTGGTGCTAACATCACACTCTCACAAGACGCTACTACAAACGTTTGGACAATCACAGCGGCAATGGTCAGCCCAACAGTCGGCCCAGCAATGGCTGTACAGTTCTCAGATTCGGTAGGCAACTTTGACGGTGATGCTAACTTCTTGTTCGACAAGGTAAATGCTAACCTCAACATCATCGGCAATGTCAATGCCACTGAGTTCTACGGCGATCTAACAGGCAACGTCACTGGCAACATCACAGGTACGATTGCTTCATTTGCTACATCAGTTACAACGACCGACTTCTTCGGCGATCTAACAGGCGATGTAACTGGTAACGTTACTGGCAACATTACAGGTACTAGTGGCACATTCACTGGCAACATTAGTGCTGGTAACTTAGCAGTCACTGGTAACACAGCACTAGCTAACATGACTGCTAGTAACGCTACTATCGGTAACATCTACGGTAACATCAGAACAGGCACACAGCCGTTTATTACCGATCTACCAGGCTTAGTAACACTCAACGTATCAGGCAATGCTACTGCTGGTAACGTCAATGCTGGCAACTTACTAACGGCTAACTTCTTACACGGTGTACTTGATATCCCTAGCGGCATTCAACCTAACATCACACAAGTTGGTACACTAACATCACTAAACGTTGGTGCTGGTATTACTTCGGCAACACTTACAACTACAGGCAACATCACAGCGCCTAACGTCAATGCTAATACATTCGGCATTCATACAGGCAACGTAGTAGGCAACGTTCAGGGCAACTTGAGTGGTACTAACGTATCACTAACAAGCACAATCACAGCCGCTGTTGGTAACTTAGCAAACATCAACGCTAGTTACATCGACGGCGGTAACATGGTTACTGCTAACTATCTACACGGTGTCTTAGATGCTACAAGTTCAGCACAGCCTAACATCACAAGTATTGGCACACTAGCAACACTAACAGTTGTTGGTAACATCAGTGCTGGTAATGTAGCAGGCGGCAACTTAGTTCGTGCTAACTTCTTACAAGGTACACTAACAACTGCTCTACAGCCTAACATCACACAAGTTGGTACACTAAGCAACTTAGCAGTCGGTGCTAACATCACTGCTGGCGTTGACATCACTGCTGGCAACTTAGTAAGCGGTACATTCTTACACGGTGTCTTAGATGCTACAAGTGCGGCTCAACCTAACATTACTTCTGTTGGTACACTAACATCACTAACAGTTACAGGTACTGCTACTACAGGCAACATCACAGCCGCTAACGTTTCACTCAGTGGCAACATTACTGCCGCCGGTAACGTAAGTTCAGGCAACAATGTAAGCGGTATCAACGCACAGTTCACTGGTCTTGCTAACTTAGGCAACATTCGTATCACAGGCAGTAACATTACTGAAGTTGGTACAACAGCCGCTGGTAACTTCAGACTCAACAGTGCTAACAACAACCTAATCATCTCTACATCTAGACAAACAGCAACAGATGTAGCAGGTAAAGAACTAACAATCACAACCGGTGGTGCTGTCAGTGGCATGGTTGGCACAATCGGTGGCAACTTGAACCTAACAACTGGCAACGGCTTCCAAGCCAACGCTGGTCACATCAACATCAGAACTGGTAACGGTGAAGTTACAGGTGCTGCCGGTGGTAACATCTACATCGTGCCTGGTCACACTATCGGTAGTCCAGCGATTGTTGAAGGTGCTCTAACGTACATTCAAGGCGGTAACACAACAGATCGTGACGCTGGTCAAGTACAGATTCAAGGCGGTAATGCCTCTGGTGGCCTAGTATACGGCGGTAACGTAACAATCAAGCCTGGTGTTGGTACAATTGGCAACGCTCACGTATACATTGACAAGCATCGTTGGCCTAATGCTGACTCAACTGCTAACTCAGTGATTGCTACTGACGGTACAGGTAACTTGACATTCTTGACCGCCGCACAATTACTAGGCAACTTGAAGACAGCGTTTAGTAACATAACTGCTAACACAGTTAGACTAGATGCTAACGTCAACCCTAACTTGACAGTCAATGCTGGTAACGTAGTTACATTTGGTGGCCCAGTTCAAACTGTAGGCATCAAAGCAACTGCTCAAACAAGCAATACAGGTTCACACTTAGTTGAACTACGTGTAACACCAACCGGTGTTTACATTGATAACCCATTCAGTGCTAACATTGACTTTAGCACAAGTGGCAATAACTTACAAGACGACTTCGGCACACTAGACGGCGAGATCGGCACAAACTGGACTTGGGACATGAGTAAGAATCCATTAGCTGGATTACAAACTTTTGACCTTCAGACGCTACCATAATGATAGCGATAAATATTAGATAAACAACAGGAAGACCCTAAAATGGCAACACAAGTACAATTTAGACGCGGCACGGCAGCACAAAATAACTCATTCACTGGCGGCGCTGGCGAACTAACAGTTAACCTATCATCAATGTCTCTACGAGTTCACGACGGCACAACAGCCGGCGGCTTTGAACTAGCTCGTGCTGACTTGACTAACGTTACTGGCTCAATCCCAGCACAACCAGGCGGTATTGATACAACAGTTCAATACAATGATGCTGGTGCTCTAACGGGTAGTACTAACTTTACATTCAACAACATCACACAAACCACTACAATGGCTAACGTTGTTGTTACGGGTCAAGTTGGCAGTGGCTTGATTCCTAATGCTAACATTACATACGACTTAGGTACTGCCACAAATCGTTGGAAAGACTTGTATCTAAGCGGTTCAACTATCTTTATTGGCGATGCTAACATCAAGTCATATCAGCAGGTTGTTCTCATTCAAGGTCTAAGTGTTACTGCTAGTGGTGCTGTTGACTTAGCAAACGTACCTAGTGCTGGTGGTATGTTCGTTGCTGGCACAGCGGGTGTCGGTGCTAACTTGAACGTAACAGGCGCAGCCGCTGTTGGTGCTAACCTATCAGTTACAGGCAATGCCGCTGTTACAGGTAACGCTACATTCTCAGCTAACGTAGCAGTTGCTAACGTACTATCAAGTAACGTTGCTCTAGCAAACATCGCTAACGTAGCAAATATCATCAATGCTCCTAACGCTAATATCTCTAGCAATCTAGTAGCAGGTAACGCTAACATTGCTGGTAATCTAGCAGTTGTAGGCAACACAGTATTCACAGGCACAGTAAACGGCGGTAACGCTGCCTTTGCTAACATCTCTGTACAGAACATTACTCTAAGTGGTACAACTTCTCTAGACCGTATCAACAACGGTGCTTCTCAGTTAATTTTCAACTCATTGAACGGTAACTTAGATGGTCAAATCAATGGCGTAGCAGTTATCACTTTAGCTGATAACCAAATCGTAGCAAGACAAACACTAAACGCTCTAGCAGGCATCACTACTACAACAGTTACAGCAAGTGGCGACATTACTACAACTAGTGACGTAAACGCTGACGTAGTAAACGCCACAGGTGGCGTAAACACATCTACAGTAGATGCTGACAGTGGTGTAACAACTACAACCCTAAATGCTAACGCTGGTGTAACAACTACAACAGTAACTTCAACTGCTGGTGTAAACACAACAACACTAGACGCTAACGCTGGTGTAACTACTACATCTGTCACAGCAAACGTAGGCATGACTACTGCTAACTTGACTGCGACAGCAAACGTAAACTTAGGCCAGGTTGCTAACGTACACATTCAAGGCGGCACAGCTAATCAATATCTACAAACAGATGGCTTAGGCACCTTAGTATGGTCAACTATACCATCAGGTAACGGCATTGCTAACGGCACATCAAACGTACTAATCCCTGTCGCTGGCGGCAACGTAAACACATCAGTTGGCGCGACTGCTAACGTATTCGTTGTAGCGGCAGACGGCGCACACGTAAATGGCGAACTATTCACAACAGGCAACGCTAACATCGGCGGCAACATCAATACACCGTTCTCTCTAAATCAAGAAGGTCTACGAATCACAGTTGGTGATACATCAACAACACCTGCTGAACTAGACGGCGCTGGTATCACATTCGGTGAAGATGTTGCTAACCTACGTTATGTAGCCGCTACACAACGACTAGTGTCCTCTATCACTCTAGGCGCACCATCAGCAAACATCACCGGTACACTAGACGCCGTTACAGTAAACGCGGGCGACTTAGTAGTTGCTGGTACTACTGATCTAGGTGCTATCGGTAACGTAACAATCACTGGTGGTACTGCTAACCAATATCTACAAACAGACGGTAGTGGCACTCTAACATGGGCTACAGTAAACAGTGACCGTATCTCTAACACAACTTCGAACGTAGCAATCGCCGTAGCCGCAGGTAACGTAGTAACAACAGTTGCTGGTTCAGAAGTTCTAGTAGTAACAAGCACAGGCGCAAACGTAACTGGTTATGTAGCCGCTACTGCTAACGTCAGTGGTCTAAATCTAGTAGCACAAGACACAGTAACAACCGCTAACCTAAACGCTAGCGGCGCTAACGTAAGTCTAGGTGCTATCGGCAACCTACACATTACTGGTGGTACTGCTAATCAGTTCCTACAAACAGACGGCAGTGGTACCTTATCATGGGCTACAATCTCAGCAAGTAAGATTTCTAATGGTACTTCTAACGTTGATATTGCTACCCAAGACGGCAACGTAACAATTGGCGTAAACGGTCAAGCTAACGTAGTTCGTGTAACAAGTAATGGCACACACGCTTCTACAACAATTCAAAATGACGTTACTATCTCTGGTAACCTATCTGTCACTGGTAGTACAACATATCTAAGTACAACTAACCAGTTTATCATTGACCCGCTAATCGACGTTGGTGTTGGTGCTAACAACTCACCGCTAACATCTAATGATGCTCGTGATCGTGGTATCGTAATCCACAGTTACAGCAGTGGTGTGAACTTGACAGTCAACAACGCCGGTAACCCAGTAGCACAAGGTGCTACCTCAATCCCAGTTACTTCTACAACAGGCGTAGTACTAGGTCAGAAGATCGGCTCAACAACTTCACCATCAGCATTTGCCGCTGGTACAACAATCACTGGCATCACTCCTGGTGTAGCTATCACACTATCTACACCAACACTAGAAGCTATTCCTAACGCTACAGTTCTAGCAGTTGGTAACGATCACACAGGCTTCTTCGGTTGGGACAACAGTACCGACACAATTATCCTAGCACATGATGTTACGGTCAACGAAGTAGCAGGTACAGTAACAGTCAACGAACTAGGTGCTATTACACTAGGTAACGTAACTGCTCAGCAAGTATCTCTTCCTGGTGCCGCTAATCTAATCGTAGGTGGCGGTGCCGCAGGTCAGACACTAATCACAGACGGTAGTGGTGGTCTAACATGGGGCGCAAGTTCACTCAAGTACACTAAAGAGTGGCACGTATCTGTCGATCAAGGCGACGATACTAACAACGGTAGTGAAGCCGCACCTTACGCTACAATTACTAAAGCACTTACAGATGCCGCAGCTGGTGACGTAATCTACGTTCACGGCGGCACATACACTGAGAACATTACAATCAGCAAGGCAGTTGAAATCATTGCCGCTGACGGTGATGCCGCTACACTAAGTGGCACAGTCACATTCGACTCAACAACCGGCGTTGTACATACACACGGTTTGAAGTTGACTGGCACAGTAATGTTCGGCGCTACAGCCGAAGTAAACGTTATCGATGGCGAACTAACAGGTACTGTTACTAAGTCAGACAGTGGTACTCTACGCTTTGTATCATCTAAGGTTACTCCTACAGCGTTCAACATTGTTGCTACTGGTACAGTAACATTCTTTGGTGGCGAACAGCACAACGTCACAATCAATAACAACTCAGCCGTTGTTTACATTCACGGTAGTGATCGTCTACATAACACAACACTAACACTAGGTACTCTAGACATTAGTGATGCTGAAATCACATCTACAAATGCCACCTCTAACGCCATCACTACGGCAGTTGGCACAACTCTAAAGATTTCAACTGCTCACATCAAGTACGGCGCTGGCTTAGCTCGTATCTCTATTGCTGGTAGTTACACTCTAGAGAGTGTAGTATTTGACCAAGCTAACTCAACATTCACTGGTGCTACCTTACTACGTGAGGCAGCAATAAGCGATACAATCAGTCTACTAGGCAACCTAACAGTTGCTGGCAGTACTAACCTAGGTGCTGTTGCTAATGTACACATCACAGGCGGTACGACAGGTCAGTATCTACAAACAGACGGTAGCGGAACTCTATCATGGGTATCTATCGTTCAGAGTGAGCCAACAAAATATGACTACGAGTGGCACGTTGACCCAGTTGATGGTATCGACGCTCAGACAGGTTCTCTAGAGAAGCCAAAGCAAACTATTGCCGCTACTCTAACAGCACTAAGTTTAGTTGCTGGTACACACATTGTTTATCTACACCCTGGTGTTTACACTGAAGCAGTCAGTGTACTAAACGCTAGTATCGACTTCGTTGGTGTAACAAACAACGGTCTAATGGTTGACTTACAAGGCAATTGGACACTAAACTCAACTACAGGTGTTCGTGCTCGTGGCGTCAAGTTTAGTGGTCAACTAGATTTCAACAGTACAGGTACATACTACTTCTATGACAGTATTATTGCTGGTCAAGTAAACACCAACGCTACATCAACAGTTTACATGATTGATACAGTCGTATCGTCTACAAACTTCAACGTAACATCTGCTACTAAGTTGTACATCACTGGTGGTTCAATCGCTCAGATGGCAATCAACGCTAACGCCGCACGTGTTACAATCTATGATGTACCAAGCGTCAAGAATATTACAAATACAACCGGCGTCTTAGTAATTCGTGACTCTGTAATTCACACTACAACAGCTGGTCAACCTGCCCTAACATCAGGTGCCGCTGGTGAACTAGTCTTACTAAACACATCAGTTTACGGTACTACTACTGCTACACAAGGCTTCATCAACGTTGCTGGTACATACACAATCAACAACACAACATACGATGTATCTCTAAGTAGTATTGCTGGTACAATGAGTACCATCGAAGCAATCAGTACTGATATTCGTGCTCTAGGTGACGTAAACGTTGAGGGCAATCTAGCAATCACTTCACTAGCATCATTAAGAGTTGCTGGCGCTGTAAACAATCGCTATATTCGTGCTAACGCTACAGGCGGCTTAGAGTGGGCAACAGTTACAGTAACAGGTATCGCTAACGGTACTTCTAATGTAAGTGTAATCAACAACGCTAACGTTGAAGTTAGTATCGCTGGTACAGCTAACGTTCTATCTATCACCCCTACTGAAGTTACAACTGCTTTAGATATCACTACAAGTGGCGATCTAACAGGCGGCACTCTAACAGTTACTGGTACTACTAATCTAGGTGCTGTTGGTAACGTTACAGTTACTGGTGGTACAGCAGGTCAGTTCTTACGTACTGATGGTGCTGGTGCGCTATCATGGCAAACACCTAACCTAGCGTTTATCTCTAACGGTACAGCTAACGTTCGTACATTCAACAACGGCAACGTAACAGTTTCTGCTGGCTCAACTGCTAACGTTCTAGTAGTAACAGATACTGGTGCTAACGTAGCAGGTACAGCAAACGTAACAGGTAATGCCGCAGTCGGTGGCAATCTATCAGTCGGTGGCAACTTAGCAATCACGGGTGTTACAGCGTTCACTGGCAACGTTACAATGGCTAACTTGTCAGTCACAGCTAACCTAGACTTGACAAGCCCAGCAAACATTCGCATCACAGGCGGCACAAACGGTGACGTTCTACGTACTGACGGCTTAGGTCACCTATCTTGGGGTCCAGCGATGGCCGCAGGTGCTACTACACAGCTACAGTACAACGACAACGGTCAGTTCGGCGCTAACGCTTCATTCACATACACTAACACCACTAAGACATTAGTAATGAATGAGACAACTATCAATAGTACTGGTATCTCTCACGCTAATGCTCTAACAATTCGTTCAACACTAGCGGCTGCTCCTCTAGATATTACAACAGCTAACGGCGTAACATCAACAAGTAACGTTGGTGGTACTATCACTATTCGTTCTGGTTCAGGTGACACCGGCGGTATCGGCGGTAACATCGCTATTCAAGCTGGTGAAGGTAAGAACGGCGTAGACGGCGGCGATATCTTGATTCGTGCTGGTCAGAGTGACACAGGTCAAGCTGGTAACCTAACACTAGCGGCTGGTGTAACGACTGCCGGTGGTACATACGGCTCAATCAACTTCAGTGGTAAAGCTAACCTAGGCTTGCTAAGTAACCTAACAATCTTGGGCGGTGCTCAGAATCAGCTATTGACTACTGACGGTGCCGGCGGCCTAACATGGACTTCAGGTTCAAGTATTACTGTTACTGAAATCAAGAACGGTACATCTAAGGCACATCTACCTACAAACAACGGTAACTTACTAGTTGACGTAAACGGTGTTGCTAACGTAATGACTGTTTCTTCAACACAAGTAACAATCGGTAATGCCGCACCACTAAGTGGCTTGACTAACTCACTACTAACAGTTACTGGCAACAATAACTCACAAGTTAAGGCAACAGTACATAACAAGTCAAACACAACAGCCGCAAGTTCAGACTTCGTTGCTTATAGCTTCAACGCTACTGATACAACTGGTTACGTTAACCTAGGTATCACAAGTAACGCTTTCATTGAGTCTACAAGAACAGTAACTTCACTAAACGAAGGCTACTTGTTCATGAGTGCTCCTACTGGCAGTGCTACAAGTGGTAACTTGGTAATCGCTACTGACAAGACTGGTGCTACAAACGCTATTGAATTCTTCACTGGCGGCCTAGATCAAGTCAAAGACAATACAAAGCGTAAGTTGCTAATCAACAACGCTGGTGTTTCTTCTAACGCTAACGTGTCATTTACTGGTGCTAACGTAAGTCTAGGTGCTATCGGCAACCTAAACATCGCTGGTGCGACTGTAGCAGGCGCTTTCTTGAGAGCTAAGGATACCGCAGGCGCGGTTGAGTGGAGCTTAGAGATTGACGGCGGCTCAGCTTAATAGCTACAACAACAGCCGCTTCTAAAGCGGCTGTTTTTAATGACAATAAATAAAGAGTAAACAGCAAAGAATCCAAAATGCCAGTAAAACATACAATCAAACTAAGACGAGACACCGGCGCTAACTGGGAAGCAAAAAACCCAGTACTATCTGCCGGCGAAGTCGCCCTTGATAGCACTAAAAACGCTTACAAAGTCGGCGACGGTACAAAAACTTGGAAACAACTAAGCTATCTAATGCCGGGCAACTTGACTGCTATTAGAAGCGGTACAAGTTCAGTCACATTTGATACAGTAAATGGTAACGTGGAGATTGGTGTCAACGGCAACGCTACCCTTGTTGAGTTCAGAAAAGACAACTCATTTATCAACAACGAGTTAGAACTCGACGGTGACTATCTAACCGGTACAATGACAATGACAGTCGATGGTAATGGTGATCCTATCCCAGATACAATCGTTACATGGGGTAATATGCTTATTACTCACGACTTGTTTGTACTGGGCGCTGTTACTTCTTCTGTTGACCAGCCTACATTCAACGTACCTGAGAACATTGCTAACTTAGGTTTCAACAACATCACCGATATCATTGATATCGGTATTATTGCTAACGCTAACAACGGCACTGCTAACTTCAACACTGGCTTCTATCGTGATGCTAGTGATGCTGGGTCATTCAAGTTCTTCAACAATCTTACAGAATATCCTAACGGCAAACCAGTTGCTTCTGGCAGTCTCACACTAGCAGACATTGAAGTAGGCGGCGTCGATGCTACTCTTCTATTGACAGGCTCTAACGCTAGTGCTAATAACGTCTTTGCTACAGGCGTATTCAAGGGTGATGCTTCTAACATTACTCAGGCAACACCATCTAACGGCGTTGCTGGCGGTTCATCAAACATCTTTATCAACAACAACTCAAACATCAACCTATCTATGGGTGGTGTTGCTAACGTTGGTGTTGTTACTAAGACTGGTCTAACAACAAGCCTTAACGTATCAGTTTCAGGCAACAGTAATCTAAACTCAGCCTCTAATCTAACAATCACCGGCGGTACGGCTGGTCAGTTTGCTAAAACAGACGGCAACGGTAACGTCACCTGGTCAGCGTTTGTAACTGACAGAATCGCTAACGGCACTTCAAACGTCTTAGCAAACACTCAACACGGTGTTATTCACGCTTCAGTCAATGGTCACGTTGATGCCGCTACATTCAGTGGTACAGGTCTAGGTAGTGATTTACCAGTAACAATCACAGGCAATATCACAGCGGCAAACGTTGTTTCTACTGGTGCTATCACCTCTACACTAGTTGTTGATTCAAACGCTCAACCTAATGTAACATCACTAGGCACACTAACATCACTAACAGTTGACGGTGACCCATCAGCTAACGGCTCTTATGCTAACGTAGTCTTAGGCTCAGTCAACGGCAATCTAAACTTAGGTCCAGCTGGCAACATTACAATCACTGGGGGCACTCTTGGCTACTCAATTCAAACTGATGGTGCCGGTAACGTAACATTCTGGGAAAATGCTAACTTTGTTGGCGCACCGTGGGCTATTACCAATTCATACGGCGTCGGTCAAGTTATCAAGTACAAAGGCTCACTCTACATTGCTAACGACGACATTCCTGCTAACTACGGTTTCAGCTTGGGCGTATCAGGCAAGACATGGAAGCCACTAGGCGGCCTAACCTACACTCATACATCAACACTAACAAACGGTGTTGCTGATGCCGCACTTGACCCTGCCGCTATTGACAATAGTGCCGCTATCAACGTGCCACAGATAACACCAAACATCTATTACACCTTAGTAGCTCCTACAAATCCAGCACCACGTATTCTAACAATCAACAATACTGGCACTGAGGCATTCTATATCAACGGTGACTATCGCTTAGCACCTAACTACTCTGTAGTAGCAGTGTGGACGGGCACAGCATGGCAGTTTGCGGCTGTAAACCCAGGCATCTCTAACTGGTACTTCAATGAAGCGGCTACAGGCTTGTCATACTCAGGCAAAGGCGGCACATTCTATGCTGTTGACACAACACTAACATCAATTGGTAACGCTGTTGCTCCACAGAACGTAGAAGGCTTTATCTCTGGCGTACTAAGCGGCACAGGTTCATTCCAAGCATACGGCGGCGGTAACATCAAGTTGACTAACTTGAACACATACACAGGTTCAACAAACGTTAAGTACTCAACTCGTATGACATACTTAGACAACGGCGGTCTAGGTACTGCCGTAGCAAACACAACACAAACATACGCTAGTACTGGCACAATTTCAATAGTAGGCAACACAGTTACAAGAACATTCAGCGCAGACAGTATGATGATCTTCCCTGTTACAAGCGTACCTACAACTTATGCGGCCAACTTGTTCGTAGTAGCGGGTGGCGGTGGTGGCGGCGCCGGCTCACTAGCAGTCAACGATTTATTGGTCAACGGCAAAGGTGGCGGTGGTGGCGCTGGTGGCGAGGTCATCTCAGCATCAGTAATCGTAACACCAGGTACAGTACTTGAGTTCACAATCGGTCAAGGCGGTAGTGGTGGTGTAACAGACAGTGAAAGCGGCGATCAAGGCGGCGCAACTACGGTTACAGTTATCGAAGGCTCAATGACTTATGCTAACGCTACACCAATCACATCGCTAGTAGCACGTGGTGGTCGTGGCGGCGGTGGCGGTCAGTCATTCACACAGCAAAACAGAGGCGGCGTGGGCTGGGATGTATCATCAGGCGGTAGTTCAACAGATACCGTCTACGGTGCTAATGACCGTACAGCGGCAGGTATAGGCATCACATCAACTATCTCAAACACACAGTTCGCGGTTGGCGGCGGTAGTGGTGGTAGTGCTAATCAAACAGGTACAACAGTAGCTAACGGCGCTAGCGGTGGCAACGGTAGCACAAACAGAAGCACAGACGCTACATCAGGTGCGTCGGCATCCTCTGGCACTGGTTCAGGTGGCGGTGGTGGTGCTGGTCAAAGTCATGGTCGTGCTGGTTCACCAGGCGGCAACGGCGGCAGTGGTCAAGTACAGATTCAATTCCAAACAAAACAAGGTGGTTCTCTAGCAACAGGTGGTGTATCAACATCAGCGGGCACTACAACAATTCACACATTCAGTGGCGATGGCTTATTCACTATCCCACTAACATCAACAATCTCTAACGTTCGCTATCTAATGGTAGGCGGCGGTGGTGGCGGTGCGGGTGTAGAGGACTCATCAACTACTGGTAGTGGTTGGGGCGGTGGTGAAGGCGGTGAAGTCAAGTCAGGCTTCATCACGGTCACCCCAGGTCAGACACTAAACATCACAGTAGGTGCTGGCGGCGGCTACACAAAAGTAGGCACAGCACTACGTGGTCAGAAAGGCGGCAATACAGTTATCTCTGGTCTAGGCTTCACGACACTAACAGCAGTCGGTGGTAACGGAGCATCCGCTAAGCCAGGCGGCACAGGCGGCCCAGGCGCTGACGGTGGTGCAGGTCTAACAGGCAACGGCGGTAACGGCGGCACTGGTACATCAAATGATATCACGGGTCTCACAGTATTCTACGGCGGTGGCGGTGGCGGTGGTCGAGGCACTTCAGGCACAACTGCTGGCTCAGGTGGCAACGGCGGTGGTGGTAGTGGCGGCGGTATCAGTCAAGTAGGCGCAAACGGTCTAACTGGCGGCGGTGGTGGCGGTGCTGGCGCATCAAACGGCGTAGCAGGTGCTTTCCCTGGCGGCAGTGGTGGTAAGGGCTTAGTTGTATTCTCATACACAACTCCTATCAACGCTTATGACGTAACAACAAACTCATCATATTCTATTGAGGGTGTATTTGAGCACGATGCTTACAACAATCAAATCTTTACAAACGCACTACAGGGCAATGGCTCATATGAGAAGAAGCGTTACACAGTTGATACATTCACAAACTTTGTAAATTTGGCTGGCAACGTCAAGGTTCAACAAGGTATTCTACGTATCGGCAACGGCTCATCTGCTTCAATGAACATGGGTAGTAACATTGAGACTTCTGATAACACAGAAACAATCTACTACTCACCAGCTACAGTAGCAAGTCGTTATAATGTGTATCGTCCAATCTCTGGTGCTGGTAACGTTATTTTTGACGCACCATCAAGTACTCAAGGTCAGTATTCATTGACTTCAACCTTGGCTGGCGTAACTGGCAACTTGATTATCAGAGCAAACGCTTCACTAATCGGCTCAACAGCAGTCAACTTCCCAGCAAACATCACTGTTGATAACGGTGGTGCCCTACACGCTAACTCAAGCGTATCTGTATGGAGTGGTAACGCCACGATAAGTGGCAACGGGCAAGCCTTCTACGGCGTGACTGGAGCTATCGGCATAGAGTCAGGCTCTACTCTCAGTGCTAATATCAAGATGCTTGCTGATAGTAAGATATACATCTATGCCAACGCCGGTTCAAACACCGCATCTACAACAACAATATCATCATCAATCACTGGTGATAAGATAATGTATCTACAGACGGCAACAATGAACCCAGTGTCACTAACTGGTAGCATTGATTCTACTGAGCCACTAACACTGGTCTCAGGTAACTACACCTTTGCTACAACATTCAGTACAAACCCATCTATGGGTGTTACTATACAGTCAGGCACTAACGTAATACTAACTGAAGATGTAACATGGGGTAATCTAAATTCAGATACTAACACCACAATCACTGCTCCTTCAGCAACAACAGTAATCTCATTGGGTTACAACAATCGCTCAGCGACAATGAGAAGTAACATCAAACTTGGCTCTATCAACAAGGTAGGTACAGGTACTCAAGCTATTGACGTTGACCTACTACCTACAACTCTAGCCAACGTTACAGGCAACACAACAGTAACAGCAGGTATCTTAGACGTTGGTGGCAACACTAACGGCGGTTATCTACCGTTCGGCAACATCAACGTTGCGGCTAACTCAGTGCTACGACTAAGCCGCACTGACTTGATTGCTAAGGGTAACACAGCAGTCAACGCTTTCCAACAAGGTATCCCACTCAATCAGAACCTAGTCGGCACTGGTAACATTGAGCTATACGGTAACATTCAGCAAAGTGAATGTACAGGCTACTATCCTGGTCTATACTACCCGGCACAAGAGAATCACACAATGCCAAACAACACTGGCTTCACTGGTAACCTACTAATCAATGCTGGTTCTAAGTGGTCAGTATTCTCTGACGTAGACCGATTCTCTAACGTAATCGTCGGCTCTAACGGCGCTCTACACTTGAAGGCATACTATAACGAGAGTGTATTCCGTGCTAGTGGTACATTCACTGTTCCTACTGGCACAACATACACGGCACAATACGTAGTCATCGGTGGCGGTGGCGGCGGTGGTGGCGGCGTTTACTATAGTTCTGGTACTATCAACTACCGTGCCGGTGGCGGTGGCGGTGGTGGCGGCATCGCAAGCGGTAGAAACACAGCACTAGCGCCAAGCACATACACAATCACAGTGGGTGCTGGCGGCACAAGCGGTCCTAGTCGTACAGACGGCACAGACTGGCCAACTCTAGGCGGTGTAGGCGGTACATCATCAGCGTTCGGTCTGACTGCTACTGGTGGTCAAGGTGGCAGAGCATCTACATATGCCGCTAACGGCTCTGTAGGTATACCAGGCGGTGAAACAGGCGGTCAAGGTCAGTGGTCATCAAATAACGGCACAGTCAACCAGAACGCTGGTCAAGGTGCTTTAAGTACAGTGACAACTGCTAACACATACTGGCAGTCAACTCGCTGGGCAACAGCTGGCTCAGGCGGTCTATCTGGTATCTGGACAGTAGTACAAAACTCAACAACAACCTCAGCAAGTCCAGCTGGCGCACTAGGTGCTCGTGGTACTACAGCACCGACCGTACCGACCGAATGGGGCGGCGGTGGCGGTGGCGGTGGCGTCACTCGCAATGCTGACAACACAGGGTTCATTACTCATAACGGTGGCGTAGGCGCTAACGGCGCTGTAGGTATCTTGTGGTACAACAACGCTACAGAGTTTGTATACACACCTAACGTCAGTATCACTGGCAACGGTACACAAGAAGGCGGCGTACAATACGGCGCTATCAACTGTACTGACGGTAACTGGAATCTAACAGGCAACATCACGGTCGCTACGACTGGCGGCGTTACTGACACTAAGATTTACGCTAACAAGCAGGTTCGCTTCACAGGTCAGAACATTACTGGCTCAGCAAACTTGAACATTGACGGTACAGCAGGTGGTTTAGTGGTCCTAGCAACTACTACTAACACAATGTCAGGCAACATCAAGTGCTATTACGGTCAGAACTTAGCGTTCAACACTAGTATTAGTACCGGTTGCTCAGCAAACATCATTGTTCAGGCATGGTCAGGTCAGAGTTCTACCCTACACATCGGCCAGACTGAGAGCAATATTGCCTTTACTACCTCTGGTAACTTGAACGTTCAAACAAACGGTCGTGTCAAGTTCTACAGTCAAGGAACTAACCAACTAAGTCGTATCAATGTAAATAATTTGACTGTTGGAACTTCTTGGACGGTTGATATCATGGGTAACTTGACACAAAATGGCACATATACCATCATTGGTAGTACTCAGACCTTACCATCTACAGTGCCATCAGTAGGCACAGTTCCAACTGGCAAGACAGTAGTGTTTAGTTATGTAAACGGCACAGGTCTAGTAGCGACAGTAAGCTAATATTCTGTCTGAATATATAGCAAAGACAGGCAATCGTAATGGTTGCCTGTTTTATTTGATAAATACAATATCAACCTTGGAAGCATAGAAAAAAATGGCTCAAAAATTCATAATCAAGTTACGTAGAGACACAGGCGCAAACTGGGCATCAGTAAACCCAGTACTAGCAAACGGCGAACCTGGCTATAACACAACAACAAACCAGATCAAAATGGGCGATGGTACCACAGCATGGTCATCACTACCTTATCTAAGTGCCGAATCTGGTAACATCATTCTAAACGGAACTTCGAACGTAGCTATCCCTGCTACTAACGGCAACATTACAATGGGCGTAAACGGTAACGCCAACGTAGTTGTTGTGTCTGAAACTAAAACAGAAGTCAAGGGTAATATGCAGATTGCTGGTAACTCAGTAATCGACCAAGACTTGTATGTTGCTGGTGATCTATTCGTAGGTAACAACCTAACAACAATCAACCAAACAACTATTACAGTTCAAGCACCTATGATGTACTTGAACAATGATGCTACTGGCGATACAGAAGACACCGGTATGGTCGGTATGTATAATGACGGTAGTACGAAGTATACTGGTATCGTTCGTGACGCTTCAGACGGCGTATTCAAGTTCTTCTCTAACTTGGGCACAGCACCTACTACAACAGTTGACTTCTCTGACACAAACCTCAAGTACGCTAACATCAAAGCGGGTAACCTACTAATTGAAGGTGGCTTGACTCTATCAGGCAACATCACTGCTAACAACATCACAGCAAACTTCTTCCACGGTGATGGTAGTAACTTATCAAACGTACCAGCTGGCAATAGAATCGTCAACGGTACTTCAAACATTATTGCTGAAATCAACGGCAACATCAACTTCTCTGCTAACGGCACAGCAAACGTTGTTCAAATCACAGACACAAACGTATTCATCACCGGCAACCTAGCAGTATCAGGCAAGACAAACTTAGGCGCTGTAGGCAACATCACAATCACTGGTGGTACCTCAGGTCAATATCTACAAACTGATGGCGCTGGCGCAGTATCATGGCAAACTGCTAATGCTACTCAACTAGCAAACGGCATTTCTTCTATTGCTATCCCTGTTGCTGGTGGCAACATCAAGATGAGTGTCGGTGGCACACAAGACGTAATTGAAATCGCTGACACAGAAGTTGTAATCACTGGTAATCTAACAACTACTGATGACGTAACTGCCTCAGATATTACCGCTACATCTATTCAAGGTGTTATCTCTAGTGCTTCAGCCGCACAACCTAACATCACTAGTGTTGGTACACTAACAGGTCTAAACGTTGACGGTGATGCTACATTCACTAACTCTGAAATCGACCTAGGTCCAGTTGCTAACCTACGAATCACCGGCGGTGTCGCTGGTCAGATTCTAACTAACGACGGCTCAGACAAACTAACATGGACAAGTCCAAGTGCTCAAAGTATTGAAAGTTGGGTACAAGCTAACGCTTACGGCGCAAACAAAGTTGTTCGTCACCTAAACGCTCTATGGAGTGCTAACGACAACATCCCAGCTGGTACAGCATTTGCTATCGGTACTACTGGTGCTACATGGACTGCTGTTGACCAAACAATGGGTCTAACACTAGTTACTATCACCGACCTATCACTATCAACAACACTAAACGCTAGTACAACAGTTGACGTTGCGACGGCTATCAACGTACCACAAACAACAAGTGGTATTCGCTTGACGCTACCAACACCAACAGATGCTACAAGAACTCGTACCCTATTCCTAAACAACACCGGCACAAGTTCTATTCTAGTACACGACTACACACTAAACCCAGGTTGGAGTGTTGTAGTTCTATGGACAGGCAGTGCTTGGTCCCTAGCTGTACCAGATCCAAACAACGCTACATGGACATTCGCAGACGATGCTTCTGGCGTAACATACAGTGGCTTGAGTGGCACAGCGTTTACAACTTCACTATCAATCTCTACATTCGCTACAGCAACAGTCAGTAGTGGTGCTAACGGCTTCGTAACTGGCGCTCTAACAGGCGCTGGTCGCTACATCGCTCAAGGCGGTGGTAACGTTATTCACACTGGTGTAAGTAGTTTCACTGGTAACATTACAATCGGCACAAACACAACCTTACGACTACAAGGCGGCGCTAAGATCGGCGGTATCAGTGCTATCTACGCTAACACAGTTGTAACTAACGGTACTCTAAACTATCAATCACTAGCTAACTCTACATTCCAAGGCGTATTCAGTGGAGTCGGCGGCGTTACAATGAACAGTAATGCTTACACAGTCAATATGACTGCTAACTCAACATACACTGGCCCAACAGTAGTTCAAGCTGGTAATCTAATCTTCGGTACTAAGGGCCAAGACGCTGGTTGGCACGCTAACGCTAGTTCTGTAACAGTTCTAAGCGACAACGCTACATCAATCGGTACTATTGAGTATCGCTCTGGCAGTTCAACAAACTTCTCTCGTGCTGGTCAAATCAACGGTAACGGTAACGTATGGATCAACGGTAGTGACGGCGTTCTACAGGCGGCAGGCGACTGGACAACAACAGACTTCAGTTCATTCTCTGGTAACCTAATCATTACTGGCGCTCGTTTCGGCCGCAATCAAACAGTTGGCCAAGGAAAAATCCATATCCGTTCTAACGGTCAGATGTGGTTGAGTACATCAGGTGCGGCTCGTACAATTACTAACGACTTCTATCTCAACTCAGCGGGTTGGCAAGACAGTGGTCCAAGTCGTTACGGTGCTATTCGTAACGAGAACGGCGCTAACGTTACATTCTCTGGTAACATGAACTTAGAAGGTTACGCCCTAGTTCAAACAATTGGTACTGTTTCTAACACAATCTTTACTGGTAACCTAATTCAATTAGGCAGTACTGATACAGTTATCGGCTACAGAACTCCTAACACAAGTGTTATTATGGAGTTGTCTTACCTCAGTTCTAACAACACAGGTTATACATACTTCTACGACGGTAAGTTCTTTGCTAATACTGGCACATCATTGAACCCTAACAGTGTTGTTGAAATTCAGAACGCCGCAAACGTAAACTTCATGGAGAGTTCTAACATTGGCGGCCTAATAGGTTCTTCATCAACAGTAGCAGTAGTTGCGTCATCTAAAGTATTGACAGTCGGTAACAAGAACGTTGATACATCTTTCCAAGGTTCGCTAACACAAACTGGTACTCTAACAAAGATCGGTACGGGTACGCAAACAATCACTGCTAACGTATCAGGCGCAGGCGCTACAATCATCAATGCAGGTGCCATAACATTCGGTAGTAATGCCGCATCAGGTGGTACACCATCAACAGGCGCAATCACTATTGCTAGTGGCGCTAACATGAACATTGATACTAGATACCTAACAGGCTCACCAGTTCAAATTGGTAGTCGTGTTTACAACGGTAGTGGTAACATCTACATTCGTGGCGGTCAAGGCATAACAGATGCAAGTACAGCACAACTCAACGCTGGTACAATGACCAACTTCAATGGTAACATTATTGTTGGCGCTGACTCAGAACTAATCACTGACGCTTCTACAAGTAACTCAGCCACAGCAGGTACTATCTATGTCAGAGAAAACGGTGGTCTGTTACTAAACGGCTCATCAACATTTAACACACAGCTTGACCTAAGTGGTAACGGATTCTTACGTCAGTCTTCACGCCATGGTGCTCTATATTCAAGTACTAGTAAGACAATCAGTTCTAACATCAATCTATCAGGTAATACCAAGATTATTAGTACAAGTGGCGGAACATCTACATTATCAGGCAACATCACTCAAACTGGCACTACACCTTATCAGATTGCATATGCTGCTAATAACAGTTCAACAACATCGTGGGTCATTACTGGTAATAACAGTTACTTAGGCAACACATTAGTTCTAGGTCAATACACATCTGCTACTATTAATTTCAACTCACCTAACTCAATCCCAGCTAACAGTAACGTTGTCGTAAGTAGTGCTTACGGTGGTTCTGGTATGACTACAAACTCTAACGTAACAATGGGTTCATTAGCAGGTGACTCTGGTACAGCTATCACATTGGTAGCCCCAACAGCTAACGGTATCGTTATCAAAGTCGGTAACGCTAACATCAACACAGTAGTCAACTCTACAATCTATGGTAACGGCGGTATCTCTAAGCAAGGTACTGGTACAATGATTATCACTACTAACTCATCATACGTTGGCGTATCACAAGCAACTGGTGGTATTCTACAGTTCGGTAGTGGCGGTAGTACAGGCTCACCAGGCGCTACAAGTACGCTAAACCCAGTTGCACCAGGCGCTATCTCCTTTAGACGTAACGACACTGCTATGTCTATCACATCAGTTCTAACTGGTAACGGTAACATTGAGTTCGACGGTAGTGGCACAGCAGGCCAAAGTGCTTACACACTATCAAGTAGTGACAGTTCAGGCTTCACAGGTTACATCAACATCAAAGCTAATGCTAAGTTGAGTACTGCTACTGCTTATGCTGCCGCTATCCCTGGCGTAAACGTTCATGCTAACGGTCAGCTTTACATCATCGGTGTATCACCATTCGCTACACCATTGACAATCGCTGGTAACGGTTGGTTAGAAGCTAACTCTACTCGTGAGGGTGCTATCAAAGTATCTGGTGGTACAGTTCTAACATCACCAATCACAGTGACTTCTACTTCAATGATTACTGCGGTTGCTACAGGCACATCTAACGTCAACTCAACAATCACGGGTACTGGCGTTGGTATGTCATTCAAGTCAGTTGCTCCTGCTGTACTATCACTAACAGGTACAAGTACATACGACGGTAACACATACATTACTGGTAACACACTAGCTACTTCTATCGTAAATGCTAACTCTACTACTGCTATCCCAGCAAACAGTAACATCAACATTACATCAACAATGTTCAATGTCAACGAGAACTTGACAGTTGGCTTGATTGACGGTACTGGTGACTTCTCTGTTGCGGCAGGTAAGACATTCAAGGTTGGTGGTCAGAATCGTGGCTACGGTGTCGCTGGTTACACTAACAACTTCCAAGGTCGTTGGCAAGCTGGCACTGGTAACCTAGAGAAGATCGGTACTGGTAACATTCACTTCAACAGTGGTTACACAATGAGTACTACTGGTAACCTAGTTCTAACAGACGGTGTTCTAACGCTAGGTAGTACAACAAACACACCTACAATCAACGGTGCTACAATCAACGTTGGCGCTCTAGGTACTCTACAGTACATCTACTCATCACCATCATCTATCATTTACTCAATCACAAACAGAATTGACGGTAGTGGTAAGATTGTATTCCGTGGTGGCTCTACAAGTGACAACAGAAGTACATACAGTCTAACATCACTAGCACCTGCTTCAACATACACGGGTGAAATTCAGTTGGTTGACCATGCTCGCCTACTACCAGGTACCCTAGGTGCCGCTGGTGCCGCTAACATCGTAGTTGAAGCTAACTCTGGTGTTGACTTTACACTCAACAACACCCTAGCTCTACACGACTACTATCTACGTGGCAACGGTATCGGTAACACATGGGGCGCTATTGCTCTCGGTGCTTCAAACATAACTATTGGTGGCAACATCTTCCTAGAATCTAACGTGAAGATTTACAACCGTCAGGGTGGTCAGTTTGCAAACATCAACGCTATCATTCAAGATGGTCAAACATCAAACAACACAATCACTTTCGCAACGATCACTAACACATCACCGTTGAGATTGAACAGTGTATCTACATACACAGGTAGAACAGTTATTGGTGACGCTTCAGCTATTGAAACAACAGTTATCAATGCGCTACCAACAACTACTCGTCTAACATTCAGTAACAGTGGTTCTAAGTACACGTTCAGTGCTAACGCTACAATCGGTAACATCGCTGGTGGCGACGGTACGGCTATTATTACTGCTCCTAACAACACTGTTCAACTAACATGGGGTAACACCGCTGACACATCAGCAGTTGTCAACGATACTTACATCGGCTCAATCACTGGTGGTAACCTACGTAAAGTCGGTGCTAACTCAACAAGTACAATCGTTGGTACAATCTCTACAACAGGCAGTGTATCAGTTGTCAAGGGTAACCTAGTAATTGGTAACGGCGTAAGTGCTAGTGGTGATATTACGGCCGCTAGTGAAGTCAACGTATCATTCGGTGGTAACGTAGTTTACTGGAGAAACGACACTGCCTTCACAACATCACGTAAGTACACTGGTACTGGTAACGTAGTGTTCAAGGGCGTAAATCAAGCTGGTAAGTCATCATACAAAACAGACATAGTTGATACTACAAGTACTCTAGTAGGTAACGTTTACGTACACGACGGCGCTCGTATGGTTATGGGCTCTCGTACATTTGCTTCATCAAGTACAGCTATCATTGTTGGTTACGACGGTACTAACTACTCTAATGCTCAAGTATTGGTCGATCCTACTGCTAACATCACTAATAAGCTATCTATTGCTGGTTACGGTTGGGCAGAAACTAACGGCGCCAGATATGGTGCCCTACGCATTGACGGTAACGCTACATGGAGTGGCGCTATCACGCTACTAGCTGGGGATGCTACATACCCTGAAGCTAGTATCTATCGTTTTGCTCAAACAACAACACTAGACACAACTATCTCTGGCAACATCAGTGGTAGTGGTAACTTAGCACTATATGCAAGTACTTCTACTGGTAATCTAGTTATGTCTGGTAAAGGCACATATACTGGTAACACATATGTAAGTGGCACCGCTCGTGTAAGACTATCTGGTAACGGCGGCTTCTCACCATCAACAGTTGTAAGACTCGACAGCGGCGGTGTAGTGTACCAAGAAGCTAACGTAACTATCGCTGGTCTAACAACAGTCGGTAGTACTACTAACGCTGTTTACCTAATCGGCAACAGTACATCTAAGACCTCAAACTTGACTATCAGTGTGCCAACAAGTACAACAAGTACTTGGCACGGTAACTTGAGAGGCTACGGTAATCTAATCAAAGCTGGTGACGGTACATTCGTACTAGGCACAACAACAACATCAATATATGATAACAGTGTTGTGACAAATGCTGGTACCTTAGATATCGGTATCGCTGGTAACGTAAGTGCTGGTACAATATCTATCGCCGGTAATCTATCTATCGCTAGTGGCGCTAACGTAAACATCAAGCAGTCACTCAGTGGTAACAACGCTGGTATGATGTCTATTCCTAAGATCGACGGTGCTGGCAACCTAACATTCTCTGGTAACACATCAGCAACATCAGGTACAATTCACGGCTATCTAGTCAACACAGATGCTAGTGGCTTTACTGGTAATCTAAACGTCAACAACGGTGCTAACATCGCTGTCAGACCAGGCTTCTTCACAGGTGGCAACCCAGCTATCACAATCAATGACGGCGGTACAATGTACATCGCTCCTAAAGCTGAACTAGCAACAGTTACAGACACGGGCGGTTGGACAGTACCTACTGGCGTAACAAAGCTCAGTGCTCTAGTCATCGGCGGTGGCGGTGGCGGTGGCGGTGGCGGCACGTTCGGCTCAGGTGGTGGCGGTCAAGGCGGCGCAGGCTCTATCGGCAAGCGTATTATCGACCTACCAGTAACTGGCGGCGCTACAGTAAACTTCACAATCGGTGTCGGTGGTGATGGCGGCACAGGCGGCCCAATCTCTAACACAAACACACCACCAAACGCTGGTACTCAAGGCGGCAACACTGTTGCGTTCGGCTTCACATCAGTCGGTGGTTATGGCGGCAAAGAAGCTGTTCTATCAAGTGGCGCTCCATTCGCTACACGAGTCAACAATAACCCAACAGGTGGTGTAGGTGGTCGTGGTAGTGTATGGGGTTCAGCAACACCTGGTCACTCAGGCGGTGACGGTGCTCAAGTCATCATCAACGGTACGACATACGTATTCGGCGCTGGTGGCGGTGGTGGTAATCACGCTAACGGCACAGCGGCTACAAACGGCGGCACATCAAACGGCGGTGGTGGTGGTCAAGGCGGCGCAGTTGGCAACGCTAACGGCGGCAATGCTGGAGCAAACTCAGGCTCAGGCGGTGGCGGCGGTATGGGTACAGGCAGCGGCACATCAGGTGCTGGCGGCAACGGTGCGGCAGGTACGCTACTCATTCGCTGGTCAACAGGTGCCTTCCAAACAATCAACGCTTCATCAACAGTATTCGCTCCAGCAGGTGCTACAGGCTTCGAGTATGTACTAGTCGGCGGTGGCGGCGGCGGTGCGGCAGGCGGCTCAAGCAACGTAGGCTCTTCAGGTGCCGGTGGCGCTGGTGGCGAAGTAGTCAGTGGCTGGCATCCATGCGGCGCTGGTAGTGCTCTAGTCGTAACAATCGGCCAAGGCGGCGCTGGTAGTGCTAGTGTAGGTTCTAATGCTTCTGCGGCTGGCAACGGTGGTGGTCAATCAACTATCGTACTCGACAGCGAGACAATCGCTACAGCGGCAGGTGGTGCTGGTGGCAACGCGGCAAACTCATCAACTCAGGCAGCTATCGGCAGTGCGGCAGCATTCGGTGGTGGTCTAGGCACAGTATGGGGCTGGAACTGGGGCCAAACAGGCGGCACAGTACAGCAGTTCCCAGTGGCGGACACACAAACATCATACGGCTCAGGCGGCGGTGCTGGTGGCACTAACGTAGTCACAAACGGCTATACTGGCGGTGCGGGTGGTGGTCAAGGCGGCGGCGGTGCTGGCAACAGTGGCAACCCACAAAACGGCGGCAACGCTACGACATGGGGTTCAGGTGGCGGTGGTGGCGGCGGCTGTGGCAACACAACTAACGGCGGCACAGGCGGTCAAGGCGGTCGTGGTGCGGTTCTAATCCGTTACTTCAAGTCATCAGTAGCATCATCATTCGCCATGGCTGGTACAGGCTTCCTACTAGGCGGCGCCAGAATGAACGCTCTAGTGTTCACAGAATCAAGTGCTGAACTAACAGGCACAATGACTCTAAGTGCGGCAGCTAGTATCAACGTTCGTCGTGACGCTCTAATGGGCTACACTCGTGCTAAGATCAGTGGCAATATCATCGGTACAGCAGACTTGACAATCAACGGCGCTACAGGCAGTAGTTTGGCTGCTCAAGGTCACGTTACTATCACTAATACTAACTTGACATACAGCGGCACAATGATTGTCAACGGTCAGCTACGCTTCACAGGCAGTCTACCAAACGGTACAATCCGTGTTGCTAACGGCGCTAAGATTGCGTTCTCTGAGCTAATCACTACACCTACTACAACAGCAAGTGTACGTAACCTAACCTTAGACGCTGGCTCACGCTTCGTAGTATCAAGTGACGGTACATCAGTAGGTAGCGTAACAGTTACAAACACACTAACTGCTACAACACCTCTACTAGTTGATATCAACACTCAACTACCAACAGGTACATACACAATCATTGCTTACACTGGTACAGTACCAACAGCAACATTGACAACTGGTACAAACGTATCAGGCAGAACAGTGACATATGCTTGGGTAAACGGTACAGGTTTGAGAATGACTGTAGCATAACGGAGGAAACTCCTCTATCAAAGGGCCCTAAGGGGCCCTTTTCTATTTGACTAATCTCCAACCCTTACTTGTTTTTAGTCTACCATTTATCAACGAATATGGATCAATGCCATATGTTTTAGCCATATACGACTTAGTTTGATTTATTACGATGCCGTCTTCATGCTGAAATGTGTAAATTGTATTGTCAAAATTTGGGGCTAATTCTCCGACTCTTTTTGCTCTAGATTCTTTCCACTTTGTACTATGAATGCCAGCAAGATAGCGTTTTCTTATTTCTGGATCCCACATCGCCTTTTTGGTGTTCTCACTAACTTTCTGCTTTACGCCGGGCAGATGAATAGGATTATTAGTTAGACATAGTTGACGCTTTGCTTCTTTGATGTGTGGTAAATTGTTTGGGTTTTGAGCACCGCCCCATCCACCCGCACCCTCTTCTGGTACTAAATTTGCCCATATTTTTCTGCCGCTCTCATCTACAGCGTTTACTACATCCCATAGATTACTATAGTATACTCCAAGTTCACGAGCCTCTTCGTTGGTTCGACATTCGTGTAATATCTCTGTATGAACGTCATTCCCATGCTCTTTTATATGACGAGTCCAATATATACCTGATCCTTTATATTTGTGAGGATCTTTGGCATTCGTTTTACCTAGATATTTTAGACCGGTAACTTTATGAGTTTTGATGTATAGATAAATAGTCATGCTGACTTGCTCCTTATTAGCAGTTAGAGTGGTTGGGGAGGTGAGAGTCTCGTGAACCACACTTTTATTTATCCAAAGATCAATTTGCTAGATTTTTAGATAAATAATAGTACACAACACAATTCTGTGTTTCGCATTGTCATTTTGATGATGACGGCGGCTAGAACCCGCAAATAACAAAAAGGAGGTATCCCGTGGGGAGACCAATTAAATCAATCAAAACAGGTGGCGCTACAGTAGGCTATAACAACGCGGCAGGTTACGGCATCGTCGGTGGTAACACTGGCACAGGCGGTAATCAAATCGTTGCTCGTGTAAAGATCGGCGCTAATGCTGAAGCTAACGGCTTCATCGTTCGTCAAAAAGGTGCTCGTAAGTTCTTAGTTAGTGACGGCACTAACGAAGGCGTATGCGTACTAGCTAACACAGCAGATGGTTCACTAGCTAACGATACAATGACTATCACTGCTACCTTAGCCGACGCTTCAACAGTTCGTCTATCAAAGATCGGTGCTCACTCAGGTGCTGACTTTGCTGGTAACGGCTACAACTTGTCATTCGGTGCTGCAGCAGCCGCTGTCAATGCCACTCAAGTTGACGGTACACGCTACCCAGTAGCATCAGTCGCTACAGCCTAATACGCTCAACGACATAACAAAGGGACCTTACGGTCCCTTTTGTTTTAGTGCTTCAAGAATCAGCGAAATCTTTTGCTGAATGATAGGGTACTGTACAGTAGAGAACAGACCCGAATGTAGCGGCCGAGGAAATGCGCCCCACTCGCACCAACAATACGCACAGTGCTCGTTATTCAATCGCGGTACAAACTCATCATCAACTGCTACAAAGAATGTATGATACTTGAACGTGCCGTTAGTGTAACACTCAAGCGGATACAACTTGAAATCATCCTGCCATGTTGAAATCTCTTCTGAGCACTCACGCTTTAGTGCTTCACGTAGCACTTCACCGCGCTCAATCTTGCCGCCAGGTATGCCCCAACACTGCTCACGATCATTACGAAGCAGATATAAGACACGATTAGTCGAGGTAGAGTAGAACAATACACCGACAGCATTGATAGGTCTTTTTTTGGATTGATTCACAAGTATAAATATGGTTGCGGTTCACGGACTTCGTACATCCCAACCACTCTAACGCTATAGAGGAGCAATCAGCATGAATATTTATACTAATATTCCATATACATATAGAATAGGTTGGTCAAAAACAGGTATGAAATATTACGGCGTTCGCTATGCCAAAGACTGTCACCCATCCGATCTTTTTGTTACATACTTTACATCAAGCACATATGTTGCTGAATATATCAAAGAACATGGCTTACCTGATATAATTGAAGTAAGAAAGACGTTCTTGGGAGAAAATAGAGTTCAAAAATCATTATTATGGGAGAGTAAAGTTATTCTCAAGATGAACGCCCCAACGAGAAGTGACTATTTGAATAAGTGGGGTTATAAAGGCAACTGGGATCATGATTCTATGGTCAAACATAAAATCAATACTATATCAGCTATGAATACGGAAGAAATGAAAGAACAATGTAAAAATCATGCTACTAAGTGTTGGGAAGATGAAGAATATAGAGAGAAGCAACGCATAGCAAAATCTAGCGCGGAATATAAGCAAAAACTATCGGCTAGTATTGCAGAGGGAATGGCAAATAGTCAAAATGTGGCTAGAGGTAAAAATCACTACAGATATGATCAGAATGTGTACTCATTTATTCATGAAACTGGTATCATAGAACATCTAACAAAAAATGAAATGATAGCAAAATATTCTCTTAGTGACTCCCATCTTCCTTCTCTAGCTAACGGAAAGCTAAAGAGTCATAAGGGTTGGAAAATGTTACGGGATACTAAATTATAATTCTCCACGAGCCCTGGCTATAGTACCCTTCCACGCACTTGCGCCATGTGCCGTTATTCCAGCGATATTGAATGCCCGTAGTATTGTTTGTAACATAGTGAACAGTAGTGTTAGTATTATTGTCGAATGAAACGAACCAAGCGTTACCGTCAACACGAAGACTAGTCGCATTTACTAAACCCGCTATCAACGCAGTGTTGATAGTGATAGTATTGCTATTATAGTCAACAGCAGTTACAGTACCTAGTAGTCCGTTAGTAGCAACATCACGAATAGTATAACCGGACACCATTCTACTTGCGTCTTGTAGCACTATGCTTGTAGTGCCGGTTGCTTGAGTACCAGCAACAGTAACATTGAAAGTAATAGCGCCGAACTCAATGATATCATTAGCACGAGCACCGTCAGTCAATCCTGGCCAAACAGCCGGATCAACTGCGCTTTCTTCACGCTGACGAGGTAGAGGTTCAATCAATAAGTAACGCTGACCAGCAGTCACAGCTGGTAGATCATTGCCAGGATAGCGTTGATGCGGGTCGATAATCATATCAACAGGGTCAAGTGTATCTGAAGGTAATGTATCAGTGTCGATTGTGTATGTAATCAAGCGGTCATCAGTAGTATCATAGTCAATAGTGCCGATGATTTCAGTTTCCATCCACTCATTCTCAAGCGCAATCTGCGAAACACCTGGGCGCATCTTGCCGTAAGCGTTTAGAATACTGTGCCAGTAGACTTCAGTGTTAGGGCCGACCGTCGCACTCTCAAACTGCGTATTGTCGTCGATAGGTAATGAAGCCGGTAGAATCTGTAGTTTGTTGCCCACTAATAACAACTGATAACCGTAAGGCGTAATCTTTTGACGAGTGCCTAACAGTAACTCATCATCTTTCATATCAATGAGAGCACTACCCTTGTAGATACTTGCGATAACTTTCTGAATCAAGCCCAACTTGCTGACCTTGATAGGACTAGAAATCCAGATCGGCATGTAAAACTTCCAAGATGTGATATCAATAGGGTTGCCAGTACCTTGAGGCACACTACGACTAGTCCAGTTCAAGCCATCTTGATACACAACACTCAAACTTGTCCAGTCTAAGTAGTTGTCAGTGCTTTGAATTTCTAAACTAGGGTTGAAAAGAGAGCCTAACTGTTCGAAAATCTCAAACTTCTGCTGGCTACTGCTTGTCCAGATATCAACAGTCACTCGCATAGTGTAGGGCACCGGCATAGGGCGCTCAACAGTGAACGCATTGCCCTGTACAGTCTCATATTGACCCGTATCACGATTGAAAGAACGCTGACGAATAGTGCTTTTGTCGATGTAGTACGGCTCTTGTGTGCGGCGCTGATCATACTCCATGCCGGACACATAATAACTAATCATGGGCACCGTAGGCATAGTAGACGCACTGTTTTGATTCAGCACTGCGGCTGCTTGACGACTCATATCGCCGTACATAACCGGCACACGACGAAGAATAGGGTTGCCCTTCTGATCGCTGCCGAACTGCACGTCTAACAGAGAGAAAATAGTGCCGAACTGAGTCAAAAATTTGCGACACTGCGAGTCATAGAAATAATCCATGTAATATTGTCCTTGAGATACTTTATTTATCGTGCTATCTGCCGACGACTAAGTAAGACACTATGTATATCACACTAACAAACGCAAGTCCAGCGTTCAAGGGACAAAAAGTAGCCATCGACTCTAAGGTCGTTATCTCTGTTTTCGCTAATGAGGTCACTCGTGAAGACGAAACTAAAGAGGAAGTCACATTTATCTTCTGCCCACCTCACGGTACCTGGGAAGTAAGCGAGACAGTCGAAGAAGTCGTAGCTCAGCTAAATCAACAGTAATTACTGCTTTAGAGCGTTCGAAAGACCCTGGCGACTTGGGATAGTAGAGCCATCTGCTAGAGTCACAGTGCCAGTGTTGTTGATAAAGTTGCTCTTCTGGTTAGTGCCCTCACTAGCAAAGCCTGGAGCAACTCTGACCTTTTCGCTAATCTTGATCCATAGCTGACCGTCCCAACGATACAGTTGTTGAGGCGCATAGTCAGTGCGCAAGAAGAAGTCGCCAACTTTAGGTGCTACAGGGAACTCAATACCGCTACCTGCTGGTTCACCGTTAGGCGCACTACCATCGCCACTACCATAGCCAGCTAAGTAGCCGAAGTTACGAGGTGAAGCACGACGAATGTACTGGAAGCGTGGGTCAGCATCTGCGCGGAAGTCGATACGATTGTCAACAACTTTACCGTCGCCGAAATCAAACTCAACAACAGTCTCATCAACAACTGAAACAAGTGAAGGCGTACTTGTTTCCATGTATACGAAGTCTTCATACACATCAGTAGCACTAGCTGGTCTAGTGTTCAATCTAGTCCAATCACTAGCATAGAAGCCTGTAGTTGAACTAGGGATATCATTCAGCGCACGATAGTAATAAACTGCGGCTCTTCTACTGCCAGGAATAGAGCGACGAACAACATCGCCCTCGCTATAAGCAGTTGAACCTGCCCAGTCAGCATAATCAGCACCGCCACCAGTGCCAGTAACTAACTCTGAAACAGTTTCAATCTTAGTAACAGTAGTACCTTCAGCAAATACACGAGTTCTAGTACCACTAACATCAACAAACGAACGAATTTCAGTACCTTCTTTTAGATTCGAAGTGTATGTCATCAATTTGAATCGTTTTGCGCCCTGCTTAGTAGCAAAAGTAGTCACACTCTGATAGATACCATAGAAATCGTAAGCAATTTCTAACTCTTGACCCGCCGCAATCTCTTCTAACAACTCATTGCTAACAGTAATAGTCTTTTTAGTCTTATCAATAGCGGTAATGCGAGTGCCATCAGCAAATAATGAAATCAGGGTACCGTTAGCAGTAAGCACACTGCCCTTGATCAACAAGCCAGTGTCTAAGTCGTTGTTCCACTCAAGCAACTTGATGATAGTTGTCTTAGCACGGTTCTGACTAGCAGTGATGTAAAAGCGCAAGTATAGGTCACTTGTTGCGTAAGTGTTGTCAGCAGTACCATAAGGACCAGTCTTGAGACTGTCAGTGTAGATAGTAGCAGTTAATACTTGACTGCCGAATGTTCGACCACTACCAGTGTCACTACGATCAGCACGTAGCGTACCTGTAGCAAACACAACACGATTGCCACTTGCTAACTTACCGGCAGTTTCTCTGCCAACTTTGATGCCGACACTGCTGTTCTTGAAACGCTTGCTGTTGAATAGCGCAACAGTACCGGTGCCCTCTCTGATAGGAAGAGCAGGACCAGCACTACGATTTGTAACAATATCAACAGGAATGTCAGGTGTACCTGAAGTAGTAGACGGCACTAAGTACAACTGACTGTTATCAAAGCCGGTATTCGGCACCATACGAGCCGCTTCTGCTAAGATAGCATCATTGACTTCAAGATTCTTATTGTATGTGCTGATAATGTCTTTGAGTGAACTAGCAACATCAACACGCCACCACTCAGTGTTAGTAGGTTCGATGCCTACAGGAACAGGTCCCTTTATTGGTGTGTAATTTTTACCGCCATACTGTACAGTATAGCCGACGGGATACGCAATAAGAGGATCCCAGTTGCCCATGTAGTTGTCTTTCTCTACTGGTGCTGTTAGAATGTTAGCAAACTCTTGACTATCTACTAGCGGCTCACACTTGATGCGCCATAAGTGAGGATACCAAGTTTGAGAGAAGCCTTCACTAGCATAGTTAGCGTCTGTAATCTGATAATAACGGCGTAGCGAAACTGGAATCGCCTCATTGAGCGGATGATAGTCGGTCAAGTGCGGTAGTTCAAACACATCACCTACCATTAGCTTACGACCGATCAAATCAATCATATCGTTATAGTGTACAGTGATGAAAATCACATCATTGGTCAAGAATAGACCGAATTGACTCAAATCAAAGTCGAGATTTTGGACATTATAGTGACCGCGCAGACGATAGATGTCTTGCTCATATACGCGGTTGCGGTTTTCCATAAACAGCAAGTCTTGGATAGCAAGAGGATTAGGAGAAGTATTCTGTGGTTGAGTTAGGTCGCTACTTTCGCCGTTATTTTGCGGGCCTAGATACTTGTGGACAAGCAGGTCCGTGCCACCAATTTGAAATTGTTCTTTGACCACACGGTCAATGTACTTGTAATTGTTGCCTTTGGTAGGCGAATAGAGCGATAAACGTGGCATAGTCTAGTATTTATCTATGGATTGATCCAAAAATTGTTGACTTCCTTACAAACCAGTGATACACTACAACTATCGTTTATAAAGAACCTTATGGCAACCAAACCTTCAAAAAATAACAGTTCCGGCACTGATAAGCATATCGCTAAAGAGCTACGTCCTAATCAGGCAGAGACAAAATACACAGGCGAAGAGCCCGTATTCTATATTCAACCCGACGAAGACCTGCGCCGCGGCATCCTAGTCAGGTCGTTCAACTGGTACAGCAGATATTATGGCACAAAACAAGCCAAAGAAATGCTGGTCGACTATGTTCATCAAACAGACAAGACAAAAGCAAAACATTTAGCCCGAGTAGCAGACAGCGAAGTGCTAACAACGTATGCTTGGCTTGCTCGTATGTCGATGCGCGGCTTAGACCTGACTCCTACCGAACAAGAACGACTTGATGCTGAAATCGCCCGCTTACTTGTTGCGACAGCTAAGCCTCAAGAAGAAATCAAGTCTGAAGAAAAACCGGTATCTAATCGCCCTTCTATTCAAGACATTATGAAAGAACGTGCTCGTGAAGCACAAGGCGAATTAGAAGGCATGTTTGACGAGTTTATGACGCTTGATCAAAAAGTTGATTCTAAAAATCGTGTGATGCGGGAACTAAGCGACCGCAACATCATGCCTCAACATATTTCAATCCTAGTTGATGTGTGGCAAAAGAAAATCAACGAATTTACTGAAGCACTTGACACCAAGGATGCGCAACTACGTGAAGCATACGGTCATTTTACCAAGACACAACTCAAAAACATCATCAAGTTCTGCGAAGCAATCGTAGCAGACTTACACGGCTACTCATCGGTCAAGAAAGCAAGCAAAGCACCACGTGCTCGTAAGGCAGTTCCTGTTGAAAAAGTCGTCAAGAACTTGAAGTTCCTCAAGAAATTCGAGGATGCTACTAACAAGCTCAATCTTGAAAGCATTTCGCCAACTAAACTACACGGCGCTAGTGAGTGCTGGGTTTACAACACCGCTAATCGCAAGCTAACTCACTATGTAGCAGACGACTATGCTAAATCATTCACAGTCAAGGGCAATTCTATTCTTGGCTTTGACAAAGTAAAGTCGGAGACTAAGACCCTACGCAAGCCTGCTATGCTAACTGAGTTTATGAAAGTAGGCAAGCCCGCTAAGCGTACACTCTTCAAAGACTTGACTACAACTGCGACCGAACCTAACGGTCGTTTCAACGAAAATATTATTATCTTACAGGCTTGGTAATGACTGACGAGCAAATCGCAAACGTATTCACTGTATTCATGGTAGTATTCGGTATGCTAATGGCACTAATCGCTGGATACTATATGGGATATAATGACGCAAAAAGACACAAGGAAACAAAATGAACTTACAGGAATACAATGAACGTAAGAAATATATTGATTCTCTCACGAAAGAACAGCAGTATGAGTGGTATCAAAAAGTCAGAGAGTCGTTGCCTAAACTAAGGACATTTATGTCCGATGAGCAAGTATCTGAAATTATTGCCGCAATCGAAAATTATGAACAAAGAAACGGCATTCAATGAAAATATTATTATCTTACAGGCGTTCTAAACTATGATTGACTTAAACAAATATCAAGACTTCGTAGAGGCAGTGACCTCTAAACCCTCAAATGACCTCACAACATTTATGAATCGTTGTGATGAACTAGATGCTAGTTATGACTCAGAGGCAAATAAACACGGCCCTGATATCAATGTACCTCTTCTACTAACCGCCGCATTAGGTCTCGCCGCGGAGACGGGTGAGTTCTGTGAGATTCCTAAAAAGATGTTTTTTCAGGGCAAGCCTCTAACAGACGATAATGTATTTCACATGAAACGTGAACTAGGCGATGTGATGTGGTACTGGATCAATGCTTGTAGAGCACTCAATCTAGACCCTAACGATGTTATCGCCGAGAACGTCAGGAAGTTAGAATCTCGCTACCCAGGTGGCTCTTTCGACGCTCATTATTCAGAGAACAGACAAGACGGCGACCTCTAAGAGATAAATACCCTATTACATATAGGGTATTTTTACATGGCAACGCTACAAGAACTCAAGCAACAACTGTTCAAAAACGTCGAACTCCGTCTAGGCGGCGGTATGGTCGACATTGAACTCGACCCTGAACATTATGAAGCCGCGTATCAGTATGCTTTAGCAACTTACAGACAACGAGGCGCTAACGCTTACGAAGAGTCATACTCACTACTACCGCTTGAAAAAGACAAAAGCGTGTATGTGCTACCGCAAGAAATCACCCGTGTTCGTCAAGTATTCAGACGCACAATCGGCCTAGAAACCGGCCCAGGCGCCACATCATTCGACCCTTTCTCATCTGCGATTCTAAATACATACTTGCTCAACTACAACTACAGTGGCGGTTTAGCAACCTATGACTTCTACGCAGGCTACATTGAACTTGCGGCTCGTATGTTCGGCGGATATATTATTCACACATACAACCCCGTCACTAAAGAACTCAAACTTGTTCGTGACTTCAAGGGCACAGGCGAACAAATCCTCTTGTGGACAGACAACCTCAAACCTGAAATCACACTCTTACAAGACCCTACTATCGGACCATGGATGTATTCCTGGACAATCGGTCAGTGTAAGATGATGATCGGCGAAGCTCGTGAAAAGTTCTCGACAATCGCAGGACCTAGCGGCGGCACAACACTCAACGGCGCACAAATGAAGGCCGAAGGTGCTAAGATGCACGAAGACCTCTTACTCGAACTCAAAACATATGTTGACGGTTCAATGCCGCTAACTTGGGTACAAGGCTAAACATCCAAAATCTATTGCCTTTTGGCCGCAACAGTGATACAATAACATATCACTAACTAAAACGGCAAACAAAATGGATTTGATGGTAGACCTTGAAGCACTTGGCAAGAAAGACCACTCGGTTATCTTGACCATTGGCGCACAACTATTTGATGTTGAACAACAAGGTTGGATCACCGAGCCACAATGGGACCCAGTCACCCAAGCCCACTATCTACCATACATGAACGCTCGTATTGAGATTGACGAGCAAGAAGCTATGGGTAGAACTACAGACGAAGGCACTATTCGTTGGTGGGCAAGTCAATCACCAGAAGCGCAAGAGGACGCATTTTCAGAGGAAGGCAGAGTCCCTCTAAGAGATGCTCTACTTCAACTGTCGGTAATGATGCGAACGTGTCGCAGAGTCTGGTCAAAAGGCATCACTTATGACTATCCTATGATTGAACATGCTTATGATTCCTACAAACTACCACTACCATGGAAATTCTGGGACGTAATGGATGCCCGCACAGTCTATCGCTTAGTGCCCAAAGAAGCACTGGGTGATAAAACAGTCAACGGCCACATTGCCCTCGACGACTGCCGCAATCAAGTTGTGATGCTACAGAAGGCTTTCCGCCATCTGAACATTGGACGAATCAAATGACACAACCACGAATCATATCAATCTCAGGCTTTATCGCAAGCGGTAAAGACACGGTAGCAGACTATCTCTGCACTCATCACGGCTTCAAGCGAGTATCATTCGCAGGCGCACTCAAAGACGCCGCCTCATCAATCTTTGGCTGGGACAGAGAGATGGTCGAAGGCTCAACAAAAGCCTCAAGAGAGTGGCGAGAGCAAGTAGACACATGGTGGGCACAACGCTTAGGTATGCCTCATCTAACGCCGCGTTGGGTGCTACAAAACTGGGGCACCGAGTTGTTCAGAAATCACTTTCATCAGGACATCTGGGTAGCATCAGTAGAGAACAGGCTCAGACAATCTAAGAACGATGTTGTTATCACTGATGCCCGCTTCGCAAATGAGGTCTATGCTATCAAAAACAGCGGTGGCACTACAATCCGTGTGACAAGAGGCCCGCTACCCGACTGGCATGATGCGGCCGTAGCGTACAACAAGGGCGAACTTCGCAACACAAAGTGGGCAGTATCTAAGCGAAAGCTAGACGAACTAGGCATTCATGCCTCGGAGTACAGTTCAGTCGGTCTCAAATACGATCATCATATCGACAACAACGGTACGATTGACGACTTACACGCAAAGGTCAATCAGCTTCTAGGTCACCAGGACGCCACGTAAAATACTTGCGCTTCACAACCTCGACACAGTTGAGGCATACAGAGCGCAAGTTCAACATAGCACTGTCGTTCAGGTTGCCGTTCAAGTGCCACACGGTCATCTGACTGCTGTAGGCCGATCTAAAGCCGCAGATATCACAAGCGGCCTTCTTCTTATACCCGTCTAACTCCCAGCGCGGCTTCTGCGGCATCAAGTTCTTATTCTTGCGAATACAACTATTACATCGACTGCGATAGTATCGTTTATCGTTGCGATAGTACGCAGGCGCTCTTGGATTCTTATTACAGACGGTACACATTGGTCTCATAAGCGTATTTATGATCAACTCTACTAGTAGAGGCTGATATAGACCATTTTTGACAGCTTTACGCTAAATATCAATAGTGAAATGATTCACACATTTATTTAGACATAAAGGAAACAAAAAATGGCACTAGTATCTCCAGGTTCCCAGGTAACGATTATTGATGAAAGTCAATACTTACCAGCCGCGCCAAACTCTATTCCACTAGTTATTCTAGCTACAGCACAAAACAAAATCAATGCTAGTGGCACAGGTGTAGCTTCTGGAACAACAAAAGCCAACGCTGGCAAGCTATATCAAATCACAAGTCAGCGTGATTTGGTTACTTACTTCGGTAACCCATTCTTCTACAAGACAACAAACGGTACACCTATCCACGGTTACGAATTGAACGAGTACGGCTTACTAGCTGGTTACTCAGTTCTAGGCAGCACTAACCTAATATACGCTCTCCGCGCAGACATTGACTTAGGTGCTCTAGTAGGCAAGACAAGTCGCCCAAGCAGTGCTCCTGCTAACGGCGCATGGTGGTTAGACACTGGCTCAAGTACATGGGGCGTATTTGAATTCAACGCTTCAACAGGCGCTTTCACAGCCAAGTCACCAATCATCGTTACATCTGAGAACGATATTGACGCAAGTGGCGCACCACGTTCAAGTTTAGGCGTTGTTGGTAGTTATGCTGTTGTTCTAACAACTACAGCAGGCGCACCAGACAGTTACTCAACTTACTGGTACAAGTCACAAGACGCATCAGTTACACCAGCTACAACAGCTTGGGTAGCAATCGGTTCACCTGAATGGCAAGGCGCATGGCCAGTCGTTCAATCAACAGTAACTTCACCAGCACTAACTGGTACTACTGCTGGTAATCTAGTAATCTCTAGAAACGGCGTTACAGCTACAATCACAGGTACAATCAATGACGGTTCAAGTGGCACAGTTGCTGGTCGTGTTCTAACAGTAACATCAGTTGCGGCTGGTGCTACTGCTCTTCAAATCGGCACACTAATCACTGGCACAGGCGTTCCAGCAGGCACATACATTGATGCTCTAATCACTGGTACAGGTTCTACAGGCACATATCACTTGAGTCAAAGTGCTCTAGTAAGTGCAAGCGTTGCGCAAGTAACAGCAAGTATCGGCGCCGCAGGTGCTAGTAGCAACACACTAACAGTAACTGGCGTTACAAGTGGTGCTCTATCAGTAGGCACACTAATCACTGGTACTTCAGACACAGTTGCAGCTACGGCACTAGCAAGTGGCGTTACATACACTATTAGCGCAGTCGGTTCTACTGACTGGACAAGTTTAGGTGCTACTGCTAGTTCAACATTCAGTGCTATGACAAGTCAAGGCGGCACAGGTGCTGCAGTTGTTACAGCAGTTCAGATGGTTGTTACTTCTACACCTTCAAATTCAGGCACAGGCATTTTTGGTCCAGGTCGCTATGTAACTGGCGGTACAGTAAACAACGGCACATACATTATTCAGCAAGACTGGAAGTGGACATCAAGTAGTCTACAGATTGCAGCAGCCGCAACAGCAGGTGATACACAACTAACACTAAACGCTGTTACAGGTCTAAGTGTAGGTGACTTAGTTCTAGCACTAAACAACGCTGGTACATCAGTTGTAGCAGGCATCCCAGCTGGCACAACAATCACCAACATTGCTGGTAGCGTAATCACATTGAGTAACGCAATCACAGCAGGCTTCACTACTACAACAGAGTTGACATTCTACTCACCAGTAACATCAACAACTACTACCGGTCTAGGCGGCCGCGGTATCTACAAGTTGAGCAGTCAAGTATCAGGCACAGGTAACGCACCTGTAGCAGGCTTCGCAATTCAACCAGCACCAGGTACACAGTTCACAACAACAAGTGCTGGCTCACCTACTTCTGGTACAGGTACAGCAACTATCTCTATTGCTAGTGGCACATACATTACCGCTCTAGGCACAGGCACTGGCGGCGCCGGTACTTACACTATCTCTGGCTCCCCACAGTATGTTCCTGCTGGTACAGTAAACGGCTACAGAAGTTCATTCAGTGGTCAACACGCATCACTAATCAGTTTAAGTAGCGGCAACACAATCGCGGCGATCATTACTGCTATCAACGCGGCACGAGTACCGTTCCTAACAGTAAGACGCATTGACAATCGCATCAATATGTACGTAACAGATGCGGGCGGCGAGATCAACATCGGCGGCGACTCAGTAACACTAGAAGCCCTAGGCATCACTGGCGGCGTAAAACGTGCTCCAGCAATCGCTTATGGCACTAACGCTAACCAGCCACTATGGAGAACAACAGACAGTACACCACGCCCAACAGGCAGTGTATGGGTCAAGACTAACGCTGTAAACGGCGGCATGAGTCTATCTCTAGGTCAGTACAGTACAACAACCGGCGCTTACGCAAGTAAGTCAGTTACTATTGCTACAAGTGATGCAGCAGTAAACGCGGCACTAGACAGTACAGGCGGCAAGAGTATTCCTCTAAACACAGTGTATGCTCAGTACAACACAGCACAAGGCGCACCACTACAGTTGTTCTATCGTGCTCAAACCGGCGCAAGTGCATTCACAGGTACAGTAAGTGCTCCTACAGGCTTCGTTGACGGCTCACAAATCGGTGTTCGTGTAAGTTCACCAGGTAGTAGCGAACTAACTGCTACAACAAGTGTTTATGTTGTAACAATCAACGGTTCAGCAACAGCTAGTGCTAACGATGCTACGACATTCGTTGACGCATGGTTGGCAGCTAATATCCCTTACACAGACTGCTACACAGACAGCATCACTGGTGCTATCGTTATCGAGCACACTGAGGGCGGCGTAATCATGTTGTACGATTCACCAAGTTTGAATTCAACAACTGCAGCGATCCGTGCCGCGAGTCCACTAGATATCGCCGGCTTCACGCCATATATGTTTGACGCCGCAACAGGCACATCAACAGGAACTCCAGGTGCCAAAGAAGGTGAATATCAGACAGTTAGTGCTACTGTTCGTTTAGGCATCACAGGTATTCTAGCAACAGGCGGTACAGGTTCAGGCGCAACATTCACTTTGACAACAAGCGGTTTCACACCTACATTTGGTGTATCTGCAGCAGGCGCAGCCTATGTTGTTGGTGATGTGCTAACAGTTACATACAATGGCACAAACTTCGGTGTCAAAGTAACTGGCGTAGATGGTTCAGGCGGCGTATCAAGCGTAGTACACGCAAGTGGCGTAGCAGTACCAGAGTACGCAGTTCAACTAAGTGCTTGGGAACAGTTTGAATACACAGCAGACGACACTGAGCCAGTAGAGAATCCAGCTGATGGCACCTTATGGTTCCACAGTGTAGTTAACCAAGTTGACTTGATGGTTCAAGTAAACGGCTCATGGGTCGGTTACAGAAACGCTCAGTTCGGCACAAACGGCATCGCATACGGTACAGGTTCAAACGCAATCTACTCTAACGGTGTAATCGTAAGTGCTAGTGAGCCAGAGCAACAACCAAGTGGTAGCGATCTAGTAAATGGCGACATTTGGCTAGACAGTGGCGACTTAGAGAACTACCCAATGTTATATCGTCGTGCTACAGTTGACGGTATTGCACAGTGGGTCAAGATCGATAACGCAGATCAAACAACTGAAAAAGGTATCGTATTCGCCGACGCTCGTTGGGGTTCAAGCGGCGCTATCGACCCAGTCAATGATCCTATCCCATCAATCGTAAGTCTAACAACAAGTAATTATGTTGATCTAGACGCACCTGATGCTTCCTTATATCCACAAGGTACAATCTTGTTCAACACTCGTCGTAGTGGCTACACAGTTAAGAAGTTTGTAACTAAGTACTTTACATCAAGTGCTTACCCAGACGCAGGTGACTACAACTCATCAGCACCTACAAACATCGCTAACCGCCCAGCATTTGAGTACGCATGGGTAACAGCAAGCGGCAACAAGAGTGACGGTTCACCTTACATGGGTCGCAAAGCACAACGTGCTATGGTAGTAAAAGCAATGAAGGCAGCAGTTGACAGTAGTAGTGAGCTACGTGAAGAAGCAACATTCTACAACTTGATCGCCGCACCTGGTTACGCTGAACTACAGCCTAACATGATCACCTTAAACAATGATCGCAACAACACTGCGTACATCGTTGGTGACACACCACTACGCTTAGCTAACGATGCTAATGCGTTGACAGCATGGGCAACTAATGCTAAGGGCGCTACAGGCACCGGCGACGACGGCTTCGTAACACGCAACACATACTTGGGCGTTTACTACCCAAGTGCTATCACAACTGACCTAACCGGTAGTGAAGTTGTTGTACCAGCATCACACATGATCTTACGTACAATGATTTACAACGACACAGTTGCTTATCCATGGTTCGCTCCAGCCGGTATGCGCCGCGGTGCTATCAATAACGTGACTAACATCGGTTATATCGACGCGGACAGTGGTGAGTTCCAAACAACTAAGAACCGTGTTGCTCTACGTGACGTTCAATACAGTAACTTCATTAACCCAATTGCTTACTTCCAAAACGTTGGTATCTTGAACTACGGTAACAAGAACAGTTACGACAGTCAAAGTGCTCTAGATCGTACAAACGTTGCTCGTCTAGTATGTTACATCCGTGACAGACTACAAGTAGCTGTACGTCCGTTCATCTTTGAACCTAACGATGCGCAAACACGCAGTCAAGTACGTGACGTAATCGTTACCTTATTCGCAGACATTAAAGCTAAGCGTGGTATCTATGACTACCTAGTTGTTTGTGATGACAGTAACAACACTGCGGCTCGTATCGACCGTAACGAACTCTGGATCGATATTGCTATTGAGCCAGTCAAGGCTATCGAGTTTATCTATATCCCAGTTCGTATTATGAATACCGGCGAGATCGGTGGATAATAGAAATGGTGGAAGACAGCGAAAGCTGTCTTCCATTCTAGATAAATAAGATTAACAGGAGAAATAAAATGGCTTTAACAGGCGCAAGTATTCTAAACGCAATGTCAGTACCAGGCTCTGACGGTACAGCAGGCGGCAAAGTCGGCTTACTAATGCCGAAACTACAATATCGCTTTCGTGTGATTTTCACTAAGTTAGGCTCTGATGATAAACCATTAGAAGTAACTAAGCAAATCATCGATATCGCACGACCAAACGTATCATTCCCAGAAATTCCAATTGAGATTTACAACAGTCGTGTATACTTATCAGGTAAACCAACTTGGGAACCAATTACATTCAACGTTCGTGATGATGTTGATGGTAACGTTGCTAAGCAAATCGGTAATCAAGTTCAGAAACAAATGGACTTCCAAGAGCAAGCAAGTGCTGCCGCTGGTATCGATTACAAGTTCTCAATGGGCATTGAGATCCTAGATGGTGGTTCAGGCGCATCAGTAAACGTACTAGAAAAGTGGGAACTATATGGTTGCTACCTAAGTGCTGTAAACTACAATGCTCTAAACTATGCTACAAACGAACCAGTAACAATCAGTTGTACAGTTCGTTACGATAACGCTATTCAGTATGATGGTACAGGCTCACGTATCGGTGACGCTGGTTACAACTTCGGTCTAAGCGTAGCAGGTAGCGGCATTACATCTTAATAGCACAACATGGCAGGATTCTTCCAGCAGTACTTAGGCGGGGTGATCGAGGGGGCAACCAATCCACCCAACCTAAGAACTTACGAACACGCATCAAAGACGTTTACAACAAACGGCTATCAAAATGCGCCCAAGCTGAAGTTCCTGTTTCATGTATACTTTGAAATCAATGACGCATTACTAGGCACAAACTCTGCCGCTTTTCCCGAAGCGCACTTGCCTGGTCTTCTTGTAAAAAATATCACCTTACCTAAGTACAACGTCACTCTAGCAGAGATGAATCAGTACAATCGTAAGCGTTACATTCAAACAAAACTCAACTACGATCCTGTCTCTATCACATTTCACGATGATGGTATGAACGCTGTCAAGCACGTGTGGAATAGTTTCTACAACTACTACTACAACGATGCGGGTACTGCTTCAGCAAACAAGACAACGATCAATACACGAAACACATACGAGAACGCTCTAGGTAATCAACAAAACTGGGGTTACTTAGGCGAGCCTAGTACATCAGCCGCCGCCGGTGCTGTTGGTCAACCTAAGCCTGCATTCTTCAAGTCAATCAAAATCTACGGCTTCAATCAACACAACTACAGTCTTTACACCCTAATCAACCCTATCATTGAACGCTTTGAGCATGATACATATGATTACTCACAAGCAACGGGCACGATGGAGAATCGTATGACTGTTCGTTACGAGACTGTAACTTATGAAGACGGTGCGCTCAGTGGTACTAATCCAGGCGCTAAAGTTATGGGCTTCGGCAAGTCAGAAGTATATGATACAACACTCAGTCCTATTGCTCGTCCTGGTAGTAACGCTACTATCATGGGCCCTGGTGGCTTAGTAGATGCAGCAGACGGTATTGCTAATGATATCAGCAACGGTAACTGGTTAGGCGCGGCAATCAAAGCTACAACAGCAGCCAAGACAGTCAAAAAGATGGATCTATCAAAAGCACTTACACAAGAAGTTGTTGGTGTTGCTGTATCGGGTCTAAACAATGCGGCCTCATCGGTTGTTAATGGCAGAGTATTCCCAGCACTAACAGGCACTAAGACAGCTAACGGCTCAACACCAAGCAATCAATCTCCTACTGCTACTGTTCCTTGATAAATATCTGCTGGAGAATCTTATGGCAGATCAAGTCAACATCTTAAACAACTTCTACAAAACAAATCTATCAATCGATGCGGCAACATACGATATTGTATTCTCATTCTTTGCTGAGCGTACATCAAATTCAAAAATCGCAAACACATTTACTGAGAACTTGTTTAGAGCATCAGCACAATCTGGCGTTGATGTCATGGAGTTGCTAGAAGCATTTGAAGACACTGATAAACTCAGAATGACTTTAACCTTAGCATACTACTTGAACACATTCAGTGACAAGACAGTAATGTATGGCGTTGCTAATGAGATTCAAGCAAATCAATTTGTCACTCGCAACATCATTAGATAATGGCATTCGCTCAGGGAATTTATGAAATAAAGAACCCGCAAAAATATGTGGGACTAGGTAAGCCTCGTTATCGTAGTGGCTGGGAACTTACTGTAATGATGTTTTTTGATAGCAATCAAAATGTAGTTCAATGGGCAAGTGAGTCAATTAGAATCCCTTATAGAAATCCACTAACCGGCAAACAGACAATTTATGTGCCGGACTTTTTTGTGATGTATCAAGATAAAAATGGCATGAGAAAAGCAGAATTGATCGAGGTTAAACCCTTAAAGCAGACATCAATTCAAGAAGCTGGTCGTTCTAGGACAGCCCAAGCCGCCGCAATAGTTAATCAAGCAAAATGGCAAGCGGCTAATGCTTGGTGCAAGAGAGCAGGAGTATCGTTTAGAGTTATAACCGAAAAAGATATTTTCAGAAACGGTGGCAAATAAACAGCTAAATATAGCACTATGTTTATTCAAAATAAGTATTATGGCATTTATACTAGATTGATTGCCAGAGCAACCTCACGACAGTTGACTACCAGAAACGAAGCAAAAAGCATTTTGGGCTACGTTGAGCGACATCATATTATTCCAGTTAGCATGGGTGGCAAAGACTCTTCCGATAATCTAGTTTTTCTAACTCCTAGAGAACATTTCGTTTGTCACATGCTTCTTGTTAGAATAACCTCAGGTCAGAATCATAAAAAAATGATTTTTGCCATGAATAAAATGTTAAATTCTAGTGATAATCAACAACGACATAACCCAACATCACATCAATATAAAAAAATGAGAGAAGATTTTTCTAAGCACATCAGTGAGATCAATTCCGGAAAACTAAAAGGACCACACTCTGAGGATAGAAGAAAAGCATTATCATTAGCTTCTAAAGGAGTTCCAAAATCAGAAACTGCGGTTTTGAATATGATTAAATCTTGGAATAATGAGGAACGAAAACAAGCATTGATCGCAAGAAATAAGCAATCAAATACACTTCATAAACTTTGGGAGAATGAATCCTTCAGAAACAAAATGGGTTCGTCCGCAAGCAAGCGAATGAAGGAAAAATTATCTAATCCAGATGTACTTAAAACATCCGTGAATAAATTGAATAAAAGTGTTGAATGTGAGCATTGTCAGCAAACCATGAATGTGGGCAATTACATCAGATGGCATGGCGAAAAATGTAAAGAGAGAATTATATGACCAGACAGCTACAGGAACTTTTTAACTTACCGGATGATTCAGAATCCGATGACATGGCTGATAGTCCTAAAATCAAAGAAGATATACCTCAAGAGTTTGTAACTCCAGAGATGCTTAGCGAAATCGAAAAGATTGAGCAAGCACTACCAGCAGTCAAGGGACTAGAAGCCTCTGACCAAGAGATGGACGAACTTAGCCTGGCTGCTAAGGGAGCGTTTGACAATCTCATGGACCTGGGTATGCAAGTAGATTCACGCTTCGCAAGTGAAATCTTCAACTCAGCAAGCTCGATGCTAGGTCACGCCATCACTGCGAAAGTAGCTAAGACTAACAAGAAACTGAAAATGATTCAGTTACAGCTACAGAAGGCCGACCTTGATCGTAAAATCGCATATCAAGAGCAGAAAAACGCACCCCCAGCTACGCCAGACGTACCCCTAGGTGAAGGTCAAGTGCTTGATAGAAACGACTTGATCAAACAAATTCTAGCGCAAAGTAAGGCCGATGCTGAAGCGGCGCAATCTAAACCGCCTGAAAATGATAAATAAGATATAACTGGAATATTCCCCTATGAAATCATTTCGTACATACTTAATGGAAAGCGCAAGAACCTACAAATACAAAATCAAGGTTGCTGGCGATGCTCCTAAAACATTCATTCAACTCTTCTGTGCTAATCTACAGAAGTATGACCCTGTATCAATCGGTGAGGCTAAATCAACGCCGATTCAAAGTGACCCTTACGGCTTTGAAGGCCTAAAAGATCAGTCAGTCACAATGTTCGACGTTGAGTTCAAGTACCCAGCTACTGAAGCAATGATCAAACAACTAGCCAAGCTACTAGGTCACGACGAGAACTTAGTTCGCATGATCGGCGCAGACGGCAATGAAACATTCGCAAACGAGTTCGATGGCTTAGCTAAGCGCAAGAGTCCACTAATCGGCAATGATGAACTAGAAGAACAACCAGGCGCAAAAGAAGCCGCTAAAGAATACGGCGAAAGCTATCTATCTCGTATTCGCAAGCAACGTGAAGAAGATAAAGTATCAACAGGTTACGAAGGCAAGAAAGAAAAATCTGCGTTCGACCCACTAGCTCCTAAAGATGAGAAGTCAATGAGTCCTATGAGCAAGATCAATCGTCCTGCTAGACCAGCAACCGGCGCTAGAAAGTAAGGAACTAACATGAGTTTAAAGAATTACATCAAGCAAATTGAGCAGTTGAATGAGGGCGACTTAACGATTGCTCCAGCGCCATCAAGTTCACAAATTATTAAGAAAGACGGCAAAGATATTGCTACTGCTACTAACCCACAAGCAGCCGCGGAATTAAAGAAAGATATCGAAGCAGGCGATATCATGTTAAATGATCCTAATGAAAAAGCATTGGGCGAAGACGGCGGCGAAGACACTGCTCTAGCACAAGGCATGAACACTCGTCAAGTATCAGAAGAACTAGCAGAAGCATTTGCTCAACTAGAATCACAATTCCCACATGAAGTAAAAATGTACAAAGAAGGTTGGGGTCTAGACGAAGACTTATATCATCGCATCGCTGAAGCATGTCACGGTGCTGGTGAAGTACCACACAAAGTATGGCACGGTGACTTAAATGAGCTACGTAACTTCGTAGAAAACATCTACGCTAGTCATCACGGCTTAGTTGATGAAGCAACGCTTGTTAATAAGGGCCAGCCGGTTGATGACACAAGTGATATTGAAATTAAACGCTCAATATCACAAGAACCTACAATCGACTTTACACCACCGCCTAAAAAAGACACATCAATAGTAGACAAACTAGCTAATGTAGCTAAGCGATTTATGCCGTCTAAAAAAGACGATTTAGAAGAAGAGACATCATTAGAGCGTTCACTAAGAGCCTCACAACAATCAAAGGAAGAAACTATGTTTGAAGGTAAAGAAACAACAGACAAGGGCGTGAAGCACACTGGCTCTTATGGTAAGCGTCACGGCAAAGAAGAAGTCCGTGATCAATACGGCGCTAAGATCGGCAAGATCGATCTCGATAAAGAAGCAAAGAAAGACGAGCCTAAGCGCGGCAAAGGTCGTCCTAAGAAAGACGCAGGCGATGCTGGTGTAGCGTTCGACACATCAGAGTTAGACAACGCATTCGGCGGCGCCGCTAAGAAATCCGCGGCAAAGAAGTTAGACAAGTCACACGACAAGAAGAAAACAGTCAAGCACAAAGTTGATGAGCAAATTTCTTCATGGGATCAACAACTAAAAACTCTATTAGAGAGCAAGCAAATTAACGAAGGTATCACAGTATCTACATCAATGGGTCAAGAGCAAGCTCCTGATTCAGTAAGCGTAAGTGCTACTGACGAAGATGCTCATACATTACTAAAAATCATTCACGATGCTGGTCTAGGTGTCAAGACTGATGCTCGTGAAGAAATGCTAAAAGCACACGGCATGTCAGGTGAAGGCGGTTCATTCTCCATCAACCCAACAGACGACGAAGCAAACGATGTTGAAGTTGTTGACTTTGATACAGCACAAGGCGACTTATCAGGTGAAGAAGACAACGGCGACGACACACTAGCTCAAATCAAGAAGATGCTAGGTATCGGCGTTGATGCCGCACCAGAACCTAAGCACCCAGAAGGTTTCGACGGTGAAGAAGGCAAAGAAGAGTCCGGCGAAGATGGGGACAAAGACAAAGACAAAGTAGCAGTAGTTGACGAAGAAGATGTTGAAGAAGGTGCCGGAGTAATGCATTACAAAAAGGAACAAGCTAAGGCCGCCGGCAAAGATTCATTCAAAGTGGGTGACGAAGAATTCCCTGTAAAAGAAGAAGACGACTCAGCGTCTGAAGATGAATCCAAAGAAGATGAATCCAAAGAAGATGAATCCAAAGAAGATGAATCCAAAGAAGAAGACAAACTAGAAGAAGGTATTGGTCAACGCTTACTAGCTGGCGCAGCCTTACTAGCAGGTCTATGGGGTATCAACAACTATCAAGCACAGCAAGTTTACAATAATAGCGAATCACTACGATCACTACTTCAGTATCGTGAAGACGCCGCTCGACACGGTGATAAGGAAGCTGTAGCTAAGATCGATCAACGCATTAAAGTTCAAAAAGACAGATTAGACTTAGACAAGGGTGATCCTGTTGATGCTCAGGGCAATCCTTTGAAAGCAGAGCCATATAAGCCAGTCAAAGAAGAACATGATCACCAAACTTGTAACGAATGCGGCGGCATGTTAGAAGAAGGTCACGACTGCTCAGGTCAACTAAACGAGTGGGCTAACTCTCGTGAAGGCATCTCTGAAGACGAGCGTTTCTTCGCAACAGTTAAGTTCATGACTGGCGATATCTCTGGCGGCTTAAACGGTCAGAAGAAGGATCAAACAGTTATGCCTCACACTGCTGTTAAAGTTATCGAAGCAGGCGATGTAGCCGCTCAGATGAAAAAACTAGCCGGTATCTAAATGAGAGCACGTGAGTTTGTAAGCGAAGCAAAAGGCAGCATGGATAAAGTTGCTGCCAATGCTACTAAAGGTGCCTATAAGTTCAAAGACTCAGGCATCGACCGCGTTTACAACCTCAATCAAGTAATGAAGGCAGCTGGTATGGCCGATGGTCGTACTACTGCCCCAGTTTCTATGGACCATGAGAGTTTCGCTGGCAAGAACAACATGGCATACCCATACACAGAAGAAGAGCACAATATGATGAAAGCCGCCTTCGCAACAGTAGGCGACACCCAATCAATCGAACTCGTCAGAGATCATCGCTCACTAGAGGCAGACGACACTCAGAAAAAGTCGCCAAGTTTAGGCCGCCCTAAGCTAAAGTTCAAATAAAAAATTTCGCACCCTCGTCAAACGAATAAGTAAATCCAACAAACAAAGGATTTATAATGATCGACGCATCACAAGTCATTGACGCTCTCAAACTTAGATTTTACAACGACTGGATCTTCCAGGCTCACATCTATGACGAGGGCGAATCAGCTTTCCACAGAGAGCTAACCACCAAAATGATCAAAGAGTACATTGAGCCTCTTAATCTACCTAAAGACGCTAAAATCTTAGACATGGGTTGCGGCCCTGGCTTCTTCTTAAACGACATGAAAGAACTAGGCTACACTGATCTAACTGGTGTTACCTTATCACCAGGCGATCAAGAAATCTGTAAAAAGAACGGTCACAAAGTTGCCGCTTATGACTTATCAAACCTACCAGTCAAAGACGGCTACATCGATGAATCAATCGACTTTATCTTCTGCCGTCATGCTCTAGAGCACTCACCATACCCTATCTTTACCCTGATCGAATACAATCGTGTTCTACGTCAAGGCGGTAAGATTTACATCGAAGTACCACAACCTGATTGCGACCGTCGTCACGAGTGGAACTTGAATCACTATTCAATCTTCGGCGCTAATCAACTAGCGGCTCTACTACAACGCACAGGCTTCAATATCGACACATTCAACAACTTCGAGTTCGACTTAGTAGTTGGTGAGCGTGAAGAAGACGAGACAAACGAAGCAGGCGAGACCGTTAAAGTCAAGAAGCCAGTGCTTGCTCGTGAGAAGTTCTATTGTATCGTTGCTACTAAAGCACGTCCTCTAGACTTGAAATAAGTTTTTATTAGCTAAGTTAGTTTCCCCCGCTTAGTTAAGTTCAGGCCCTGGTGTAACAATCAGGGCCTTTTTTCTAAATACAATATGACATTCGACCCATTCAAACAATCTCGTCTAATGAACGGCTTCAAGCAAGTTCAGGAATACAAAATGCCTGAGTCAACCGTAGATACTAGTATCGACGACCTCAAGCGATTAGCAGGCGTCAACAATACAAGTTATGGCGAAGAAACAAGCGAATATGCTACAAACTTAGGTCAGATTCAGCGTGAGCGCAACATCAGACCAGGCACTGATGAATGGTTCAAGCTATGGTTCGCTAAGCCTCTGCTAACAGGTGAGCAGCCTTACACGAAGAAGTGATAAATACTAGATACAGGAACCCATACTATGAAAATTCAAGACCTATTCAGAGCGATGCTAGACCAGATGGATGGAGTAGAGCATACAACAGGCAACCCAAGCAACGCACTTGATTCAGTTGAAGGCGGCCTAGTGCCAGTCGTTGCTGATAATACAGACGCAAGTGAGCAGTCAACAATGATTCCACCACTACAAGCAAGTCTAGAGTTGCTAAAGAAAGCAACAGGCGTAGATAATGCTTATGATGAAGAGGGCGGCTGCGGCTGTGAAGCACAACCATGTGGCTGTGAAGGCGGTAGCGAAGACTATGCCGAAGAAGATGGCTTAGGTGACATTACACGTTTAGCGGGTATCCCAGCAATCACTATCGTTCAAGCCGATCAAACACCTTTATAATCAGGAGTAGTAGATGGCGATTTATGAACTATGGATGAGCCGTCACAACGGCGTAAATGCTACAGACTATGTTGGTCCTGCGGGCAAACTGTGGTACGATCCAGACACACAATCAATTCGTAGTAGTGATGGTACAACTGCTGGTGGCTCATCTATCAATGGCGGTGGTGGTTCAACATACACAAACACTAACGTAGTAAACTTACTAGCCTCATTCGGTTCAAACTCAATATCTACAACAGGTAACGTAACTGCTACTCGTTTCATCGGTAGCGGTGCTAATCTAACAGCACTAACAGGTGCTAACGTAACAGGTCAAGTACCATTCGCCGCTGTTGCTAATAGTGTAGCACTAGCAAACGTAACAGGCGCAGGTAACATTGCTTCACTAAACATAACAGCAAACGCCGCACAAGTCTTATACGGTAACGGTACATTTGCTGCCTCATACGCTAACTCAAACGTAACAGCACACTTAGCCGCATTCGGCAGTAACACCATCACGACTACAGGTAACATTACTGCTAACTATTTCTTAGGTAATCATCTCGGCGATCAACAAGCACAAGTAACTAATCGAACTGGTTCTACGATTACAGCGGGTAGGGTTGTTAGAATCGTAGGCTATCAAGGCGGCAATATGACCGTTGCTCTTGCTAGTAATTCAGCAGAGGTTGACAGCGCGGGCACACTAGGCATCGTAGTTGCTGATATCCCTAACAACGGCGTTGGCTTCGTACAGTACAACGGCACCATCTACAATCAAAACACAGCCGCTTTCTCAGAAGGCGATATGCTATTCTTAGGTTCAACACCAGGCACACTAACAGCAACTAAGCCCGATGCCCCAGCACACGCTGTTCGCATCGGTTGGGTTCGTTCAGTCAATGCTAACAACGGCTCTATCTATATTAAAGTAGACAACGGCTACGAACTAGACGAACTACACAACGTGCTAATCTCAGGTACAGTTGCTAACAACAGCCTACTACAGTACAACTCAGCAACAGGCGTATGGCGTAATGTAACTCAGCCTACATTCGGCATGACTGTTATTGACGGCAACTTACAAGCATACGGCGCACTGACTACTAGTGAGTGGAACAACGGCACATCAAACGTTCGCATTGCTAGTGGCGGCAACATAGGTTTCTCTATTAACGGCACGGGCAACATTGTAAACGTTATCGCTAACGGCATCACTACTACAGGTAACGTAGACGCCGGCGCAATCAGAACAGACAATCTACTCTACGCTAACGGCGTAGTGCGACCAACAGGTGGTTCATCATACACAAACACTGACGTAGTAAACTTACTATCAGCATTCGGTAGTAATACAATCTCTACAACAGGTAACATCACTGCTGGTAATGTAACAGCGGCATCACTAAACAGTGGCACAGGCAACATTCGCTTCATCAACAACAACTTGTACTTTAGCGTCAACGGCTCTGCTAACGCTGTCCGCTTCACTAGCACAGAATCTATTGTTACTGGTGGTAACATCAATGGCGGCATCATCAAAACAGACAACTGGTTCTATACTGATGGCACTAGCTTAGTACCTGGCTCTAATACTCAAGTAATATTCAACAACAACGGCAAGACCGGCGCTAATCCTAATCTAACATTCACAGGTACAGTGCTAACTGTGACCGGTAACGTAGTAGCAACCAGAGTTACAACAGACAACTTGACTACAACAAGAATGACTGCTAACGTAACTGACACGGTACCAGCAACCGCAACAGATACGGGCAATCGCGGCGAGATTAGATTTGACAGCAACTATATGTACGTTTGTATCGCTACTAATACGTGGAAAAGATTCGCTCTTTCAACGTGGTAAAATAAATAGTAAACTATGAGCGATAATGACTTTATACGCCCCAAGGGCAAGGTAATTCCTCTCTCCAGAGAACAGGCGATTGAAGTAGCACGTTGCGCAGACCCAGATACGGGTTATCGCTACTTCATGGAGAACTATTTTTACATTCAGCACCCTACAAAGGGTCAGCTACTGTACAAACCGTACCCTTATCAAACAGAACTAATTGAGAACTATCACGAGAATAGATTTTCTATCTCAATGTTAGCACGACAGTTAGGTAAAACAACGTCAGCGGCGGGCTATCTCTTATGGTTCGCTATGTTCAACACAGACAAGACGATTCTAATTGCGGCTCACCAGTTTACCGGTGCGCAAGAAATCATGCAGCGTATCAGATACGCTTACGAAATGTGTCCTATGTGGTTGAAAGCAGACGTTGAAGTATACAACCAAGGTAACATCGACTTTGGCAATAAATCTCGCATCGTTGCTCGTGCTACTACAGAAAAAACCGGTCGTGGTATGTCTATTTCACTCTTATACCTTGACGAATTTGCGTTCGTGCGCCCTACTATTGCGTCAGAGTTCTGGACTTCTATCTCTCCAACACTAGCAACCGGCGGTAAGTGTATTATTACATCAACACCCAACAACGATGACGACACATTCGCTAAGATTTGGAAGGATGCTAACAACAGATTTGATCAACACGGCAACCCTACACTCCTAGGCGTCAATAACTTCTCGCCTTACTTTGCTACATGGTCAGCTCATCCCGAACGTGACGAAAAATGGGCTAATGCCGAACGTGCTAAGATCGGTGAAGAGCAATTCCGTCGTGAGATGATGTGTGAGTTCATTATTGACAGTGAAACTCTCATTGATTCTCTAACGTTAGTCGCCCTTCAAGGCAGAGAAATGTCATACAAGACAGGTCAAGTACGCTGGTACAAAAAGCCTGAACGCAATCACACATATGTAGTAGCACTAGACCCCTCAGTAGGCACTGGCGGCGACCCTGCCGCCATTCAGATCGTTGATGCTACAACATTCGAACAAATAGGTGAGTGGAAGCATAACAAGACGCCTATTCCTCAGCAAGTGCGACTAATCGCTGAGATTACAGAGTACATTGCTGAATGTACAGGTCAACCTGAGCGTATTTACTACTCATACGAGAACAACGGCGTAGGCGAAGCGGTGCGAGTATCCCTAGCAGAGTTGTCAAACGACAATATTATCGGTAACTTCGTAGCCGAACCTCGCAGAACAGGTGCTGATGCCCGTCTGCCCTTTGCCGGATTCGTCACCACCAATAAAACAAAGAACGCTGCCTGCTCTAAGTTCAAATCCCTGATCGAAAGTCGCAGAATGACTATCTACAGCATCCCGCTGATATCAGAATTAAAGACTTACATTGCTTCAAGAGGCTCATATGCCGCAGTTCTAGGTCAAACAGACGACTTAGTATCGGCCATGCTGATTGCTACTCGTATGATCGGTGCTATTCAGATGTTCGACTCAAAAATCAGCGAATCCTACACTGACCACACGGACATTGAGGTGCCAATGCCCTTTATTATGTCTATGAGCTTCTAAACGATAATAAGAATCCGTGATAAATACTGCATTATCCGGATTCTATTATGCCTAAAACCAATCAAACCCTCAATAAAGAGCTAGACGAACTACTAAGTAGTCACGGCTTCGACGTAAAAGCCCTAACTTCGGGCGGCGACTCAGTGCCAGTACCTGAAGAAGCAGACATTTTTCAGTTTCACTTTCATAAAAACGGCAAAGACTACGGCACAGTCACAGTTACAATCGACGGCGACTCTACAATGATCGTCTATTACGATGATAATGTCACCCGAAGCGGCAATAATGACACGGATGACATTAGTTGGACTGAGTTAGTAAAACAACTCAAGAAGTTTGCTCTTGGCCACCAGATCAAGAACTTCAAACTCAAAGATACAGATAGATTGAGAACAGATATGGAACGCAGAGACCACGTAAGAAAGCAAGAGTCAACGCTAAACGAAGGCTACTACGGCAACAAGCATACCTCATACAACGATATTGCTGAAACAGTAAAGATTATTGTCAAGCACAACAAGAAATTAGAAGAAACAGACGCACGTTTCAGATACATCGACAAGATTTTCTTAGAAACCGCACAAGGCGAACGCTTACTAGTACCTACAACTAAGCCTAGTCAAGCACGTATGTTTGCTCGACACATCATTGAGGGCGGCGGCTACAAGGATGATCGCTGGTCACATCTACAAGAGATGTGTGAAGACATTGACAAGCTAGGTAAGTTTGTTCGTGCTACTAACGGTAAGCGTGAAATGTTTACTGAAAGCGCAGGTCGTATGATTGATGAAGCTATTGCTAAGTATCAAGAGCTACGTGAACACGCAAACAAGCTACAAACAAGCAGAGGCTACAACGCTTACTTTGAATCATATGAGCCAAGTGTAATTACAGAAACAGACGACACACTCAGTGAAGTATTCAAGACAAGTTCACTAGACGCACGTATTGAAAGCGCCCTACCTGTCTTACAAAAGTACGGCTTCAAGGCAGGCAAGTTAGAAGAAGCATCAATGTTTGCTGAATGGGCTGATGATGTCCTAAGTGAAGCACTAGATCCACTAACAAACGCACAAATTGAAGAACTAATCAAACTATTGAGTGATGAAGAGTTCAAAGTAGGCCCTAACGGCGAGAACGCTATCAAAGCACTTGATGATATTATTGAAAGCGGTGAGTTAGAAGAAGAATTGCGTGATGCGGCAGATCAAGATGCTGATCATCCTGCTAGTCCTGTTATCATTAGTTGGATGGAACGTCAACCTGGTAGCAAATACAAAGCAGTACTAGCACAAGTTAGTAGTGATGAAGCAAACGCAGATGCTAGTGAGAAGAGTAGTAACGAGCAACCTCAAAAAGTCAAGCCTAAGAAAAAGAAACCTCAACAAAAACCTGCTGATGCGGGAGGCCTACCTCCACTACCACCGCTACCACCACTCGGCGGCCCAGCACCAGGCCCAGCACCAGGCCCAGCACCAGCTGGAGGCGGCCTACCTCCACTACCACCACTTGAAGAGAGTGATGAACTAGAATCTTTATTGAAACTATTGAAATGACAGCACTTCTAGAAGGCGGCAACGTATTCAAAGCACCGGGTTGGTCTAAAGAAAACCCAGAAATGCTTACTGACAGAATCAGTAAGGCTGAGGTTGCGCCTACTGTTGCCTTCTTAAACAAACTAACAGGCATGAACTTAAAGGACAATCTATTAGGTTCAACCGGCATCGCTGAATCTAGCGGCGACATTGATATCGCTATTGATATGTCAACTTCTAAAGATGAGTTTGTTCAACTGCTTACTGACAAGGGTGTATCACCTGATCACATTCGCAAAACAGGCGACAGTGTTCACTACATGAGTCCTATCTTTGCCGACAAGAAAAAGACTAACAGATTCGTTCAAGTCGATTTCATGTTTGTACCAAGCGTAGAGTTTGCTAAGTGGTCAATGCGCACCGCACCTGAATCAACATACAAGGGCGTGTACTTACAGAAACTACGTGCTGACTTAACTAACACAGTCGCACCTAAAGACGATAGTGGCAAATCACTATGGAAGTGGAATCATTTCAAGGGCGTACTCAATCGTAGCGACGACACACCTGTGTTTCGTGAATTCGATCCTGATGATATCGCTAAAGGCTTGCTAGGTCAGACTGCTACCCGCAGAGACTTAGAAAGCGTCGAGGGCATTATGCGCTTACTCAAAGATAATGCTAAGCGTAAGGATGTTATTGATACCTACAGACAAACCTTAGCTCGTGATAAGAAGGGTACTCAACTACCGCCTGACGAAGAATTAGATAGAGACTACTTAGAAGAGGCAACTTACAAAAGTAAGAATGACATAATTAATGATTTTATCAGACGAGGCAAACCAGCAGAGCAAGCGGCCGCGGCTTGGGAACGAGGTTACAGAGGTAAGAAGTCTAAGCAAACTAATCTCAAAGACATTAAGTTAAAGCCACCACAGAAACACTGGCAAGATGTTGATGAATCAGAACAAGTTACTGAACTCAAGATTGGCGATGCTACTAAGCGTCTAATGCGTCAACAGAAGGATGATAAAAAGCAATCATCAGTAGGCCGCGAGTTTCAACATATTGAAGACTTGGTCTATATCGAAGGTATCTCAGGTGTCAAACGAGCACTGTTACGCTTAGCACAAATCGCTAAGAATAGCAAACCGCTAGAAGTCAAGTGGGACGGCTCACCAGCAATCGTATTCGGCCGCGACTCTACCGGCAAGTTTCACTTCGGTGACAAATACGCTAAAGAAATGCTATCAACAGCCGAAGAAGTCTATGCGTATTACACTCGCACAAGTCAAAGCGAAGGTCGTGTACAGTTTGCTAAAGAAATGGCACAACTATGCCCAGTGTACGAAGCCGCGACACCTGAAAACTTCACCGGATTCTTAGAAGCAGGCTTGATGTACAAGTCAACACCGCCTAAGAACGAACGCGGCGAATACTACTTCGCACCTAACACAGTCACTTACTTTGTTGACTCATCAAGCGAACTAGGCAAGCGCATAGGCAACTCTATTTCAGGCGCAGCCGCAACCGGCACATTCGACGAGCTACCTGCCCTCGGCGGCCAACGCAGACCAGTAGGCGATAGCTACCGAGCAATCACTGGTTCACAAGTTGTAATCATCCCGCCTAAGTTTACTGATACGCAAACAGATATCAACCCTGACAAATTACGAACAATCAGTAGATACGCGGCTTCAGTTGCCCAACCGCTAGAAGCATTTATCGCACCTGAACAAGGTTTATCAGATATCAGAGGCATCATCTACACATACGTCAACAGTCAAGTAGACGACCCTAGTAACTTAGACAAGTTAGGTCACAACTTCTTACAGTGGTTAGCAACTTCAAAAGTCAGCGCCGCAAAGCAAGAAAAAATCAAGCAACGAGTACAAGAAAATACTCGAGGCTTCAACGCAGTGTTCAAACTTACACAAGCAATCATGCACATCAAAGATGATATCATCGGTAAGAAAGAGCATGAGACATTAGCAAGTTTAGGTATCAGAGCGCAACTAAAATCCGGCGAACACGGCGGCGAAGGCTTTGTACACGATCCTGATGAAGGTCAAGGCCCTACAAAATTAGTCAACCGCGGCACATTCACTCGTGCTAACAGATTGCGTGATTGACAAATCAAAAAAGCATGTTATAATAATAGTATGAAAGCATATCTAATGATCAAAACACATAGAGTTACTGGTTTGAAGTATCTATGTAAGACAGTGCAAGATCCTCTAATGTATAAGGGCTCCGGCGTTGATTGGTTAGCGCATTTAGAAAAATATGGCGAAGACCATGATACTGAAATACTAAGAGTGTGCGAGAGTAAAGATGAACTTAGAACATACGGTCTGTATTATAGTGCTCTTTGGAATGTAGTATCATCCGTTGATGATTACGGTAATAAAATATGGGCGAACAAGATACCGGAAAACGGTTCGGGCGGCATGACGAGTGAAACTGCGACTGAAGTTCAAAATCGTCCCGAAATAAAAAAGATGAAGATGGGAAAAAATAATCCATACCATCGTTCAAACAAAGAAAAACATAGCAAAGCCACCAGCGAAGCGATGAATAGAGAAGAAGTAAAAAAGAAAATATCAGGAGAGAATAGTCATCACTATGATCATACGATATATAAATTTATACACGATGATGATACTGCTATTGATTGCACATTCTTTGAACTTAGAAAATTGTATAAGTTACATCATGGTCATCTAAGATCGGTGATCAAGGGCGAACGAGCGACACACAAGGGATGGAGAGTGAAATGAAAATCAACGAAGTACTCACTGAGAATGAAACACATGGTCGAAACAGGAAAGTAGTAGTTGGCTGGGGCAGAGGCATGGGTCACAAAGGACATTGTTATCTAGCACAGTCAGTGATTGAATACGCAGAAAAGACAGGCGCACAACCTATCTTCTATGTAAGCGAAACAGTCGGCGCAGATGATCCGCTAACAGCACAAGAAAAGTTAGCAATCTACAAAAAAGTATTCCCTAAACACAAAGCAATTTTCAAGAGTGCTAAAACAATCAACGCAGCCGCACAAGAAGTTTATGACGCAGGCTATACTGAAATGACTCTTGTTGTTGGTGCTGACCAAAAGAACGCTTTTCAATTCTTAGCACGACCAACTAAGTCAACTGGTCAACTACCGATTCCGTTTGATAGAGTACAAGTTATCAGTCGTCAAGATACAGACAGTGAAACTTCACACTTAGAAGGACCACGTGCTACACCAATGCGTGATATCCTCAGAGATCCTAATGCTAGTGACGAGGATAAGTTTGCTGTGTGGCGTGATGCTATGCCCGACGCACTCACTGATAAGCAAGTTCTAGCAACAATGCGACTAGCCGCCCGACGCTTAGGGCTCTAATAAGGGCTAGTGATGCGTTCTGTCAAACTCGAACTCGACATTGACCTTGAGCCTTATGCTGACGCTCTTATAAACAGACCAAGCGAACATGGTCCAAAAAGCAATCCAATAACAAGACAGGAGTTGCTAGACTTAGTGCCACAACTTGCTAAGTTAGACCGACACTTAGCAGACTATGACTTGATGATTTCGTATCCTTCTGTTATGTCAATGAATCCTGGCACGTACGGCATAGTTCATGTTGATGGTGCGTTACCGTATGAAACGCACGACATGAAGTTCAACATACCAATCAAAAATGGAACATCAATGACCACACGATGGTACGACTTGACTGGTCTACCTTACGACAAGATAGATTGGAATTTTGACCGCCAAAATCTTTCGGAAGCAGATTTTTGGTTCTTATCAAATGCTGACTTGCTCGTAAACAACCATTGTGTTGAGACACTACTACTAGACGGCCCACATCTGTTCTATAGTGGTGAACCACACAACGTAGACGGCAGACACTCCAAAGTTGTTCGATCCATTCTTGGTATGAACATCAAACACAAACCCACGGACACGTTCCTTCGTTGGGCACAAAAGGATTTGGTCATCAAAGCAGTTGCTGACTACAATCAATCCTTCCAAAATAGTTGACTTCTTAGCGCAATCAGCTATAATAACTACTATATCAATGAATGATCTTCATTGGTATCACTAAGACAAACAGCAATTGGATGTTTTAGTGATTGACAATAGTAGACAGTATGTTATACTTCTTCTATGTCACGTATGAATCCTTCATACTACTACCCTTAGACTTAGTTTATCAGACACTTAAAATTTGAAAGGAAATAAAATGTCTTTAGCAGCTATCCGCGCCAAATTGGCCGCACAAGAAAATCGTGGTCAGTCACAACAAACTCAAGCAAGTGACAACATCATCTATCCTCACTGGAACATGCCAGAAGGAACCACAGCAAATATCCGCTTCTTACCTGATGCTGATCCAAACAACTCATTCTTCTGGATTGAGCGTAACATGATCAAGTTGCCATTCATTGGCGCAAAAGGTATCAACGCAGATAAAGAATACATTGTACAAGTACCATGCGTAGAAATGTATGGCGACAACTGCCCAATCTTGGCAGAAGTTCGTACTTGGTACAAAGACGAATCTCTCAAAGAGATGGCTAACAAATACTGGAAGAAGCGTACATACTTGTTCCAAGGTTTCGTTCGCTCAAACCCAATCGCAGACGACAAGCAACCTGAGAATCCTATCCGTCGTTTTGTTATCTCTCCTCAAATCTTCCAAGTCATCAAGTCATCATTGATGGACCCTGAGATTGAAGAATTGCCAACAGACGCACTACGCGGTCTAGACTTCCGCATTGTTAAAACAAGCAAAGGCGGTTATGCTGACTACTCAACTTCAGGTTGGGCTCGTAAAGAATCTGCTCTAACAACAGAAGAACAAGAAATCATTTCTAAGTTCGGCTTGTTCAACTTGAGTGAATTCTTGCCTAAGAAGCCAAGCGAAAGCGAATTGAAAATCATCAAAGAAATGTTTGAAGCATCAGTCGATGGTCGTCCTTATGACCTAGACAAGTGGGGCGCATACTACAAGCCATGGGGCTTAGACGCTAAGCAAACCGGCGACGGCGAATCAATCTCCGTACCAGTTTCACGCCCAGCACCAGTTGCTCAAACCACACCAGCTCCTGTAGCAGAAACCGCTCCTTGGGAAGCAGACGCCGCTGAAGCCGCTGAGTCTATCAAACCAGCCGCACCAGCAGCCGAAGCTCCTAAGACAAGCGATAAGGCAAACGACATCCTAGCGATGATTCGTAGCCGTCAAAAAGCAGTTTAATAAACTGTCCATAATAAGATAACGCCTCGAGCGTTATCTTATTATATTAGGAGCAACAAATGAAAATCAAAGCTGTCGTCATTAAGTGGCGAACACCATTCAGTTGTAGTTTGATGGAAAGCATCATGTCTTCTGAGGTGGAAACAACTTTGTCTGATTGGATAAAAAATACGAATAATAACGAATACTTGATGATAGGCGGCGCCGTTGTAGGTTACTACACTAAGCCAAGAATGACGCAAGACATAGATGTGTTGTATCGTTTATCTTCATCGATACCTAATGAAGTTGAAGGTTTCAAACATCATCGTGAACACGCATTTGAGCATCAACAAACGGGTGTAGAAGTTGAAACGCTAGATTCTGAATTTCTCGGTATATCCCAAGATTTGGTAGAACAGGTATTCGACAATTCAAGTATCGCGGATGGTGTTAGAATACCTAGTCCCTCCGGAATCGTTGCGTTAAAAGTATGTCGTGCCGATCTTCAAGATATTGCTGATATTCACGCTGTTGCTCAAATACATGAAATAGATTTGACTGAATGGAATTTAGATGAAAATAAAATTAAGTTCGTCGAAGAAAGATTAGGGTACTCACTCAGGAGAAGAATATGACATTACCTGACGAGCGTTATCGCTCATTAAAACAAGCAAAGAAATTGCTAGAAGAACTGGTAGACCCTGGAAAAACACCACGTGTGCCAGCAGTTGTCCGCGAACGAGCACGAGGAGTTCTACGACACTTTCCTAGCGATTATGAATTTGAAGTAATGGCTTCTAATTGTCCAAACTTACTTGACACTAAGCCGTTCTCAGTTTACAATACTACTATCAACAAATAAGGAATAACATGGCTACTAAACCATTTGACTTGTCGAAGTTTCGTAAAGACATTACAAAATCAATCGACGGTCTATCAATCGGCTTTCACGATCCTACAGACTGGATCTCAACAGGCAACTATGCTCTCAATTATCTAATCTCAGGTGATTTCAAGAAGGGCGTACCACTAGGCAAAGTAACAGTATTCGCTGGCGAATCTGGTAGTGGCAAATCATATATCTGTTCAGGTAACTTAGTAAAGAACGCACAAGAGCAAGGTATCTATGTTGTCTTAATCGACAGTGAGAACGCACTTGATGAATCCTGGTTACACGCTCTAGGCGTACAAACCACTGACGACAAGCTACTCAAGCTAAACATGGCCATGATTGATGACGTTGCTAAAACAATCTCAACATTCATGAAAGACTACAAGGCCATGGCCGAAGACGAGCGTCCTAAAGTCTTATTCGTTGTTGACTCCTTAGGTATGCTAATGTCACCAACAGAAGTAAATCAGTTCGATGCTGGTGATATGAAGGGTGATATGGGTCGTAAGGCCAAAGCACTCAAAGCACTAGTTACTAACTGTGTCAATATGTTCGGTAGTTGTAACGTTGGCTTAGTTGCCACAAATCACACTTATGCTTCACAAGACCCATACAATCCAGATCCTAACGTTAGTGGCGGTCAAGGCTTTGTTTATGCTAGTTCTATTCTTGTTGCTATGAAAAAGCTCAAGTTGAAAGAAGACGAAGACGGCAACAAAGTATCCGAAGTTCTAGGCATTCGTGCTGGCTGTAAGATTATGAAAACTCGTTATGCTAAGCCATTCGAGGACATTCAAATTCAAATCCCATACGAAACAGGTATGAACCCTTACTCCGGTTTCTTTGACTTGTTAGAAGCACGTGGCTTAGTCAAGAAAGAAGGCAATCGCTATACTTACACAGACTTGAACGGCGAGATTCACAAATACTTTCGCAAAGAGTGGTCTAAGAACACTAACGGCATCATGGACTTAGTGATGACAGAGTTCTCAGAAAAAGAAAAGCGTGAGACACAAGCACAACTAAACGAAACAAATGAAACTGAAATTGCTGAATAAATAACAGCGGAGGAAAAATTTCAATGGCATTAGATATCGTTACTCAAGTATGGGATATTGTAAAAGAAACAATACACCCAACAGACCGCGAAACAGCGGCCGAGCACATCGTGGGAATGTTGATCGACAATGACTACTCACCGGCAGAAATCAAAAGTGCTTTCAGAGGCGACTCTGATTTTGCAACTGCCTTAAAGTATTACAACGATCAAGAATCTGAATACGAGGAAGACTACGAAGAATACGAAGAAGAACAACTTGATTTCGACGACGAAGAAGATTGGGATTAAATGAACTGGTACACGCAGGTAACTAACGATCTAGCAGTACTGCCTGATTTTATTGAACACTATACAAACGAACTAGCACAAGCAAAACTTGAAGTTAGCATCAAAGGTAGTGTCGAGAAAAATCTAGCAGGGTTGCCTGGTATCACCGAGTATCGCTTCAATCAACTACAAGAGATCGAAGCGGTCCTCAACTTTCTCAACATCAAGCTACGCAAGATTCGTTCGACTACATTCAAGAAATTCTTTGAAGGGTATGCTCGTGCATTAACAAGCCGCGATGCTGAAAAGTATGTTGAAGGTGAGCCCGACGTAATCGACATGGAAACACTTATCAACGAGGTCGCACTCTTACGCAATCGCTGGTTAGGCATTATGAAGGGCTTAGAAGCTAAGCAATGGCAACTAGGTCACATCGTTCGTTTGCGTACAGCGGGCATGGAAGACGCAACAATCTAATGACGCTAAAGCCGGTAAATCTTAACGTGCGCTCAGTCACGATAGAGGACATCGAGAATCACAAGTTGATTTCTGATGAAGCACTTGCTCGTGACCTAAACAACGTCAAACGATTCAACGCCGACGAGAACACAAACTCGTTCGCAGGCAACCCTTTCTTGTATCACTATCAGTTCAAGAACTTACTGCGCTGTAAACGAGCAGACGGCAAAAATATCTACGACACATGGTCAGACCCCGTACAACGAGACAAACTGTTCGAAGATACACTCAAGCGCAACAGAGGCGGAGCAACAGCCGCTGGCAATGTGTTTGAGTGCTATCGTATCAACAAGGGCAGTGTTGTAATGTTCAAATCAACAACAGCAAAATACTTGTACAAAAAGTACGGCGCTACCAGAGTGCTTGATCCGACAGCAGGTTGGGGCGGTCGTATGATCGGCGCATGGGCACTAGGCATCGACTACACGGGCATCGATACAAACATTGAAATGAAACCTGCGTATGATGCTATGATTCAACATCTACTACAACACGACGATACATCACTGTTTACATTCGATAGGGTATCAGAGCTACAAATGCTGTGGCAAAGTTGCCTCGATATCGACTTCTCTAAACTTGATTATGACTTTGTGCTAACAAGCCCACCGTATGTCAACTTAGAAATCTACGAACACATGACTGAGTGGTCAAGCGACGAATCGTTTTATCTAGGCTTCTTCATACCACTGTTCGACAAGTGTAGAGCACACATCAAAGCAGGCGGCCACATTGCCTTCAACATATCACCTAAGATGTATGAGGATGCGCTAAAGTTCGGCCTACCTCCATGCGATATTGAAGAAGACCTCAAGCAACAGATGGGTCAAAAACACGTGGCACTAAAGACCGGCAAGAAAAAGCAAGATAAAGTATACATTTGGCGCTGTTGACAATAAATGGTAGACCTGTTATACTACCATCTATGACTACGAAACACACTCTACTCACAGTCCTAGCCGCCGCCAATCGTGCGGCCACCATCAACGGCCAGTACGTCAAGTTCACAGTACCGGCACTTCGTGACCCTGACGGCCAACTCGTTCGGCCTGAGAAACTGCCCAACCGCGTAGTCATTGCCGAGTTGCTCAAGACACCTGACGCTATTACTACAGAAGACTACGAGCAAGCAGAGAAAATTAGAACTTTCTTACAAGGACTAACACTAAAGTTCTTACAACGAGGTTCTCTCAGTCAGTTCGACAGCAAGCTACTGGCCCTCTCTAGCCTAGACGAAGTAAGCACTGACTCACTTGCTATCCTTGCGTATTCGCCCTACTCGCTGATGCAATATGAGGAGCAAGAGTATGCTAATACTAAACGCTTACAAGCAGTCAAGAAATATCTGGCCGCACCTAATACTAAAGTATCAGTAACCGCGGAAGTAATACGAACTACTTACAGCCAGCAGTATAACTGCTACTTCATTGAGGCAGTCACCGCTTGTAATCATAAAGTATTCTTTTCTTACAAAGAGTCTCTTGTACTACAAAAGCATTACACTATTCAGGGCAAGGTCAAGTCTAACCGTGACGACTTCGTAACGCAACTCAACTATGTCAAATTGTTGTAAAAATACAACACCCACCCCACTTGACAATAAATGGCAATCCTGCTACAATACTTGTATTGAAACTGATAACGAAAGGCACTCTATGAATCAAGTTCGCATCGCCCGTGGTGAGTATCACTCTAAGCCCGTGACTGGCACCTTCACTCTCGTCAAGCCATATCAAGCCGGCAAACGCGGCGGCTTCGTGACTGTGGTCAACGACGGCACCCTGGGCAATGAACCTGTTGCTGGCAAACCTGCCCGAATCCTGGTAAAAACCTCGGCCGACTTTGAGTATCTGTCGGGCGCAGGTATTCAAGTTCCCGCCGGCATCGTAGCCTTCACCCCTGCCCCACTCGCCGCTCCCGTAGCAGAACCTGTGTCTACTGAGACTGACGAGGAAATCATGAACCGCATCGGCGAACGCTTCGGCATTCAAACTGAAATGACACGTGCGGCAATCGCTGGCCAAATTCGTGCCATGATTATCTCAGGCGCACCTGGTGTCGGTAAGTCTCACGGTGTCGTATCTGAACTCGAAAAGTTCTCGCTGTTCGATCAACTCGCAGGTAACAAAATCAAGTATGAAGTTGTCAAAGGTGCTACTACCGCTCTTGGTTTGTACGCTACCTTGTACAAGCACAGCGACCACAATCATGTGTTGGTGTTCGATGACTGCGACAGCGTTTTCGCTGACGAACTCTCGCTCAACATTCTGAAGGCCGCCCTTGATTCCGGCAAGACCCGCAAGATTTTCTGGAACTCTGATTCAGCCTTGCTCCGTCGTGAAGGCATCCCCGATTCGTTCTCGTTCAATGGTACTGTTATCTTCATTACCAACTTGAACTTTGAAGCAACTCGTAGTAAGAAACTCCAAGACCACTTGGAAGCCCTTCAGTCTCGTTGTCACTTCTTGGACTTGACCATTCATACAGCACGTGAAAAGATGCTCCGTATTCGTCAAGTTCACCGTGATGTGACTAACGATCCTAACGCACCTGCTGGCGGATTGTTCTCCGAGTATGATTTGCCTGCTGGTATGGACGCTGAAATTTTGGACTTCATCTGGGAAAATCACCAGCACTTCCGCGAAATTAGTTTGCGCATGGCACTCAAAGTTGCTGACTTGTACAAAATCAATCCAGAAAAATGGAAGTTGCTTGCTAAGAGCACTTGTATGAAGCCTCACTAATCTGCTCTGCCTTTCGTGAGCATTTACAGCCACCTTCGGGTGGCTTTTTTATTGCCAAAACATTTGACACTTTGCTACTCTTTGTGTAAAATAGGCTGATACATACCGCTATTGTAACCGGTAAATATTGGCCTAGGAGAAACAAACATGAGTAAGAAACCAACATTCACAACATCAGTATTTGACTTTGATGACTTAGAGAGTCCAGAAACTGAATGGCGAGGCATGCCAGAATTCAATCAACCAGACAACGGAGCATTCCGACAAATCATTGTGTCATTCGATGACCAAGCTGGTGTAGATGCGTTCGAGAAACTAATCGGCCAACCGCTAACAGAAAAAACTAAATCGCTATGGTTCCCACAACGTGAGCGGAACAACGTAGTAGACCTATTCTACGTAAGTGAGGACAAGGATGAGTAATCCTCAGTTCCCGTTATACATTCCAACAAAAGGTCGTGCCGATAGTCGTCTAACAAGTAAAGCGTTTGACTTTATGCGGATGCCTCACTATCTTGTAGTTGAGCCACAAGAATGTGAAATGTATGAAACAGAAATTAGAAAGTGGGAAAAGGAAACTGGCTGTAAGTCATACGCCACTGTCTTAGAGATGGACTTACGCTACAAAGAAACATACGAACTACTTGACGACTTGGGATTAACAAAGTCAACAGGCCCAGGGCCAGCACGTAACTTCGCATGGGACCACTCAATCAAAAACGGCTTTGAGTGGCACTGGGTTCAAGATGACAACATCAGAAACTTCTTGAGACTAAATAATAACTTGAAGATCAAACTAGCAGACGGTACTGGCTTCCGTGTTATGGAAGACTTCGTACTCAGATATGAGAACGTGCTAATGGCTGGTCCTAACTATCGCTCATTCGCTTCACAAAATGCTTCGATGCCACCGTATGTTAAGGGCACTCGCATCTACTCTTGTAATCTAATCAAGAACGATAGTAAGTGGGTAACAGGTGAAAGAGCAGGTCAACCTATGCGCTGGCGCGGTCGTTACAATGAGGATACGATTCTATCACTTGATATGCTAACACAGGGCTTTCAGACGATTCAGTTCAACGCCTTCCTACAAGACAAGCTACGCACTCAAGTACTAGGCGGCGGCAACTCAGGCGAGTTCTACTTCAAAGAAGGCACAGCACCTAAGAGTCGTATGCTCAAAGAAGCGTATCCACAATACACAGAACTTGTGTGGAAGTTTCAACGTGAGCATCATCACGTTGACTACACGCCGTTCAAAGATACGCCGCTGATTCGCAAGAAGGATTTTGTATTGCCAGTAGGCATCAACAACTATGGCATGGAGTTGAAAACAATTTCGCCAGATACACCAGGAAGAGTATAATGACAGGAACAGTAGTAATGACGATCAAAGATGAAGTCAATGTAAAGTTTGACGGCATCGACCCACAAGATCGTAGAGCGTTAGTAAAGATGTTTTCGTATGAGGTGCCTGGCGCCCGTTACTTACCATCAGTCAAGCTAGGTCGTTGGGACGGCAAAGTGTCGTACTTCAATTTGAGCGGCACAAGTTACATCAACCTACTTGATAGAATCATTCCCTTCTTAGATAAGCAGGGCTATGATATCGAGTTGAACGATATCAGAAACTACTCTACGAATTTTACATTCAATGAGATTGATGAGAACAGTTTTAGCGACCGCTTATGGCCAGCAGGTCACCCAGCCGCGGGCCAACCTATTATTCTACGTGATTATCAAGTAGAGATTGTCAATAACTTCTTAAAGAACCCACAATGCTTACAAGAAGTAGCAACGGGCGCTGGTAAGACATTGATGACCGCGGCACTATCCCTATCAGTTGAGCAAATGGGCCGTTCAATCGTAGTTGTGCCTAACAAAGACTTGGTCAAACAAACAGAAGCAGACTATAAGAACTTAGGCTTAGATGTAGGCGTATACTTCGGTGATAGAAAAGAATGGGGCAAGACTCATACAATCTGTACATGGCAGTCACTCAACGTCTTGCTAAAGAACACAAAGTCAGGCGAAGCAGAAGTAACAATCGGCGAGTTTGTTGAAGATGTAGTATGCTTAATCATTGACGAAGCGCATCAAGCAAAAGCAGACGCACTTAAAGAACTGCTAACAGGCGTAATGAGTCACATTCCTATTCGCTGGGGTTTGACCGGCACGATTCCTAAAGATCAGTATGCCGCACAAGCACTCTACTGTACAATCGGTCCGGTGATTCACCGACTAAGCGCCGCTACACTTCAAGATCAGGGCGTCTTATCTCAATGTCACGTAAACGTAATTCAACTACAAGACGAGGTAGAATACGCAAACTATCAAAGTGAGTTGAAGTACTTGTTAGAGAACAAGCAACGCATGGACAAGATGGGCGAAATGATTCACGCTATCTCACTTGAGGGCAACACGCTTGTGTTAGTTGATAGAATCGCGGCAGGTCTTGCTCTTGTAGAACGATTGCCAGGCGCAGTATTCGTCAACGGCGATACAAAATCAGACAAACGAAAGGCAGAGTACGATGAAATTGCGACGAGCGACAAGAAGATTATTGTGGCTACATATGGTGTGGCTGCGGTTGGTATTAACATCCCTCGGATTTTTAATCTCGTGCTTATTGAGCCTGGGAAGAGTTTCGTACGGGTTATCCAATCGATTGGTCGTGGCATCCGCAAAGCTGAGGACAAAGATTTCGTCCAAATCTGGGACATAACTTCCTCTTGTCGCTTCGCTAAACGACACCTAACAGCACGTAAGGCTTTCTATAAGGAAGCAAATTATCCATTTACTGTTGAGAAAATTTCTTATAAGTGATATAATGTTAATATGAATATTTTACAACTAACAGACGAGAAGTACGACCTTACGAATCTACCCGAAGAGGTAGAAGACCTGCGCTTTGCTATCTTAGATAATAGCAACCCGCAGGCAGTTGATTACTTCTACATACCGCTTATCTTCTTAGAGTCATTCAACTCGCCGGCATTAGTGCTGAAGATTGGCGATAGGACAGTCAAGATGCCACTCGACTGGCAAATCTTGATTGGTGAACCTGACTTAGGTGACCTAGAAACAATCCCACTAACTTCTATTACAGATCGCGGCTTCAAAGCATTTCAGTTCAACCCTATCTCAGGCTTCAAACCTTCATTCTTAGACATTGAAATCATAGATGTGTATCACGATGTTACTTGGTACGCACCTAGACTAAAGAACGGTCAGTTCTTGTGTGTGCCCATCGACGACGGTCATAAACCTCGTTGTGTTTACTTTGTCAAAGAGATTAGCAAGAACGCAGAGATTGTAGACTTCTCACAGGTATTCTAATGGCAACTAAAAAACAGGCAACTAAGAAAACAGCTATTCCCTCAGACGAAAAGTTTGAAAATGTAGACTTTGACCTATTCAAAGCGATTGAAGCGATTGATAAGAAAGACTACGGCTGGTTTGACACACTTACAGAAGACCAGCAAAAGAAGTTTGTGCCGTATATGATGCTACACTGGATCAGCGCAGTCAAAGCTACGGGTATGCTAGGTGCGTATTATGTAATGAGCACTGATGCTAATGCTAACAAGTATATGTTCAACGAGCGAGTACAGCAACATCCTAAACTACAATGGTTGATGTTGTGCGCCGCATCGCCAGGCATGGGCAAGCAGTTTCATCAGTGGATCCCACACTTGAAAGCAAAGTTCGGCACACTTGAAGAACAGGCAACTAAGAAAGATGCTAGGGAATACTTTGAGAAAGTTTATGCGACTGCTAGTAAAGACGACATTGACTTGATTACAGGTCACTATGTAGGCGAACAAAATCATCAGTACAGATTATCAAAACTATTCCCTGAAATGAAGATTGATGATGTACGAGCATTAGCCGCAGTTGTAACATCAGAAGACATTGACAAATATGAAGAAGAAGCCGGCTACAGATAAGCCATACAGTTGTGAGCATTGCGGCGCAGGCTTCGTTCGTGAGGCTTCGCTGTTCACACACTTATGTGAAAAGAAGCGTAGATGGGATGAACGAGACATGCCATCATCACGCTTGGGCTATATCGCATGGCTTGAGTTTTACAAGCGCAACTATCCTAGTAAAAAAGACACAGACTTCAAAGCATTTGCTAAGAGCACATACTACACAGGCTTTATCAAGTTCGGGCTTTACTGTCATTCAATCAACGCAATCAACCCTACTGCTTTCATGGGCTGGTTACTGTCTAACAAAGTAGCGATTGATAACTGGACATCAGACGCACAGTATGAGAAATACTTAGTTGAGTATCTACGCTTAGAAGATCATGGTGATGCTATCAAGCGAAGTATTGAAACCCTCTCAGAGATTGCCGAAGAGCAAGGTATGTTAGTTAGCGATGTACTACGAGTAGGCAACGCAAACAAGATTTGTCATCTTATCACAGTAGGCAAGATTAGTCCGTGGATTATTTACAACTGTGATAGCGGCATTGAATTCATGGGACACATAATGCGTTCAGGACAAGTTCAACACATTTACAAGTACATCGACCCTGAAATTTGGCAAATCAAATTCAAACGACAAAGTAGTGATACTGAAATAGTAAAACAGGCATTGAAACACTTATGACACAATTTCGTAGCGACATTGATATTGACTGCGCTGATCGTGAGCAAGTAATGTCACGTATAAACGCAACACAGGCTTCAGTTAGAGAAAACTGGAAAGTTCGTCGTCATGCTTCAGGCGCATACATCACGCCTATTCCTTATGACCCAGTACATGATGTTGCCGCCCTTGATTACAAGACAGCAGAAGAGCGCGGCTATGTGAAACTTGACTTGTTGAACGTACACGTTTATGGTCACGTTAGGGATGAAGCACACTTAGTTGAATTGATGCGAGAGCCTAACTGGAAGATGTTGCGTGATCCTGATATTGTCAAACGATTAGTTCAGATTCATAGCCAGTATGACATTATGAGACAGATGCCTGAACCTATCAACAGCATACCTAGATTAGCAATGTTCTTGGCTGTGATTCGCCCTAGTAAGCGACATTTGATTGGTAAGACTTGGGCAGAAGTTGCCGAGACGATTTGGGATAAGACTGAAGATGGGTATGTGTTTAAGAAAAGTCACGCTATTGCGTATGCTACCCTGACTGTTGTAAATATGAATCTGTATGAAGAAAATCCTACGGCATTCGTTTTACCAGAGTAATTGATCTTCGCTTGATTCGCTTCTTGGTTAGATCATTCATACTGGTAGCGGGTCCGTGAATAATCTCTAAGCCTTTGTTGGTAAACGTTCGCAAGAATGGCTTGAATGGCATCCAATCTTCACGTAAGAAGATATGAATTGGTATTTGATGATTGCTACCCCACCACCATTCGTCGGCCAATTCAAGGAATAATTCCTTCATTTCTTTATGTACTATGCTACCATAGTCATAGAATGTAGTAATACTGTCATCCCTGTTTTGAACAATGCCCACATATTCATTGCCACCGTAGCTGCATACGGTTATGAATGGGTGCTCTTGGGACAGTTTTTCAAAGAATTCTCTGCTCATTAGTTACGATGGGTTTGTTCCATTAGTTTATTTAGTCAGGTCATAGTTTTGGATATTTTTACGATAAATACAAAAAGGATAAAAAATGTCGGCCCAAACTAAAGTCTATTTCTACGTTCAACGTCAACCAGTGGTTCTCATTGAATCTGGAGCCGCATCTAGGAGGTATGAAACCGTGTACGCAAAAGAACTAACAATCACCAAGGGCACAAACAATACGCTTGAGTTTGCGTTCGTTAATCAGGACCAAAAGCATGTAAATATCGAAAACAACGATATCACATTCCGCATCCTAGATAGTCAAGCCCAGCAGATTCTATTCCAGAAGACTCTAACGCCAATCTATCCAGTTACCGGTATCACTTCGGTTCGACTAACTGCGGAGGATATTGAGGCAATCGAAACTCAGCGTTGCTACTATACCTTAGAAGAGTCAATGGGATATGCTGTTTATGTTGACAGCAAAGGCGGCACTCGTGGTGTGTTAAACGTAGTCGAAGGTACGATTCCTGAGTTCACACCAAGTACAGTTGTTACACTTGAACCACATACGCTACCGACACCACCAGTCGCACCATCAGCATCAGTAGCATACAATTCAAGCGTTATTCAGACCAAAGCAGTTGCTAAGAATACGATTCAAGTCAATCTTTCAGGCTTCACAGGCAACATAATTATTCAAGGTTCAACTACAGATTCATTCACTTCATCGTATGATATCACGACTACAACCTTAACTAACAGTTCAGCAACTTATGGCTTCGAAGTCCAAGGCTTTCATCCATACTTGCGAGTTAGAGTCGTAAACTTTCCAACAGTAACTACCAATCCAGATTCAACAGTCACACTATCACATGGTGAAGTGACTTCTATTTTGGCAAGATAAGTTACCAATATCTATTGAAATGTCAACTTAGATACTGTATAATAGCAGTATGCTTGATATTTTAACACTAATTCCTGGTAGAAAGACATTCGCTCGTGGCGGCTGGCACACGTTCAATGCTATTTGCTGTACACATCGCGGCGAAACACCAGACAAGCGCAGACGCGGTGGTGTAATCTTAACGCCTGGCGGCTGGAGCTATCACTGCTTCAACTGTCATTTCAAATGCGGCGTTACTGAAGGTCAACACTACTCAGCAAAAACAAAAGAACTATTACGCTGGTGCGGACTTGATTCGATGGAGATCGAGCGCCTTAGTTTTGAATCGTTCGCATCTAAACCTGAGAACTTAATCAATCAAGTTAACAAGCCCATCGTAATCACATTCGACCGCAAGCATCTACCTGATAATAGCGAAGCACTCAACCCAGAAGACCCGCGACATGCCGAGCACGTTGAGTACATCAAGTCACGAGGCTTGCCGCTCAAAAGTTATCCTTTCCATGTAACGCCCGACGCTAAGTTTGAGCGAGACAAGCATCGTCTAATCATACCTTATTTCTATCATGGAGAGATTGTAGGATATACTAGCAGATATTACGACAACAGAGTACCTAAGTATGTGTCCGAGCAACAAACAGGCTACATATTCAACGTAGACGCTCAAAAAGAAAGCAGACAATCATGTATACTAGTAGAAGGGCAATTTGATGCTATCAGCATCGGCGGTTGCGCTTATCTAGGCAGTACGATCACAGACGATCAAGCAAGACTATTAACAAAAATTAGAAAACAAATCATCGTTGTGCCAGATAGAGACAAGGCAGGCATGAGTGTTTGTGACAGAGCATTAGAATTAGGTTATCGAGTTAGTATCCCTGAATGGAGCCCGGAAGTTAAAGATGTCAATGACGCTGTTAAGCGATATGGTAAATTCCCTACCTTGCTTAGTATACTGCAGTCAGCAACATCTAGTCGAATCACAACAGAAATGAACAAGAGGAAATTTAAATGACACAACCACAAACTTACGGCCCAGAAATACAAGAACTATTTGTCAGAATGATGCTGACAGACCCAACACTCTACACTCGGGTATCAAACATCTTAGACAGCGACAACTTTGACAAGCGCATCAAGCCCTCAGTCAAGTTCATCAAAGAATACACAGACAAATACTCAAATGTACCAGATGCCGCTCAAATTAAAGCAACAACAGGTCTAGAAGTTGATAAAATTCAAGACGGTCTGCGTGACAGCGATGTGAACTGGTTCTTAGACGAGTTCGAGAAGTTTACAAAGCGACAAGCACTCGAACGAGCAATCTTAGAAAGTGCTAAGCTACTTGAAGACGGCAACTACGGCCCGGTAGAGAAGCTAATCAAAGACGCAGTTCAAATCTCGCTACAGAAAGACATGGGCACAGACTACTTTGCTGACCCTGCCGCTCGTATCAACAAATACTTCAACTCAGGCGGTCAAGTATCAACAGGCTGGCAACAACTCGACCGTCTACTCTACGGCGGCTTCTCACGAGGCGAACTCAATATCTTCGCAGGCGGCTCGGGCTCCGGCAAGTCGCTGGTCATGATGAACATGGCGCTCAACTGGTTACAGCAAGGTATGTCAGGCGTGTATGTGTCGCTAGAACTTTCAGAAGAACTAACCTGTTTGCGTAGTGATGCGATGTTGACTGCTATGAGCACAAAAGACATTCGTAAAGACATATCACAAACCGAGCTAAAAGTCAAGATGGCGTCTAAGAGCGCAGGTCAGTATCGTGTCAAAGCAATGCCTGCTCAGTCAAACGTAAACGACATTCGTGCGTATCTAAAAGAAGTTCAGATTCAGACAGGTATCAAAGTTGATTTCGTCATGGTCGACTACCTTGACCTAGTTATGCCTGTGTCAGTCAAAGTCAACCCTAACGATCAGTTCATCAAAGACAAGTATGTGTCAGAAGAACTACGCAATCTAGCAAAAGAGCTAGGAGTCTTGCTAGTCACAGCATCACAGTTGAATCGTTCGGCGGTTGAAGAGATTGAGTTTGATCACTCGCACATCGCCGGCGGTATCTCAAAGATCAACACCGCTGACAACGTGTTCGGCATCTTTACGAGCCGAGCAATGCGAGAGCGCGGCGTGTATCAGATTCAGTGTATGAAGAGTCGTAGTTCTACTGGCGTCGGTCAGAAGATTGACTTGACCTACAACATTGAGACAATGCGCATCACAGATGAGGGCGAGTCTCAAGGCGAGACAAACGTGGCAGCCTCATTCCTAAGCAAGATCAAGGGCGCCGGAGTGCCTGCCTCTCAAGTCACGACCTTCAACCCATCAATCGTACCGTCAAACGGCGAGGGCCAACCCGAGGAAGATCATAAGAAAGTCAAGGCTGACATTCAAAGCAACAAGCTGGCCAGCATGTTAAATCAACTAAAGAAGCCTGGCTGATAAGTCCAAGATAAATACAATATTATGAAGCGTAACACCCGCAGCCTATTAGAAGAACTTGAAGATATTAGCAAGAACCGTGATACTAAGCATATCATCGAAAGTCGTGCTAATAACGTCATATCTTCAGCGATTCACCTACTTGAGGTAATCGAGCGTAATTTTACTCCTGAGCAGGCAGCTGTCCTAGAGAAAAAATTACTAGTAGCCATCAAGAACAGAGATCAAAATAAGTTTGTCAACGGGTTAAAGCGCACTCAGAATCAAAATCCTGAGGCATAACAGCCGACTTTTTTTAGAAAAAGATAAATAACATTAGGAACATAGTGTTCCAACCATTATAGATCATTTAAGGAGAAATCAAAATGGCAGGCTTTACAAAAACAAATGGCACATACGGCCCAATCGGTTCAGTTATCAACCCATTCGGTCCAGGCGTTACTGTATTCAGTGGTGACCTAGGCGCTGACCCATCAGCACAAATTGGCCCAGGCCAAGCTGTTGAGAAGGTTATCGAGTACTTCACACAACTAGGTACAGTTGCTATGTATCAAGTTAACACTACCGGCGCTTACAAAGTTGTTCTATACCCAGCAGGTTACCCAGTAACTGCCGCTGCAGCTCAGACAGCTATTCGTGCTTTCGGTACAGTTAACGGTTACGACCTAAGTGGCGCTACTGTTACTTCTGGCGACCTAATCGCCTAATCAGTTTCTAACTGAACGAAAAAGCCCAGATTTTTCTGGGCTTTTTTATTGTCTCTAAATATCGTGTGCGAATCATTTGTAAAACACTTTTCGATATTACTCAGACTAATGTAAACACTCGTAGAACAACGCCTACAGGCAATATCAATCACGAGCGTCAACGTGGTCAGCAAAGCAATTTCGAGACTCTTTTGCAAATCATTTCCATGAGAGCCCAGCCTGAAAATATTCAGCCTCCAGAAAAGACTATGGAGAGTTTAGACGGCAAGTGGGGCAACAAGTATACGAATGAGACTAAAGTTCCTGTGTGGACATTCTCATTTGACGTAGTTTTCGGCGGAGTATTTGATGACGGTGTTTCAAAACTAGGATATCTATATGCGGACTGCTCTAATGTCCCTATGATAGCTAATTTAGAAGAATGGGCAGCCGCAGGAAGCTCATTGAACTCATCAGTAGAACTACGAAACGTATATTTTGAGGTATCACATGGTTAACAAGTCAATTTCAGAAGTCTATTCAGAGCTAAGCAACATCGTAGGCAAAACAATGTCTAAGATTGCTCATGGGGTGCTTATAAAAACTGAACATGGCGTAGTAGTCTATAACAAATACGTCATAGTCAAGACCGCTGATGGCGTTGATCTTTATACCAGAACTGGCCAAGAGGAAATTATGTCCTTCAATTCAGCAAAAACCGCCCTAATCTGGTCGATCCTAGACAACAGCCTTCAAGTCTCAGCCGCAAGACGAGTCCGAGAACTAGACACTCTGCTATATAGCGCCAACTTTGACGTTGAGGTCCACAAAACCTACAAAAAGAAGACAAAAACCGAAGATTATCTAATCTACTACAGCAAATACCAGCATGCCAGGGTCAGACAAAAACAGTTTCTGTTAGAATTAGATAAATACACTATATTAGCACAACGGTGCCAATCCAAAGGAACAAAACATGAAATTAAATGAAATGAATCTAGGCAAAAAAGAAACAGCTAAACGTGCTCTAAAGGAGAACTTTGAGTTGAACCTAAACTTTGACAAGTTAGGCATGAAGCAAACTAAGAATATGCTAACTCGTGTTCGTGGTCTAATCAAAGAATCACGTACTAGCAGTTCATATCACGTTCGTCATCAAAACGCTGGCTATATGAAGCTAGTAATGATGGAACAAGCCCTAGCAAGTCACTATGGTGATCTACGTGTTCAACAGCAAATCATGATGGAGAACGAAGAAGTTCAGAAGTCACAAGTTATCTTAGCTGCACAAGACATGGTAGACACAATTCAGAAGATGATTGAAGACATTTCTAAGATGAAGGTCGAAGAAGTTAACGCAGTTGTTAACGGCATCAACAATGAATTCGGTACATCTGAAGGCGAGACATTTAATAGTGCGGTAACTGAAGCTCTTGGTGCTCTAGAACAAGCTCTTTCACAAGCTAAGCAAGGCGTATCTAGTGCTATGGGTGCTCTAACTGGTGAAGGCGGCGGTGACTTCGGTGGCGATGCTGGCGGCGACTTAGGTGGCGCTGATCTAGGAGCAGGCGATGAAGGAATGGGCGACATGGGTGCTGATCTCGGCGGCGATGATATGGGCGGCGATATGGGTGGTGAACTACCTGAAATGCCAGCAGGTGAAGAAGAAGCCGAAGACGTAGGCAATGCTGGTAGAGAGATGCGCTAATGAAATTATTTGAGCTAGACGCTGGCTTTGATAATGATGATCCGCTACGAGTAGCCACTGCGGCTGCTCTAGCACGAGTAAAATCAGATATTGAAGACAGTGCTTACAAAGGCGAGTTCAAAGTCAAGAGTCTATTGAAGATTCTACATGACTATGACGTTGATATCGATCATGCTCAATTAATCGAGTTATCAAAGGAAGAGCCTTGGAGCAATCTAATCGCTAAAATCAAAGGCGATCACGTTATTTTCAAAGGTGATCCTGATGAAAGTTCAGACACAATGAAGCCAGACGAAACAACAGATACACTCGAAAAAATGGCAGGTAGAGCCGGTAAGAAACAAGAAAAAGGACTGTAAAGTCCTTTTTTGTTATCCAAAACATTTGCGTTCTGTAGTACTAAGTGCTATAATACACAATGCCCTATATTCCTAAATTCGATTACAAACCATTATCTCGTGCCAATGTTGACGGTAAACGCTTATACGCAACACCAGACGGCAAAAAACTACCCTCAGTAACAACAATCTTAGACGCTACTAAGCCTGAAGAAGAAAAACGTGCTCTTATGGAGTGGCGTAAGGCAGTAGGTGAAGCTAAAGCTCAAGCTATCACAACAGAAGCGGCAAATCGCGGTACTCGTATGCACTCGTACTTAGAAAAGTACATCAAAGAAGGCACAATGCCGCCGAAAGCATCAAACCCTTTTACCTGGGCAAGTCATGCTATGGCCCACGAAGTAGTAAATCAAGGCTTAGTTAAAGCAGACGAGTTCTGGGGCATTGAAGTGCCTCTTTACTTCCCTGGCGTGTATGCTGGTACGACAGACTGCGTAGGTATTCATCAAGGCCGCGAAGCAATCATGGACTTTAAGCAGTCAAACAAAGTCAAAAAGCGTGAGAACATCTCGGGCTACTTCTTACAGTTATGTGCTTATGCTGAGGCACACAATGAACTTTACGGCACTAACATCAACACCGGCGTGATCTTGATGTGTGTCAAACCTGAGATGGACGCTAATCAAAACGTCAAGTCTCAACCGCAATATCTTGAGTTTGTATTAGAAGGTAGTGAGTTCGAACACTACAGAAACTTGTGGTGGCAACGCTTAGAGCAATATTACAGCAAGGTTTAGGAGCATAGCCATGATAAATAGTAGTATCAGGACATATTACTACCATGGCAATTACTCAAAACAGCAGAATCATCAACAGAACCGGCAATCTAGCAGACCTACCTCAATTAGCACCAGGTGAACTAGGTTGGGCCAGTGATGTAAAGCGTCTATTCATCGGTAACGAAGCAAAAGACGGCGCAAATACAGTACCAGACAATACGGAAATCTTAACGATTTTCAACCCAGGTAGTGGCGCAGGTTCAAATACACAGATTCAAATCAACAAAGAGGGTGCTCTTTATGCCGAAGACTCCTTCAAGTATGACTATGAAGCTAATACTCAGCTTCTAACAGTTCCTAACGTATCAGTTACAACACAAGTAACAATCGGCTCAAACGCTGGTGTAGATACCTCTGCTCTAGACCTAAACAACAAAGAACTAGTTGTTTATGGTAACGCTATTATCACTGGCGACATTACCGCCGCTGGTAACATTACCTATGTTAGTCAGAATCAACTAACAGTTTCAGACCCTGTTATTCAGTTAGGTGTCGTATCAGGCAGTGGTCAGACAGCACAAGCGTATGTCGGCGACCGCGGCATTATGTTGAATCACCAGAGTTCTAAAGAAGCGGCATTCATGGGCTATATGCCTGGCGGTGATCAAACAAAGATGAACTTTGCTAACTATTTCGTCATGGGCGATGTAGCAAAGTATGCTAACGGCGAATTGTGGTACGAGCCTACACTGACTTCTAACAACGTTGTCTTAAAGAAGTTCGGCGATACAATCATGGGCAACATTGTCCTAGCTGAAACAGCAAACCCTACAAGTGACTTAGCTACAACTGCTAAAGTGATTGTTGGTAAGAATACACACATCTGGACAAAGTATGTTCAGAACGACAACAGTAATATTGAAATCAGAGCAAACGGCTCAACATCTACATCAAGTATCAGAGACTTCGGCGGTGCTGATAGTTATTTCTCTAATGCTACAAGTGATACCGGCAACATTATCTTCAACGTTCGCAACGTAGCAAGCGTTATTGATGTATCGGCTGATCCTACCTTAGGCGACCCAGCTTATGCTAACGCAAACGTGATCAACGAATACAAGAACGGCAACGCTAACTACAACTCTAAGTCAACTACATATCTAAACGGTAACGTTGTTATTCAACGCATTAAGAGTAGTTTGATTCCTGCTGTTGACGGCGCACTAGGTGCTAATAGTGGCAGTGTAGGCAATGCTGTTGATGGCTATGACTTAGGTAGCGACAACTTTAGATGGCGTGATCTTTATCTTTCAGGCAACACAATCTATCTAGGCGAAGCAGGCACAGCAAACGTAGGCAATCCTGGTGACCCTACTACTAACCCTGCTTACAAGAACAGTGCTAAGATTCAGATTGCTAACTTAGTAACGACTACAGGTAACACATCTGCACTAACATTTATGGCGCCCGATACTGCTCACTATGTTCTTTACAAGAGCGGCGGCTCAAGTAAGTTGAGTTTGTTCAGTAACGTGGCACAAGGCCCTGGCGCTTATGCTAACGGCGCACTAGCACCAGTAGTAACACTAGACAGTAGCGGTAACGTAACAACTACAAGTAACGTAGGCGGCGTAACTCAAACAGTTACAATGACACCATCTGGTAGTGTAACATCACAAACAACTGCGGCTAACGGCGCTGTTACGACAGTAGCAATCGCAAGTTCAACAAACCCTGCCGCAACCGGCGTATCAACACAGCAACAATATGCTAACGGTGATGTAATCAGTTACAGTAATCTATATGCTAACGGCACATTTACAACCGCAGATAGCACAGGTAACTCAACAACAATCACACCTACCGGCATTACACTAACCGGCGGTAACATTCAGAGTACATCAGCAGGTACTAACCCGTTCAACGGCGACTTAGAAGTTGCTGGTTGGGCTAACGTACACGGCGGCACCTTAAACATCTCTGATACCGCTAAAGACATTTCAGGCGTTGTTACACAAGCAAACACTGCTATCATCTCATCTCTAAACAATACATTCAGTTTGTTGAACACTAACGTCAACACAGCAAACGTATTAGGTGCTGGTGCTACAATCAATATCGCACGTGATATCGCAACAAGTGGCGGCACACTATCAGTCGGCCCTACAGGCTTAGTAGCATCTGGAACTCGCTCATATACAATGGGCATGAGTGCTCCTACAAACCCAGCGATTGTAACAACTACTAACCTGTTCAATACTAACGTTGATACCTTAAACTTTGCTGGTAGTGCTAACACTATCAACATGGGTACAACAAGTGGTACACTAACAGTCAACAACCCAACAGTTGTAGGCACACAGCCTGTACAAAACTTGTGGAACACTGTTACTTCAACGTTCAACATCTTTGGTAACGCTTCAACTATTAACGCAGGCGCCGCTAACTCAACCTTAAATCTACAAGCAAGTACAATCGTTGGTGTTTCTACACAAACAACACAAAACTTGTGGAACGCAAATGCGACCACAGTTAACGCATTCGGTGCTGCCGATACAATGAACGTTGGTAATGCTAATAGTACACTGAACTTGTTAGCAAACACAATCGTAGGCACTGCTACACAAACAACACAAAACTTGTGGAACGCAAACGCAACAACAGTCAATATGTTGGGCGCGGCCTCTACTATCAACATGGGCGCAGGCAGTGGCACACTAACTATCGGCAACCCTATTGTCGTTGGTACACAAGCAACACAAAACTTGTGGAACACTACCGCGTCAACAGTCAACTTCGGCGGCGCTGCAACTGCTATCAACATCGGTAACACTGCCGGTATTATGACGCTACGCAACCCAACAGTCGTAGGTACACAAACAACACAGTCACTATTCAACACAGTAGCAACTACGCTCAACTTCGGCGGTGCTGCCACAACAACAAACATGGGTGCTGCCAACTCAGTACTCAACTTGCGTTCAAGCACTGTTGTAGGTACATCAACACAAACAACACAAAACTTGTGGGATGCTAACGCAACTACAGTCAACTTTATCAGTGCAGCTATCAACGCTAACATTGCTAAGATTGCTACAACACTCAACCTAGCAAGTGAAGCAACTGCTGCACAAACTGCTAACGTTGCTCTAACATCAGGCACACAAACTGCCAACGTACTATACGCAGGCGGTGCTTCACAAACGGTTGATGCTATTCGCTCAGCAGGTACGCAAACTGCTAACGTACTCTACGCAACTGGTGATCAAACACTTGCTCTAGGTCACACAGCAGCCGATCAAACACTAACCGCGTTTACTGCTGCCAGTGATCAAACAGCAACTGCGCTAACTGCCGGTGCGACACTAACAGCAAACATCTTGTACAGTGCTGACGATCAAACTCTCAACTTAGGTCGCACTGCTACTGACTTGACTGCTAACGTGCTGAACAGTGGTGCTACACAAGCACTAGATATCGCACGAGCAACTACTACTCTAACTGCTAATGCTTTCACAGCAGGTACAGATCAAACCTTAGTATTAGCAACTGCTGGTGCTGACTTGACTGCTAATGCTCTATCAGCAGTAAGCGATGCTACACTAACAATCGGCAGAACAGGTGCTACGCTAACAGCAACAGTACTACGCAGTGGTGACGATCAAACCTTAACTCTAGCAGTAAGCGATCAGAACCTAACAGCAAATGCGTTCTACAGCACAGACGATCAGGCTCTCAACTTAGGTCGCACTGCTGGTGATCTAACAGCCAACTTGCTAAACGCAGGCGCTTCACAAACCCTAGAACTTGCTAAAGCAACTACAACACTAGACGCTAACGTATTGTACAGTGGCGGTGATCAAGACTTGACACTAGGCACAACAGCAGGCTTTATGACTGCTAACGTGTTGTATAGTACAAACAACATGAACGTAGACTTAGCTCGTTCAGCAGTCAACATCACAGGTAACGTACTAGCAAGTACAATGGATCAAACACTAGCCTTAGCAACTGCCGGCGGCATTCTAAGTGCTAATGCGTTCTACAGTACCTCAGATCAATCACTAGGCTTCGCAAGAACCGCCGCTAACTTAGCCGCAAACGTACTCTACTCAACTGATACAATGCAGTTGAACTTAGCACGTACTGCTTCTACTCTAGCCGCTAACGTTCTTTACAGTGCTGACGATCAGAACTTATCTCTAGGTCGCACCGCTAACGATATGACAGCGAACTTGTTCTACGCAGGTCAAACACAAACAGCTAACGTATTGACAACAGGTTCAACACAAACAGCTAACGTACTAGTCAGTGGTGCAGCACAAACCTTAACTCTAGCAGGAGCTACAACTACACAAAACTTAGTTCTTGCTAATGCTGGCGGCACACAAGTTATTGACGCATTTACAACTACAGGTACGCAAACATCTAACGTGTTAGTTGTAAGTGGTACCGCCTCACAAACTGCTAACATCGCTCAAGCACAAGGCACACAGACCTTAAACATTGCGACACTAAGTACAGCAAGTAGTATCTACAACTTGTTTACAGGTCCTACAGGCTCAGGCAACACTAAGACAATCAACTTCGGCACAGGCGGTCAATCTAACACTACTAACTTCAACATTGGTAGTAACGCCGGTACAATGATTATCAACACACCAGCAATCGCCGGTTCACAAACAACTCAGTCACTATACAACACAACAGCAACAACAGTTAACTTTGCTGGTGCGGCTACTACTATCAATATGGGTGCTGGCAACGGTACTCTAAACTTGTTGTCAAACACAGTTGTTGGTACAGCTTCTCAAACTACACAGAACTTGTGGGATGCTAATGCTACAACAATCAACTTCGGTGGTGCAGCTACTGCTATCAATATTGGTGCTACGAGCGGTACAGTCTTAATCGACAACCCAACAGTCGTAGGTAGTCAAGCTACTCAAAACTTGTGGGACAGCAACGCTACTACGATTAACTTCGGCGGCGCGGCTACTGCTATCAACATCGGCGCTACAACTGGTACAGTCTTAATCGACAACCCAACAGTCGTCGGTAGTCAAGCCACACAAAATCTATGGGATGCTAACGCTACAACTATCAACTTCGGTGGTGCAGCAACGCAAATCAATATCGGCGCTACAAGTGGTACTGTCTTAATTGATAACCCAACTGTTGTCGGCTCACAAACAGTTCAGAACTTGTGGGACGCTAACGCAACTACAGTTAACTTCGCACGTGCTGCCACAACACTAAACATGGGTGCTACAAGTGGTACTGCTACCCTACAGAACCCAACAGTAGTTGGTACGCAAACAACACAGAACTTGTGGAACACAGTAGCAACTACAGTTAACTTAGCCGGTACTGCCTCTACAATCAACATGGGCGCAACTGGTGGCACTACAACCCTACGCAGTTCAACAGTAGTTGGTACAGACACAACTCAAAACTTGTGGGACACAACTGCTACTACAGTCAACGCATTTGGTGCCGCATCTACTATCGCAATGGGCGCAAGTGGCGGCACAACAACCCTACGTAGTTCAACTGTAGTCGGCACAGGCGCAACACAAACTCTATGGAACACTACTGCTACTACAGTTAACGCATTCGGTGCGGCTACTGCTATTAACGTTGGCGCTACAAGCGGCACAGTAACTATCAACAACCCAACTGTTGTTGGTACACAAACAACACAGAACTTGTGGAACTCAACTGCCACAACAGTGAACTTTGCTGGTGCTGGTACTGCGATCACAATCGGTGCTACTTCAGGCACTACTACAGTTCGCAACGACTTAGCAGTTAACGGCAGTGTAACACTAGGCGACGCTAACACAGACAACGTTGTATTCAATGCTGACGTAAACAGTAGCATTATTCCTAACAACAACGTTACTAACGACTTGGGTACAGCCGCACAACAGTGGCGCAACCTATTCGTACAAGACATAACATTGAGCGGTGACGTTGCTGTAAACGGTGGTGACATCACTACAACACAAACAACGTTCAACCTAATCAACACTAACGCTACTACACTCAACGTAGGCGGCGCGGCTACTGCCTTAAACTTAGGTGCTACAACAGGTACTACGACAGTCAACAACAACTTGACTGTAGCAGGTGACGTAGCGGTCAACGGTGGTGATATCACAACTAACCAGACTACATTCAACTTAGTCAACGCAACTGCCACAACAGTCAACTTAGGCGGCTCAGCAAGTATCAACATGAGTGCGGCAGGTAGAACAACCGCAATCGCAGGTGCGACAACTATCGGTCAAACACTAGGCGTAACAGGCACATCTACATTCACAGGCGCAGTAACTGTAAACAACGGTCTAACAGTCAGTGGTACAAACACACTAACAACTAGAACAATCACTACAGGTGCGTCAGGTACTACTGGTACTATCACTGGTACTTGGACACTAGGTGCTGGTTCAACCTTACAAGCAACATACGCTGACTTGGCCGAACGCTACAAGAGTGATGACGATTATGAACCAGGTACAGTGCTAATGATCGGCGGTGAAGCAGAAGTAACAGTCGCTACTCTCAAAGGCAAAAACAAACTTGCCGGTATCGTATCTACAAACCCTGCTTATGTTCTAAACTCTATGGAACAAGGCAGCGTCATCATCGGTCTAGCAGGTCGTGTCCCATGTTTTGTTATCGGCAAAATCGAGAAGGGTGATATGCTCACAATCAGTGCTATCCCAGGTGTAGCAACCAGCACTGAGGAGCCTATTGCCGTAATCGGTCGTGCTCTCCAAAACTACAACAGCGGCGAAGTCGGTATGATTGAAGTAATGATCGGAAGAGCGTAACTAATAGGAGCATAGATATCGGCCGTGATAAGTAGATATCTATGAATCCGTTTCAGTTATCTTTTCCTGAACGCCTACACTCGTGGCGTCATCTAAGACACGATAGAGACCATCTTTCAAAAAAAGACTTTATCGTAGCAGTAGACAAATGGTGGCAACAGGCACCGCTAGTCAAACAACATCTTCACTGGAATGACCAAGAAAATTGGCCCGATCCATGGACGATGTTATCCGAAAACAACTATTGCCTATTGACAAGAGCAATGGGTATGATATACTCTTTATTACTATGCGGTATCAATGACATAGAATTAGTGATGGTATCTGACCAGCAGTGCGAGGAGCATTTCTTGGTCTTAGTCTCAGATGACGGCGCAAAATATACGCTTAACTACTGGCCTGACTCTGTACTAAGTACTACTCTCGACCAATTCACTATTGTCCGAACGATATCGTTGGATCCCCTACAAAATAAGATAAAATAACAATGACCACTATTCACGTAATTAAACGCAATGGCGAACGAGCACCACTCGATATTGCCAAAATCCAAAGACAAGTAAAAAATTGCTGTACCGGTATCGACGGCGTATCACCATCTATGATTGAACTTCGAGCGCAGATTCAATTTACTGATGGTATGACTACAGAGACAATCGATCAGCTACTACTTCAAGCTATGGTAGGTTTGATTGACGAGACTGAGAACCCAGAAGTGAACAACGTCAACTATCAGCACTGCGCAGGTCGTCAGCGTAGTTCAATGTTACGCAAACAAGTATATGGCAATTATGAGCCTATCAGTTTATACGAAATAGTAAAGAAGAACGTAGAAGCAGGAATGTATACGCCTGAGTTATTAGAATGGTATACACGTGAAGAATGGGACATTATCGACCTGTTCATTGACCATACAAAGGATGAAAAATACAGTTATGCCGCTATTGAGCAATTATGTGAAAAGTATCTGGTACAAAATAGAAGTACTGGTAAAGTATATGAAACACCTCAAGTTCGCTACGCAGTCGCATCTGCTACCGCGTTTCACAATGAAGACCCAAAGAACAGACTCAAACTTGTTAAAGACTATTATGAGTGCGCCAGCGATGGCCACTTTACACTCGCTACTCCCGTACTTGCTGGGCTTGGCACTACTACTAAGCAGTTCAGTAGTTGTGTTCTTATTTCCGCAGACGATACCCTTGATAGCATCTTTGCCGCTGGCGAGATGATGGCAAAGTATGCCTCGAAACGTGCTGGCATCGGCTTAGAGATCGGTCGTATTCGTCCTCTAGGCGCACCGATTCGCAACGGTGAAATCAAACACACTGGTCTTATCCCATTCTTGAAGAAGTGGTTCGGTGACTTACGTAGTTGTTCACAAGGTGGTATTCGTAACGCCTCTTGTACAGTATACCTACCGATCTGGCACTATCAGTTCGATGACTTTATCGTTCTAAAGAACAACCAAGGCACAGAAGAAACTCGTGTACGTCAGATGGACTATAGTGTTGTTATCTCTAAGCTATTCTGGCGCAGATACAAAGATGGTGGCGTAATCACTATGTTTGACCCGCATGAAGTGCCTGACTTATATGAAGCATACTATCGTAACAGCAAGCGATTCGAAGAACTCTACCTCAAGTATGAGAAGGATGCTACTAAGAAAAAGAAAGTAATTTCAGCAGAAGAAGTATTCAAGAACGGCGTACTCAAAGAACGCACAGACACTGGTCGTATCTACATCGTCAACATTGATAACGTAATCAATCAAGGCCCGTTTGATACTGAAACTGATCCTATCTACATGAGTAATCTCTGTAGTGAAATTCTCTTGCCAACTCGTCCATTCCAACGATTAGAAGATGATCGTGGTCGTATTGCTCTATGTACACTAGGCTCAATCAACATGGGCATTGGTCGTGATCCACAAAGCGTTCGTAAGGCTTGCCGTGTTTTAGTTCGTTCCCTAAGTAACTTACTATCATACCAAGACTTCCTATCAGTACAGAGTAAATTAGCTAACGGCGACTTTGAACCACTAGGTGTAGGCGTTACTAACTTAGCATACTGGCATGCTCGTCGTGGTTACAAGTACGGCTCACCAGAAGCACTAGCTGATTTGAAGCGTTGGATGGAACACATTGCTTACTATCTAACAGAAGCCTCAGTTGAACTAGCAGAAGAACGTGGTGCTTGCTTACGTAGTGAACACACATGGTACGGCAAAGGCGTATTCCCATGGGAACGCCGCGCTGAAGGCGTGAATGAACTCACAGACTTCTCGCCATCTATGGACTGGGAACCACTACGTGAGCGAATGAAGAAGAGCGGCATTCGTAATGCTACACTAATGGCCGTGGCACCGGTCGAGTCCAGCTCAGTTGTGTTAAACTCCACCAACGGAATTGAAATGCCGATGGAATTGATTTCTGTAAAGGAATCGAAAGCTGGATCGTTTGTACAAGTCGTGCCAGAGTACAAACGTCTAAAGAATCGTTATCAGCTAATGTGGGATCAACAAGATTGTACAGACTACTTAAAGACAGCCGCAGTTATTGCCGCTTATGTAGACCAGTCAATCTCTACTAACACATTCTATAACCCTGCTAACTACGAAGGCGGTAAAGTGCCAGGTACTACTATCGCTAAGAACTTGATGTTGGGTGTACACTGGGGTCTAAAGACTTATTACTACTCACTCATCAACAAGCAAGGCGCTAAACACGCACTCAAAGAAGAAAACGTCATTCAATTCCAACCACCAGTTGAGATTGCCGAAGACGAAGACTGCGAGGCTTGTAAATTATAAACTAAAGGAAAATAAATGAAAAAGCGCAATTACACACAAGACACGGTACGCCGATTACAAGGTAGTGTCCAAGTCGAACACACACTAGCAAAACGTGGAGCACAAAAACTTCGCCAACTACTAGCAACTGAGCCATACATCAATACACTTGGTGCTTACAACGGACAGATGGCAGTACAACACGCTAAAGCAGGACTCAAAGCAATCTATTTGAGTGGTTGGCAAGTAGCGGCTGCTAACAACACTGCTAATCAAACTTATCCTGATCAATCCTTATACCCAGTTGATTCAGTGCCTAAAGTTGTCAAGGGAATCAATAACGCATTCCGTCGTGCGGATCAAATTGAGTACTCAGAGGGCAATCAAACTACTGATTACTTTCTACCAATCGTAGCAGACGCAGAAGCCGGCTTCGGCGGTGCTCTCAACTCATACGAACTAATGTCGGCTATGATTGAAGCAGGCGCCGCTGGTGTACACTTTGAAGACCAACTAAGTAGTGAAAAGAAATGCGGCCACTTAGGTGGCAAAGTACTCATCCCTACAGGACAGATGATTCGCACACTAAACGCGGCACGACTAGCAGCCGATGTTGCTGGCGTAGACACAGTTATCATGGCTCGTACGGACGCAGAATCAGCAACCTTAATCACAAGCGACCATGATCCACTAGACAAGGATTACATTATTAATGAACGCACTGAAGAAGGCTTTTACAAATTTAAAAATGGCCTTGATGCTTGTATTAGCAGAGGTCTTGCTTATGCCCCTTACGCTGATCTCTTATGGTTCGAAACTAGTACACCTGATATCGCACAAGCTAAGAAATTCGCCGATGCTATACACACTCAATTTCCGGACCAAATGCTTGCTTATAATTGCAGCCCTAGTTTTAATTGGCGCAAGTTTTTAAGTGAAGACGAGTGCGAAACGTTTCAGCGTGAACTAGGTGAACTAGGATACAAGTTCCAGTTTATTACATTAGCAGGCTTCCACTCCGTCAATCTTGCTACATTCGAACTGGCAGAAGCATACAAGCAACGCGGCATGGCCGGTTACTCGGAGATGCAACAGCGTGAGTTTGCGGCACAAGAACGCGGCTTTACAACAGTTAAACATCAGCGTGAAGTTGGTGTGGGTTATTTTGACTTAATCAGCGAAGCGGTTGGTGCCACATCAACAGTCGCTAATAAGTCATCAACAGAAGCAGATCAATTTCATTAAGGAGATATGATGGAACCATATTGCGAAAAATGTAATACAAGGCACGGCAGTAGTGAGCCGTGCTATAAAGGCTAATTGATATGATAGACGCCTATAACATCAGTTTCATGCTAAAAAATTTCTGGGCAAAACTAGCACTACCAGCAAGTGGTGCTAGTAATAGAGCACTAGAAGTACCAGTATATGTACAAGAGAACGATGAACTCAAACGAGTTGTGGACGTAATCGAACAAGACGGTAAAATCATACTAGTCAAAGAATAAACAAGGCACCATCGAGTGCCCTTTTCGCATAATACAGAGAGATAATTACACACCATTTTTCATAAATACTTGACCTAACAAAAATAACAATAATAAGAAAGGTTGGGGGAAATGAAAAAACTAATTGCGTCCGCAATTCTTGCGGTGGCGCCCGTACTCTCATGGGCGGATAATGTTTTAGTGATTGATCCTGTTTACAGTAATCTAGCACAAAACGTAGAGAGTAGACTTGTAGCGGCTGGACACACCGTTACTATCACTACTGATACAACACAGATTCCATCATCTACTGGTTCGTATCAGCAAGTATGGGACTTACGTCCACAAACAGCCTTATCATCAACAGAACAAACGGCCCTATCATCGTTTGTAACTGGTGGTGGTTTTGCCTACTTTGTGACAGAAAACCCAGGTTGCTGTATGGCACGTAACAATAGTGTTGCGGCGCTTATCACGAATCTAGGCGGCGGTACAACTAACATTGGTCCAGGTTGGGCTAACAACGTTGAATCAAATGTCAACACAACTTATATGACAAGTGGTATCACGGTAAACTATGCCGCTGTTGCCGCTATTGTAAACAGTCAAGGTATTCCACTTATCAGTGACGCTAACGGTAACGTATCTGGTATGAGTTGGATTGGTCGTGCTGGCGCTCTAGGCAGTGGCGTGACAGGTACTATTGTAACTGTTGCTGACGTAAACTGGTTAGATGCTACTCGCTTCAATGCTACAGGCACAACAGCACAACAGCAGAACGTACAAGCACTAGATGATATCATTCGTGGTATCGTTGCTGGTACAGTAAGCGGCACAATCAGTGCTAGTGGTAATGGTTCTGGTGCTACTAACGGCAGTGGCGGCGGTAGCAGTAACAACAGCAACAGTGGTCCATGGACTAACGCCGCAAACATTACTGTAAACAACAGTGGCACTATGATTGATGGCACTAACAACGGCGTATTCAACAACGCTGGCACAGTTGGTGCGGTTACTAACAACGGCATCTTTACAAACACTGGCACAATGGCTAGTATTGTAAACAACGGCACGTTCATTACTAACTCTACTACCTTAGCTACATACTCACAGTCATCAACTGGCAGTACAGTACTAGACTATGGCAATCAGCTAACAGTAACTGGTGCCGCAACACTAGACGGTAACTTGACTCTACTAGGCACAGTGCCATCAGTAGGTCGTTATACTGTTCTAACTGGTAACGGCGTAACTGGTACATACTCAAGCTACACTGGTGCTGGCGTACTACGATACACACCAACTGAAGTTCAGTACTGGGTATTTCCATCCCAGCAAACTCTACAATCACAAGTTGACACACAAGCAACAGCACTAAGTCGTCTAACAGGCTTATCTGGCGCTTCAACACTAGGTTCACTAGGCAATGATTGTGGCAGTTTTGGTGATAAGGGTGGCTGTATTGCCGTCAACGTGGGCAGTAGTAAGACTGGTACTGGTGACCTAAACACAGCAGGTATTACAGTATCAAAGAGTATTGACGCTAACTGGAGAGCAGGTGTGTTTACATCATCTAACTTGAACAACCCAAGTTCTGGTGACGTAAGTTACGCAGCTAAGAACCCAGCACTAGGCGTAATGGTGGGCTGGAATGAAGGCGCTGATGGTATCGGCTACGGTGTAGGAGCATCAGCAGTTGTAAACTCTGGAGACTACTCACTAGGCGGCTATCGTGCTGGTGCTAAGACTCAAGCATATCAAGTCAAAGCGACATTCACTAAGCCACTAGATGCTACTACATTCGTTACGCCATATGCGGGTGTTCGTTATAGTCGTACATCAGTAGATGGTTACACTGAAGTCGGCCCTGTATTCCCACTAACATTCGGCGGTGTTACACAAACATCAACTGACTTGTTAGTAGGTGTAAGTGCTTCTACCAAAGTAGCTGATGGTCTAACAGCCTCAGTAAACGCTGGTGTAGTACATAATCTAGACTACAATGCTGGTACAGTAACAGCAACTGGTGAGCCAGGCACATACCAATCTAATCTAGTTGACACACGTAAGACAAGTGCCTCACTAGGTGCTGGTCTAAGCTACGCTATCGACAAGGAAACTAAGATCGGTGCTAGTATTGGCTGGCAACAGAAGGGCACAACATCTGATATCTCATCCGTTGGTGTAAACCTAACTAAGTCATTCTGATTTTATTCAGACTAGAGAATGGCGTACTAAGTACAGTACGCCATTTTTCTTTGTGTAAAGTATCTGTTTACTTGTGTGCTTTGGATAAAGTAAATATTGACTCCGTGTAAAAAAGTGTTATAATAGTTAGATGAAGAAACTATGGAGAATATGGGCAAAAGCACTAGGCGAGAAAAGTGGCAACACTGACGCCGAGAGTGACTTGATTGCCCTAGTCAGAACTGTTATAATACTAACTTATCTGGTCACAAACTGCTTTATCGTAGCAGGTGTGATTCGTCATTGGAATTAACATGAGAATTGATGAAATTTTAAGAATCTCGACTCAGGACTTCCCGATTAGAAATGTTCAAAAGTTGTTGCCAATGACCAAAGATGGCTACGGTACAATCGATGATCTTCAAGTGAGATATCTTGAGAGTGGTGATGAGCGCATAATTATTTTATCTAACGGAGATAAAATAGCGGCTTTTGCTGGATTTATTTCTAGACTAAACGGTAAAGTTTGGCAAGCCAAGAATTTACAAACTTATGGAGAGTACAGAGGAAATAATTTAGGTGCTAAAATATATAAGTACGTAAAAGAGATAATGAAAAAGTCCATTCAGAGTGATGTAGAGCAATCAAGTTCGGCGGAAAAATTGTGGACAAAAACTTTGCCAAGTTTAGGGATATATCCAAAAATATTCGACACTGAAACTGAATATATCATTGATGAATCTAATCCTAACGCTTATCGAGTAGCCATTGAGAAGTTATATACTTCGAACGAAAACGACCCTGACAAATTTAGATATACATGGATACTGGAACAGTCGGATCACTATGCGGAACACAGTATTCTAAAAGAGAATCAACTACTGATGCCATATACGGGCATATGGTATAACTTTAAAACATAGAAAGAATAAAATGAGCGAAGGACAATACGATTATAAAAATGATGACAACACCAGGTGGCATTTCTACGAGTCTTGGTTACAGGAGATGCCTCAGAGAATCAAGGCAAGAAATGACTTTCCAGGGTTGTTGAATAATTTACAAGAATTTATTTCTATATTTGGTGAAAACCAGATCAGTCAAAACATATTCAAATCAGAAAGCGAATCAACTCTCTATGTGTTCGGTAGACTTTCCAACGAAGTATCAGTAATAACTTATATGGAAAAAACACAACAGTCTGTAAAAATAATGAACACTCAGAAAAATGAAAAATTCAAAGGCACAAGGCCAGGGGCCGTTGATCTCTATCTGAACGCTCTTGAAATAGTAAAACCAAAATCCCTTATGTTTACTAGTGACAATCAAATGACTGATCGTGGTTTGGAAATATGGAAGAAATTATTGTCTATGGGAAAACATATTAGTGTTTATGACGTAACTAATAAATCAAGAGCTGGTCAGACCCTGAAGCAACTAAGTTCGCCTGAAGAGTTGGAACAATACTTTAGAAATGATCTTGTCGGACAGCATTACCGATATGTACTATCTGAATCAATAGAAGAATTCAATAATTACACATATTGTAATTTTATGACAAGAAGAATATGCGAAAGCGCTGGAACAATAAATGATGATTTTTACAAGGACGAAGACAAATGAGCAAAGAACAATCAAGGAACAATCTGCCAACCACTGACAGATTTTCTTTTGCCTCTTATTACTTCTATCAAATTACTTTGATGAACATTATAAGTGTTGGCCATCTCGTACTGAGTAGCGGTTATTATCTGGCCAGTCGTCTTATTTTTAAAAGTATGCGTGGAGGGGTCGTATGATGGATGAGAGATTCCCTTCTTTAACAAATGATGTGTGCCGTTCTGTACTCTTTGATTATTTGCTAGAGTCGCTATCTCGGACAACTTGTCCGATGACATTCCCATTCTATGAGCAATCATTTGACACGCTTTGTATTCACCGAGAGAATAATGAATATCATAGTGTTCTTGAAGTGATACTGCTTTTAGATTGGAAGGCTCATTGTTTTGATGGTCACCGTCGATATGATGAATGTCAAATCGTCGACCAAATTCATCCTTTGGAATCTCTCCAAAATGTTTTATATAGATATGCCTATAATTAATATGCTTTCTTTTATAAAATTTCATCAACTATTTATATAAATATTACACTATGTCAAAAGAACAATACAATTTGAGCCAACAAACAAACTATCTAAAACGAACAATGTTTCTTGACCCTGCTGGTCCAGTAACAGTACAACGCTTTGAAGAAGTCAAGTACCCAAAGATTGCTAAGTACGAAGAAACAGCACGTGGATTCTTCTGGGTGCCTGAAGAAGTCTCACTAACAAAAGACAAGATTGACCATAAAGATGCGACAGATGCTATCAAGCACATCTTTACTAGTAATCTACTTCGTCAAACAGCACTAGACTCTATTCAAGGTCGTGCGCCAGCACAAGTGTTCGGCCCAGTTATCTCTATCCCTGAACTTGAAGGCTTAGTAAGTAACTGGTCATTCTTTGAAACTAACATTCACTCTAAGTCATACTCACACATCATTCGTAACGTCTATGGTGTCCCTAAAGAAGTATTCAATACAATTCACGACACAAAAGAAATCGTAGACATGGCTTCTAGCGTAGGTCGCTACTATGATGAGTTACACAAACTCAACTGTATCAAAGAAACAGACGGCGACCCAAACAACTGCCCAGAGAAGTCACACATCAAAGCAATCTGGCTAGCACTACACGCCTCTTACGCACTAGAAGCCTTACGTTTCATGGTATCATTTGCTACATCCTTAGCGATGGTCGAGAACAAGATTTACATCGGCAACGGCAACATCATTTCACTCATCCTACAAGATGAATTGTTACACACAGAGTGGACAGCATGGCTAATCAACAACGTAGTCAAAGATGACCCTAGATTCGCCGCTATCGTAGATGAATGTGCCGCTGAAGTATATGCCTTATATGAGTCAGTCATTGCCGAAGAAAAAGCATGGGCAGACTACTTATTCATCAAGGGCCCAGTTATTGGCCTAAACGCTGAAATCTTAAAAGACTTTGTTGACTTCACTGCTTTCAACAGACTAAAAGATATCGGCATCCGCTATCAAGGCGCTCACCCCAAGACTACTCCTATTCCATGGTTCAACAAACACGTGAACATTGGCAAGAAGCAGTCAGCACTACAAGAGACAGAATCAACAAACTATGTTATCGGCGTTATGTCCGATACTGTTGACAAAGAAGCCCTACCCGCGCTATAATATAATACAAAGGAAAATAAAATGATTAAAGTATACGGCAAACCACAGTGCCCATTCTGTGACCAAGCAAAAGCACTCCTAGAGAGTAAAGGTGTCGAGTATGAATACATCGACATTACTAAACAACCAGAAGCTCGTGAGATGTTAGTCGAAGCGGGCTTCCGCTCGGTACCACAAATCTACAACGGCACACACCACATCCCAGGCGGCTTTCAAGGCTTAGCTGGTATGTCAGAAGAAGAATTTAACACAAAGGTAAGAAACTAATGCAACTCGCACTAAAACCAAACACAGTATACACGTTTAAGCTAACAAGTGGTGAAGAACTAATCACTAAAGTTATTCAGTCAGGCGGCGACTTCCTAAAAATTGAAGAGCCTGTATCCATCGCTCCTAGCGCCAAGGGCATGGGCTTTATGCCAACAGTATTTACTGCTGATCCTAAGGGAGAATTCATGCTAAATACTAGTACTATCACTGTGTATTCTGAAACTGATGAAGATATCAAGATGAAGTATCTTGAAGCAACAACAGGCATCAAAGTACCAGAGAAGAAAATCGTACTAGGATAAACAATGGCTGGATTGAGCAGAGTAGGAGATACAAACGGAGTTGGCGGCACCCTAACGAACGCGGCAAGCACCGTGTTTATCAACGGCAAGCCAGCCGCGCTTCACGTGAGTCCTATTACTCCTCATTCACCATTTGGTAGACCACATCCACCACATGCTTCATCAAAAACAACTGGCGGTGTAACATCTACGGTATTCATTGAAGGTAAACCAGCAGTTATGAAGGGTACAAGTACATCTTGTGGACATAGCATAGCAGACGGTAGCGGAGACGTATTCGGATCATGAGTTTTTCAGGCAAATTTACCCCACTACAACTAAACGTACTAAGTTCATTCACTGGTGCGCCTAATCACGCAGCCGATTCGACACTAGGTATACCTGCTAATACTTCTGGTGATCCTGAAGGCATTGAAATTTCTAGTGCTACTAGAACTTACGCCGGTTCATGGTCAACTAGTTATACACCAGGCAAGTTAGTAAACGATACCGCCTTAAAAAATCTAACTCTTGCTATTCAAACAGCATACACTAACTTAGGCGCAACCCCATCTCAAGCTAACGTTAACATCTACAGAGCAATGCTACAAATAGGACAAAGCGTTTGCCCTGCGTTGGGTAACAGCAGACCAGACACATTCATGCCTACATACGCTGGTTACGGCAGTTGGGACGAAACAACCGGCAATCAGTTGAGTGGTAACTACCCGCCTAAAAACTACCCGGCTGTCACTAAGTACAGTTATGTACAACAGGCCGCAGGTAAACTAGCATGGCTCTATTCTTGGCCAGCACGAGCATACACAACGGGCGGCCAAGATCAAATCAGCAGTTGGCAAAAACCATACGACTCCTACAAAGCTATTCTTGAACCTACAGCAACAGACGGCTTAAACTCAATCACGCTATTAGGCACCGCTTACAACAATGAGTATGATGCTTATTTCAAAGACGGCTTCATCGGTACTATTGCTAAGCAAGCATACTATGAAATGTGGCGCGGTAAATCATTCAACAGATTCAACCTATTCTGCGATTCATTTCAGAAAGCATATTCGTTCAAAGAATCACAAAACAAGCGCATCGCAAGTTTAGCAAACTCTAAGAGTTTCAAAAGCGGCATGTTTAGTAACATGGACGATTTGACTACCAGTGATATCAGTGGCGTGTCTATTGCGTTTGCTGCATTCGGTACAGACTTGTTAAACACAGGTAGAGCAATCGACTTATCACAAATCAACAAGTTCGGACTACCTAGCGTATTACTACGCACCTTACAAGACAACAAGTGCTTAACACAAGCAGTCAAAATTGCTATGACCTTGTATTCTGATTTACAAGCAACAGAAGTACTTGACATACTATCAACAGATTACACACCGACAAATGAGCAAGAAGTAAAACTCTACAAATCATTCGGCTTAATTACAGGCAATGACTTAGATGAAATCTTATTCTCTCTAAACTGTAAAACAGCAGGCATTACTTACCTAAGCGACTTACTTGATATCAAGAAGTTGATGCCTACTTCATACACAACCCTAACTGTACCTCAGTACAACTTAGACAGAAACATATCTAACAGTGCTAAGATTTACAAGTTCATTTTCAGCGGCAGCGGCGCTAACCCTTCAATCGAAAACTGGGGTACATATCTAGAAGGCATTCTTTCAAAAGACTTAGTGCTTACTAACGGCGCATTTTCAATGACAATGCAACAAATCAAGTTCATTAGAAGTATGAAGATTGAAAAGTTCGCCCAGATTGTTGCTAACCTAGAGTTAGTAACTAAGGGCATGAACTTGATTACGACTACAAACGGCACAGCAGTAAACACCTCATTCGTAGACAATACACTTGATAAGATAGCGTTAGGTACTGGCGCTGACGGCACATATAAGATGGCTGATTTCTTTGGCTCGGCTGCTGGCTATCCATACATTGATTATTATTACGATAAAATTATTTCGTCAATCAACTCATTAGCTACTACCGCACTCAAAGACATATACACTCAGATGTTAGCAGCCGCTACAGCGTCAAACTGGTCATTACTAAGCACTAAGATCGTCGAAGCAAACGCAGAAATCGCCGCAATTAGAACTAGAAGCACAATAAATGCGGCTCAGATGGATCAACTCAATTTCATGTGGAACAAACTAGGTTCACAAATGACTACTGAGCAAAGAATGCAGCCGTATGTTATTGATAATCCTCAACAACTGCTAGAGAACGTACCTGAATTCAGTGTTGAGAGTTTCGTAAGTCAAATTGAAGCGTATGCTATTGACAATGCTGACGGTCAAAGTTCTAGAATTTTAGGCTTACTATCTGACCAACGCTATGTTGGTGGCCAATCACTAGTTGCCGCACTCAGAGAAGCACGTAACGCAACACGATTAGAGCGAACTGACGGCGAACTACAGAACGATGTCAGCAATTATGTTGATACTTGTGCTGCAAGTGCTCTGGCCACCGTTGTAAACGGCACTATAACGGCAGTTACGATAAATACATCAGGAGCTGGATACTCAGTTGCCAATCCACCATCAGTGATGGTGTATCCGGTCAACGTGGATGTACAAGCCACATTCACTCCTAAAATATCTACCATTGATGGTAGTGTGACCAGTATCGTTGTTACTAACGGAGGTAAAGGATACAATCAAGATACGGTCCGTTTGGTGATTCAATCACCGCCACAGTGTCAGTACTCTGATAGCTCATCGCAACAGAGTCTAGTAGACACACCTTGGGGCCAATTAGTTGAACCTGAACTAATAGCCGATACATCAAGCCAGCTTGATGTCCAAGAAGCCATCGCCCAAGTTACCCTATGTAACTGCGATTGCTGGGACGTATAACAATAATAACAAGTCTTCAGCTTAGCTTCTTACGAGTCAAAGGACAATCTATGCTTATTTCAAGAAGCGTTATAACGCTATGCGTTATGCTATTCGCTACATTTTTTGTAGCATCAAATCTAGGTCAGTCGCAGCCAATGCCACTACCACCAGTAGCCAAATTAGATATCAAGCAAGCACAATGTATTGCCACTGCTATCTACTACGAAGCACGTAACGAACCACTAGCAGGCCAAGTAGCAGTTGCTAAAGTCATTATGAACAGAGTGCTACACAAGTTTGCTAAAGACCCATGCTCAGTTGTGTATCAACGCACACCTATCGCAGACAGTAGTGGCAATGTTGTGGGCACCTTATGTCAATTCTCATGGGTATGTGAGAATCGTGGCCAGCCCAGCATCAAAAGCGCAAAGTATGCTCAAGCACTAGCAATCGCTACAGAAGTAATGATTACTGACAAGTGGGACAACTTACTGCCTAATAACGTGCTGTTCTTTCACGCAATCACGGCCGCACCTCAGTGGGTCTATAAGAAAGTAACAACAATCGGCAATCACGTATTCTACAGCAAAGGCCGAGAAAAGAAAGTTACTTCTGATAAGAAGGCTTGAAGCGTAGCAGTTTCAACACATAATACGTTACATCAATCTGCCACCACTTCTCACCAAAGTTCATTTGTGTAGGAGTAGCGTGGTGATTGTTGTGCCAACCTTCGCCCCAAACAAAGATGCCAGTCAACCAGTGATTAGTGCTTGTATCTTTGCTTTCGTGATCTTGCCAACCTACCATGTGTGATAATGTGTTGATACTGCTACCAGCATGCCACAAAATAAAGCTAGGGAACAACCATAGATATATGATAGCAAACGGGTCATAAGTCCAGCAAGCAACCGCATACAAGCCATGAACTAGCCAATAGTTCTTGTGTAATTGTAGATGAAATTTGCTACGTAGCATATCAGGCACATATCGAACATGCGGTTCATGAAACATACTGAAGAACTGTACCTTCCACCATGGTTGATGGTGTGGCGAGTGTGGGTCACGATCGGTGTCTGTGAAGCGATGATGCTCACGATGTACAGAGCACCACGCAATAGTGCTACCTGTACCGCCGATGGTGCCACACAAACTACCAAAATATTCCCACCACTTAGGCGCCAAGTAACTCTTGTGACTGAGTAAGCGATGATATGTGCCACTCATGCCAATCGAGCCAGTAAAGAAGAACACGACAAACGCGGCAAGATAATGTTGCCAGCTACCCCACATCAACATAAATATCACGCTAATGTGAGTAATGATCTGGAATAATAATAGGTAGTTTATTTTGGATGTTTTCATTATCATATTTAGTTGACAACAACTAACAAGGAGTATTATAATGAGTGACGGCGGTAAAGGCAGTAAGCCTAGACCATTTTCCATTCCACAGGAAGAGTTCGGTAACAGAATTGATGCTATCTTTGGTAAGAAGCAACCACGCCCACAATGGGTACCACCACCTCTACCTGATACCAACAAGCAAGAACAGAAATGACTTTATCAAGTTCCGACGCCAGACACACCTTCCAAGCTACTAAGTATCTTGAGCGTAAGGCTGAGGAGGGCAAAACTCCAGATAACGATGAGGACGTGCTGGCCATGGTAGACTTTTATAAGTCAGCAAAGCAACAAAAGTTCGAGCGTGAGCAAGATCCAGAGTGGCAAAAGAACAACATGGAATACGATTTACGGACCACTCAGTGGATCCTAGACAAAGTTCGTTCTAGCGAAGTCTATGCTCAGAACTTATATGCCGCTATGTGTAACAATGAGTTCATGAAGCTGGAGACTATTCCTATCTTGATGGAACAAACTTGGAGTTGTAGCTGGCGTTATGCCGGAGGCATCATTGCTGATATGCGACAAGAAGGCGACTACATTGACTGGTACTGTAGCGGTATTAGAAACGAGAACGATAGTAGTGGCTTCGTTGGAGAGTGCGTGGTCACTGATGAAATTAGAGAAGACCTGCTGAAACTAGGCTGGAAAACAATAGAGGAACAATAGTATGGATTTTGAGGCGCTTAGAGCAAGTAGATTCTATCAAATAGGTAGATGGGTCAACGATGAGGAGACTGGCGAATCTTCGATGGTCGAACAATCAGTATTTGACACGGTGCCGTTTAGTCATAGTGAAATTTCTAACTTGAAACAGCGAGATTTTTCTAATAATGGACCAACGGTTGCGCCAAGTCTGCATAAGTTGCTTGACCCAGTCATTATGCCAGTTGAGATGCGAGATTTGATAGTTGACCAGTGGACTGAAGTTAGTTCAATAATTGATACGGTTGGCAAAAAGTCATTCAACAGCCTTTTGATCATTCAGCCTCCTGGAGCCTTCAATCCCAAGCATAAGCATCGTTCAGTAACAAAGCGAACAATAACATTTTGTTACAAGTATGATGAGGACAGAATCATTGACGAAATGAAAAGCAAGCTAAGAATCGAACTAGAAGAGGGCAAGGAAACAGTCATAATGTATCCAGATGTTCCTAAAACTCTGATGCTATTCACTGATAACTACCCACACAAGAGTATTTCATACGAGTGGCGATTTTACTGGGTCTACGATTTTGATGAGCATGTGGACATTCCAAAAGACGTTTTTGCTACAATGAGCGACTGGAATGTGCTAGAATGTTGCTAATGTAGGAAAAATAGCTATTTCAACCACGATTTGACAAAAAATACTAAATAACTTACAATAGCAAACATCAAAGACAAAAGTTTGGAACAGTGTTGTAAAAATACAACAAAAAAGTTCTTGACAGGAACTCAAACTCCTGTTACACTAGAGTCTTAGATTAGTTGAAGAGAGCTTAACAACTTTTGGATAACAAAAGAAAAATAGTTCTTGACAATAAATGCTAAATAGATTACAATACAACCTAGACGCTGATAATTCGGTCAGCGCCTAGTAAACTTTTAAAGAGAAAACAATGAACAAACTGTCATTACACTGCCAATTTAGAACATTGCCCCAAGCGCAGGGAACGACTTCGCTCGTATCCGGCTATTGGTCAAATGCGTCTAAATCAGCCATGGGTGCCAGCATTGCGTTTATTGGTAATGATCGCCCAGAGCACACCACAGGGTTCTTAGAGGGAGTAACTACATAAGTAGAATCCCTTAATCTAACAAGATACTAAGAACCCTGAGACCAAAATCTCAGGGTTTTGTTTTTGGGCGATACGATTTTATAAAAAGTGTGAAATGAAAAAGGGAAACGAGGTCCCGCTCCGCACTTAAAACATGGAGCAAACGGGCGGACAGTAGGATGAAATCTGTGGCGATAACGCGGAGAGTAAAATCACTGGCTAGAGCACTGACTCTAGCATATCCTCTATTAAGTTAGAGGGTATTCTTAAACACATTAAGCTGACATGGGCTGAAATGCCGCAGATAGTGTGTTTGATAATACTGGAGTGAATGGAACAATGGTGTTCTAGCGGGCTGTAACCCCGTGGTGCTACGGCACAGGTAGGTTCGATCCCTACTCACTCCACCACAATTTGGGGACAGTAGCGGGCTACGGTTCTCCCTTGCAAGGAGGATGTCTAGAAGGGTTCAACTCCCTCGGTCTCCACCAAGTTTAAGGATAGTAACAGCAACTTTATACACTAGACTTTTAATCTAACCTGTAAAAATTCTATCCTGTTTTATAATGGCTCAGTAGTTCAGTCTGGCAGAACGTCGGTCTCCAAAACCGAATGTCGGAGGTTCAAATCCTTCCTGGGTCGCCATCTTTGTTGGGGTATAGCTTAGTCTGGTCTAAAGCAACGGTCTTTGAAATCGTGATCACTGGTTCGAATCCAGTTACCTCTGCCAACAATTTATTCCCGCGTAGCTCAATGGCAGAGCAAAGTGCTGATAACGCTGAGACACAAGTTCGATTCTTGTCGTGGGAACCACACATGCACCTATCGTCTAATTGGTTAGGACGCTAGACTTTCAATCTGGAAACGTGGGGTTCGAATCCCCCTAGGTGCACCAAACAATGCCACGGTAGTCCTCAGGGTAGGGCATCTGATTGTCTATCAGACTTAGGCGGGTTCGAGTCCCGTCCGTGGCGCCAAATGTAAGATAGTTGTGTTCGCGTCCTGCAGGTAAGGGCACAACCGTATCATCACGGACGGGCGTAGTAACCGTGTAATCAAATGCGACTCAGAAATTTTATTCCGCAGAATCCGAGCCGCGTTAAATACTTGACTTAAAGTCAAGAAAGAGAATTATGTTTTCAAATAGTTTAAAGCAGGGAAATGCGGGATTGGGTCAGGCTATAGCCTATTTTACAAAGAATGGTTATGGTGTGGCATTGCCACTCACTGATAGTGAAGATTGGGACTTGATAGCGTCTAAAGACGGGATGCTACAAAAAGTTCAAGTTAAGTCAAGTGGTCAACAGCCAGATGGGGTAGCCGCTTTTGAGATTTCAGTAAAGGGTGGTAACAATGGAAAAAATCTAACTTGTAAATATGTAGATGAACAAGATTGGGATTTATTGTTTCTATATCACATCAAGACTGAACTAACGGCATTGATACCAAAAGATAAAATCGTGTCAAAGAATTTTATTTCTTTTGGTAAACAATCAAAATACAAAGAATTTATAATTTATTCCGGTGAAGCAAACTAGGTGTGGGCGGAGGACTGTTAATCCTTGAAGTCAGGTTCGAATCCTGAGACCGGAGCCAAATATTTGCCCAGGTGGTGTAATGGTAGCCACGCCATCTTGAGGTGGTGGTACGAATAAAGTAGTGTGCGAGTTCGAGTCTCGCCCTGGGCACCAAAAGTTTTATGGAGTTATTAGTGTAGTGGTCTGCACCGCGGGTTGTGATTCCGCTAGTATGAGTTCGATCCTCATATAACTCCCCAATTTATTGCCGCAGTAGCTCCAATGGTAGAGCAGAGGATTGAAAATCCTTGTGTTACTGGTTCGAGTCCAGTCTGTGGCACCAAATATCGCTCATATAGTATAACGGCTATTACACTCGCTTGGTATGCGAGTGATCGCAGTTCGATTCTGCGTTTGAGCACCAATTATGCCTCCGTAACTCAGTGGACTTAGAGTACTTCGCTACGAACGAAGGAGTCGGGCGTTCGAATCGCTCCGGAGGCTCCACACAACGGTGATATGACGTAGATGGATGCGTAGCGGTTTCATAAGCCGACGAGAGTGGCTCGGTACCACTTATCACCACCAAATCATGGAGAGTAATGCAGCGGGGATGGTCCTGCGACGGGCCTTGAAAACCCGGTTCTGCTTAGCGGCGGATGGGGTTCGACTCCTCTGCTCTCCGCCAAGTTTAGGATCAGTTCAGCAAATCTTAATACAAGCAGTATGTCGTGGGTTCGACCCCCACCTTCGTTCTCATGGACGATGTAGCTCAGTTGGTAGAGCGACCGCCTAAAAAGATGATCCTGTTAGTTTGACCATTAGGTTCTTTTCAGCAACTTTAAATAATCTTTCTGGAAAAAAGAGGGTCCAGGTTCGAATCCTGGCAGTAGGTTGGTCACTACTGTGGTGTAATGGTAGCACGTAAAAAGAGAACCTGTTAATGCCTCTATGGACAAATTGGTAAAGTCGGCTCTCTCAAAAGGAGCAGTTCTCTCTGTTCGAATCAGAGTAGAGGCACCATATTGAAATACATTCATCATTGATCGTCGGCCTTGAGAGGTTGGTAGCCTGGACCGCACGATGAAGCAGCCTAACCAGCGCGGTGAAAAGACCCCTTACGTCGAGAGTGTGTTTCAATATGGTCGGTTATTTCAGCGGTAGAATATCGTATTGACATTGCGAAGGTCACTGGTTCGATCCCAGTACCGACCACCAAGTTTAGGATGAATACAGCAAACACTTTTCTGCAACCAAACTTTCTGCAGGCTGGCCCGCTGGGGGCGTGTCGTGGGTTCGAGTCCCGGCTTAGACACATCATCCTGTTTTATATGCGTGTGTAGTTTAATGGTAAAATCAAACGTTGCCAACGTTTAGTCGAGAGTTCGATTCTCTCCACCCGCACCAATTTTTATCTGGGTATATGATAGTGGCAGTCGCCGGGCCTTGGATGCCTGTAGTGGGAGTTCGATTCTTCCTACCCAGACCACAATTTAATCCCGCTGTCGTCTAATGGTTAGGACACTTATAAAAGGGTGACTCTGTTAAGAGTACGTTCAGCAATTTTCTTATTCCATGTTAAGGAAGGAATCTGGGTTCGAATCCCAGCAGTGGGGCCAATATTATGTACTGATACCAGAGCGGTCTAATGGCTCGGATTGCAAATCCGTTGTTTCGTCGGTTCGAATCCGACTCAGTACTCCAAATAATGGATAGTTGCCCGAGTGGTTAAGGGAGCGGTTTGCTAAACCGTCGTTGGCGAAAGCTGGCGCATAGGTTCGAATCCTATACTATCCGCCAATCAGTATCTAGTGGTATCTTTAGAATAAGCATTAAGATACTATCATCAGTAGGCTGATAATCATGAGGTACTAAGCCATTGAATATAATTGGTCTATCTACAATAACAGTTTCTAACAGAGTTGACTTGATATCATTTAGTTCGCTCAATCTCATCCTTCTTGATGGATGTAGAGTTTCTCTAGTTCCTGAGTAACTGTAAAAGTTCATAGTCAATGAACCTTCTAGAGGAATGATAACAAGTCCGTTGTTGCCAGGACTAATATACGGCTTCACATAAGTTGATAGCCTACCTAGTTCGACATTGTGACGAGCGTGAGCAATATTAGGAAACTGTTCGAACACACTATCAACGCAATCTTTGCCTATCAGATCATCCGTGACTTGATACAGAGATTTGATTCTAGACTTATTAGCGACACTAAATAACTCAATCAATGATTCCCTGTCATAGTGACAGTCAACAAATTTATACATAGCGATATTTAGTAACTAATGAAAACAGTAGGATTTTACGGCAATAGTGATTGTGCTTATAGAGGCCCAAACAGTTATATTGACTTGTTTGCTGAAAAACACGGTCTTGAGATTGTAAACACTGGCGTTAGACAAGGAAGCGAAGAACGTATCCTATATGAACTTAAAAAGACAAAGCCTGATTTGGCAATTATATTTCATTGTGAGGCACAGTTTCTATTTTTGCCAGGTTGCGATAGAGATATCGGAATAAACAATGTCGCTGAACACAGAGGCGAATACTTGTTTAAGGATTGGTCTCAGGAACATACTAAATTGCATAACGAAAAATTTATCAAAAGATTTGAAACTCCTGAAAACTTTTCTAAGGCAACACAAACTTATAGAAAATATTTCTACACGCCTGATTTACAAATGAATAGATTTTATGGCGCTCTAGTTCAGATTGATGGGTATTGCGTAACTAAGAACATACCAGTAATTCATGTATGGCATAAATCTATACCTAGTTGGTTCAAGTTCACCAGTGGTATGGTAAATATGGATATACTAGATATATTCAAACAGTACAAAGTGCCATCAAACATATTCAACGTAAACGGCATTACTGACGAAGGTAACGTAAAAGTTTGCGAACGATTAACGGAGTTGGTGGAGTCTATGACCCCCTCTCCAGGAAGGTTGGCAGAGAGGCTTAATGCGTCAATTTCGAAAATTGATAATCCTGATAAAGGGTTCGTGGGTTCAAATCCCACACCTTCCGCCATATGATTACATTTGAAGATTGTTTATTAGAAATACCAGAACTAACTTATGATAGAACGAAGTTAGTAGAGGTGTTTGAACAAACAAAAGACTATGCTAGAGTAAAGTCTTTGCCATGGGCCAATCCGGCGCTAAACGCAGTTGAAACTGCCAAAAACGTTGTGATTCAAAGTCACGACTACATGATGATGAAGGAAGATGAGCGTGGCAAAGGCATTAACCTGCTAGACTTTCCATACATTCGAGAATTAGTTGATCGTTTAGACATTGAGATTAACGACACAAACTTAGATATCATGTGGAACAGACCAGGCTTTAAATTCTGGCCACACGTAGATAAATGGGCCGCATCAGTATTTGTTTGGCCGATCTTAGCAGACGGTGAGTTCAATCCCATTGACTTTTATAACTACGATGGCGAGATAGTATTAGGGCGAGAGTATCGTCAATTAACAGAGAAAGATATAGCACTAACGCACAACTATAGTGACAAACATGCTACAGTATTCAACAGTCACTTAATACATGGTGTGCGCACGGTAAAGAATCATCGTGTGTTCCTTAGATTGAGAACCAACGAAGAATTCAGTTCTATTAGAACTCGTTATCTTAGTAAAAAATTGATTTTAATATAAATCAATCTCGGCAACAGCAGTTTTACCGCCAAAGCCAAGATTAGTTTTTAGCATCTTGGTGTATGTGAATGAGGTTGATTCAGTAATGATACGACTATCAGTGGCTATCTTTTCTCCAACTATCTTGTTGGGAAGTAAAATATTGTTTCGCTTACCATCTAGTGTCATAGCAAGTTCAACAGCGCCACTAGCGCACATACAGTGTCCTAGATAACCTTTGTATCCTACAATAGGAATATTGTTCTTAATAACTCGATTGAAGTATTCATACTCGGTCCGATCACCTACTGGAGTACCAGTAGCATGAGCGTTCCACAGTTCAATCTTATCATAATTGATGCCAGTGATGTTATTGACAATATCATCAACCGCGCCAGGACTAGCAACTAAACTACTGTTAGTATAAAACGCATATTGTTGAACGACTGCTATAGGTGATAGAATGTGTTTTACTGTTGTTGCTTTGATTAGATATGCCGCAATACCTGTGCCCATTTTGAAACCTCGTGATGACGAGTCAAATGGCAAACCGCTATCTTGATCAAGCGCACCAAAACTATTGAAATGCCAGTGCCAGTATGCGCTATTAACATCATCAGCGCAAACTACAATAGCAGGTCTGCCAGTAGCACTACTTAATAAGGTAGCAGTATAGAGTGCGTATAAGGAACTAGCACATGCCGCTTGAACATTTAAGATTTGACTGTTAATGCCTAGTAGAGCGCCAACGTGACTTACTAAGCCATCAACTGCGATATTGCGTAATTCACTGGGTTTGCCACGTCGGCGGCCACCTAGATAGTCTTGCCATACACTTTCATCATCACGCTTTAGACCGTGTAGAGTTGAGATTACTAATGGGTAATCTGATTCAATATGTTGAGTGAATGAGGAATCGTTGAGTATAGATTCTAAGTCCCAAGTGGTAGTCCAACGATAGTCGAGAATTTCTGTAATCATTTGATGGGAGCAATATGAAAAATCTTATTCTTTCTTTCTATGATGGCCTTAGATGCAGAAGTATAACATGGACCACCCAATTTCTTATCGCATCCAGTTGGATTTCCATAACAGGCTCCAGTTTGACAGTTAGTATGAACTTTAATTACATTACCGTCATGATTTAATATATTAAACTCTCCTGTTATCTGATTGCCTGTGTTCCACGCAGTTCTTTGTAATCTAATTGAATCAGTGCTGTCGCCATAAAAATTCATAAAAATATTAATAGCATCCACTGTTTTGAAGCCGTGTATTCTCATGGTATATGTCCATAAATTTTCTTCTCTTTGAGATAGAACTTTGGTTATGTGAAATTTATCATAGTATAATAAAGAGTTTTCGAACATTTTAGAAAAAATAGAATTTAAAAAATGTTCATATTCTTTCTCCCTAATTGTTTGAAAGAAATTTGGAGAGGAATGAATGTAAATAATTTCAAATATGAAAAACATGAAAGTATTTATCAATGAAGCGGCCGGGCGAGTATCGAACTCTCATTTCTGCTTGGAAGCAGTGTTTTTCCCCTTAAACTACGGCCGCACTAAACTCTATTGTCGTTATTTATGTACTTGGCGCACCAGTCATAAAAATGTATCAACTGACAGAAGAATAGGATATCGCAAGATTGTTCCCCTCGTAGTGTAAAAGGCTCAAAGTTATATTTTGGTCTATCAGCAATATTTAGATATCTAGAATTCTTTGGAGATTCTTGTATAGTAGTAACTGTTTTGGTTACAGGATCCCTTAATTTTTCTGATAGAGTTGCTATTTCCATATCACGATCATATATTGTAGTGAAAACTTTTTTCACCGCAATCTCTGCGCCTTCAATAAGTTTTATTTTAAATGTAACTGGCTTACCTGGAACGCAGTAAGTTTTGTATACTACTGTACAGTTTTCTGATATAGTGTATTCCTCATCTTTGTCATTTACTTTTGTAATTTTTATGACAGCCGGGCCACTAGTCTCTAGTTCAAATTTAACTTCTGTGTATGTGCTCATCGCTTTTGTTCCTCGAATAACGATGGTAAATCTTTTACTTTCTTGTAAAAGTATTCTGAAATGGCATGATGTGTTTTACTACCGAACGCAAACATAGGACTTGAAAAATCATAGGGTACTTTTTTATCGAAACGATTGATGTTTAAGTCATACAACTTGATATTTTTAGCATCGCAAATTGATTTTACCGCATGATAGTTTTTGAAGAAGTTATAGTTATCGCTTTTCCAGTCAATGTATGACCAGTAATCTTCCATTGGAATATTGTTGTAGTCAGATGCTTTGATGATATTTGTGAATGTCTTACTTACAAATTCTCTTCTAGCAGAGTGTGGCCACAATAAGCATATATGACTGATTTGTGTAGGAAGAACTTGAGTTACTTTTACTAAGAATCTATGAATTGTTTCTGGACTTGCGCCGATTATGCCGCAGTTCATAACAGTAGCATCAGGAATTTTATTTTGTAATTTGGTAGCCCATAGATCATCATAGTACACGTTCATGCCGAACGTATCAGTACAACCAAGACAAAGAATAATATTGTCTTTTTCTTTGAGTTCTTCGATATTGTAGTCCCAGTTACTTCTATATCCCTGTTTGTTAAATTTGAATTCCATATCACGATACACGGAGTTCATTTTTTTAACGCAGTTTGTGTACTCTTCTGGCTTGATATCAACCGCATGAATATCTTGATACGCATGTGGGAATTCTGCTTTAAAGTAAATATCTCTAAAGCGATCTTTACCAAGATAGTACTCTATTTTTTCTGTTTCGGTCATAGGCTTATTTAGTAGCACAGATTCTAGTATACTAAATATCGCTATGAATAAAATATCGCCAGAAAAATTCCAAGAATTAAAACAAAGCCAGTTCTATAAGAATGGACAGTTGCGATCTACTTTTTCTGGTATACAAGTAGAAACAGTAAACGCCGCATTTGACACCATGCTAGTTGAGTCAGCGCCACCAACCGAGTTTATATGGAAGGGCAGAAATTCAAGAGCAACTGGACTGTATTCTAATGATGTTAATGGTTTAGATAAACTTGGCGAACAAAATCCAATCAATCTACAGCATTTACATAAGGTGCTTAGTATTGAAGGCGACTATATTCCACAAGAGTTTAGAATAGAAATATGTAGACAATGGAATGAAGTTAACGAGGTCGTCAATAAAATAAAATCACAATCGTCCGCTAAGGTAGTTGCTAGTGAAATATTTCTGGTTTGTCCGGATACCAATATCGGTAAACATAGACACAAGTTTGCTAAGCAGACGCTGACATTTGGTTATAGATTTAGTACGGATTCTGACGGCAGTTATCTAATGTTGTGGCCAAATAATGAGGAACAGCATTATGAGTTTCCACTAAGTAACAAATTTTGGTTCACCTTCAAGGATCATGCGGATCATGGCGCACAAGTAAACAGTTGGATGTTTTTCTGGTTCTTTGACTTCGATCAACATATTGATATTCCTGAAGAAATGCCATTCGTTAAAACTGATACTAAAAATTCTTGTTGATAAATAACACATTAGCGAGGCTTCTATCATGACAGAACGATTAACAAGAAAACAACTACCACACTACGCAAAAATCAAAATGCGTGTTGACCTTGAGCGTCTGCGCAAGTATATCATTGATAACGGCTATACTGATTATTCTCGTTTTAACGATATCAATATCAGCGAAGAGAGTGATAGCAATCAAAAAGGATTCGTGTTAGCCAATCAATTCTGTCGCAACAACTACTTTAAAGAAGAAGGCAGTCCTATGTTAGTGGGCGAAGCGTTCAAGCAACTTTACTTGACTAGCATCCCACCCGAAAAGATGAACACATCACGTGAACGTCTAGAAGAAACTAGTAACAGTATCTTTAGTCGTCAACGTAGATTGAAGCGTGACAGTGACGTTTATGTAAACGAAGCAGATGAATACAACTACACTGAGCGTAACGAACACTATAGTGGTATGCTTGCTGAAATCTTAGACGGCTTCAAGTCGCCTAAGACTCGTGTTCGTCTAGCAGTAATCGCACCAGGCTTCACAATCAAACCTCACTTTGATTACGACCCTAGTTATGTTACTCGCTATCACATTCCTATCTTTACTAACCCTGATGTAAAATTCGGCGCAAAGACAAAGAACGGCGATGTTGAGTATCACATGGCGGCAGACGGTAGCGTTTACTTCTTCAATGCTGGCTTAGTACACTGGGTACACAACGGCGGCACTGAACCTAGACTACACTTGCTGATAGACACTAACGGTCAAGACGACTTAGAAATATTAGAGGACGAAACAGAGGTAATTTATCAATGACAAACATTTTCAAGCACGACAACTTACGGATGATTATCTTACATCATCTATTACTAGTTTATGGAATTTATACTTACGGTTTCAACATCTGGGTAGCATTAGGCTGTTTCATCTATACGATCATTTATAACGTCTATATCAATGGCAAACTGATTCATTTACGTATGGCTCATGGTAGATACCGAGATAATTTCTGGAACATTTTTGCTACAATCTATTCATTGTTTGCTGGTGGTACAGGTAGTCCTCTTAGCTTCTCATACATTCATCGTCAGCATCATAAGTTTGTTGACACTGAGCGTGACCCACATAGTCCAAAATACGTAGGTAAGTTGAAAGTGTGGTTCTTGATGTGGCGCTTAGGCCCAATGGAGCCAAGCTACATTAGAGATTTTATGAAGAGCAAGTTTCAGGTATGGATTCATCGCAACTGGACTAGATTACAAGTAGCAATTTTGATCGGTTTATGGCTGATCAATCCTCTTATTGTATTGATTGTTATTACGCCAACAATCGTGATGACTCTACATTATAGCGGATTTATAAATGTGCGAGGACACTGGTACGGAGAGGTTAGAAATATTCCAGAAATCAGATTCACACAACCAGCAAGTTGGCGACACAAAGAGCATCACGATTATAAATTTGAGTAATACTTTTTACTTACTTGACAACAACTTCCCACTGTGATATACTATCATTAGTGGGAATTTTATTTGGAGAACAAAATGTTGAACCCCTGGATTCAAAACACATCGTTAATTGATATCAAGCGTGGTACACACATGGACGCTGGTCCTAACTCCATGCTGATTCAAATTTGCGATCCGCCTGGAGACTTCCCTACCCCTCACTATCAGTTTGCGTCAGTTCATCAGTTTCAGTTCCTCGATGTTGAGGAAACTGATCATGTGATTGACGAGGCAATGCGTTGCTCTCATGATCAGGCACGTAGTTTAGTGCTTTTGCTCAAGCAAGCGTTTGCTAACAGAACTAACGTAATTGTTCACTGTCACGCTGGTGTTTGTCGTAGTGGCGCTGTTTGTGAAGTTGGCGTTATGCTGGGCTTCCGTGATACAGAAGTGTTCCGTAGTCCTAACTTGTTAGTCAAGCATCGTATGATGCGGGCACTCGGTTGGACTTATGACGAGAATGAGCCACATACTATCAACGGGCAACAATACGAATATAGCAACGGCGGAATAATTCTGCCACCTACACACGAAGGTGATATTTAATGAAGAACAAGTGTTATGTATTAGTAGGCGTTCCTGGTAGCGGCAAGAGTACTTGGATCAAGAATCAAGATTGGGCTAAGGATATCCCTGTTGTATCTACTGACAACTTTGTAGAAGCACACGCCAAGGAAGTAGGCAAGACTTACTCGGAAGTGTTTGATAGTTATATGAAGGTAGCAGTCAGATTGATGGCTAACCAAGCCTTGGTATGTCAAGCTAACAAGCTGGACATTATCTGGGACCAAACTTCAACTACAATCGGCGCCCGTCGTAAGAAGTTCAACACCCTGTTGAACGATCAATATGACTTTATCGCTGTGGTGTTCAAGACGCCTGCTACCGAAGAATTGAAGCGCCGTTTAGATTCACGCCCTGGTAAGACAATTCCATGGCACGTTGTATCACAAATGGCGGCTCAGTTAGAAGCAGAGCCACCAACAGAAGCGGAAGGCTTCAAGGAAATTTGGTATGCGGCCTGAGGGTCTCGGATACTAAGTTAAGATGCTCTAGGGATAATGTCTCAGTAAACCCGTCTGGGCAAATATCCTTAGAGACAAAGCTACCTCCGAAGTTAGTCTTAATAGACTTCTCCCATTCGTATGCTTCCCTACCAGTAGAAAATAATTTAGTTGCGATGACCTCATAATCGCCATTCTTACGATGACCATAAAGTCTCCCTTGTAGATTACTTGATATTCCGTATTTGATAAAACTATCGAATTTAAGTAGATAGCCGTGTGAGGGTAGATTCCATTTAAAGATATGTTCTACACAAGCCGGGCAGCCACCGCCGCGTAGAATTCTATTAGAGTTTGATAGCCATTCATAACCGCAGATATGCTTGAATAAAGTATTACTCTTAGCGTTTGTATAATCGCCTATGAGTTCAATTCCTCTATCTGCTATCTCTAAGTTAATTGATTCCTTGGTACGACGGGTACTATCTATAACGCAAGTTGGACAACCAACGCCGTTAAAAATTCTATTTGGTGTAGAAGTAAAATTATGGTTGTTCGAGCATTTAAATGAAGTCTTCGTCAATGATCCTAAGTATTCTCCAGTAATTGAGATACCATTGTCCAATGATTTAAGTTTATTAACGACAGATGAATGAGTTAGCTTGGCGCCCATAGATATATTATATCATATTTATGATGTTTTGGCAATTAAAATGGTAATAATTAAAAACACTAAATAGATTTAGGAGAACAATATGAAACGAGTAATTGAGATTAGAGCCGCAGAAGGCGGAGAGGATAGTAAGTTGTTTGTGCGTGACTTAGCAAACGCATATAAGAAGTTTGCTGAGCGTAAAAGCTGAGCAGTTCGCCTGATAAATGAGTATCTTGGCGAAGTTCACTTAGAAGTTCAAGGTACTGATTTATCCGGCTTAGAAAATGAAGCCGGTGGACACCGTATTCAACGTGTCCCGCCCACAGAGCGTAAGGGCCGTGTACATACAAGCACAGTCACAGTCGCAATCGTGGACCCTAGTGTGCCTCAGTTCACACTCAACGAACGAGATTTGAAGATTGAGTGGTACAGCGGCACAGGTGCCGGCGGTCAACACCGCAACAAGCATCAAAACAGTTGTAGACTGACACACGTGCCGTCAGGTACGATAGTCACCGCACAGTGTCGTAGTCGTGAAAACAGTTATGCTCAAGCCCTGACTGATTTATCCAAAAAGGTTGTAGAGAACCTACAATCAGTGTATAATAGCAAGGTAAGCAAAGATAGACAAAAGCAAGTCGGCTCTGGTATGAGAGGCGACAAAATAAGGACTTATCGTTTTCAAGACGATAAGGTTCAAGATCACAGGTCAATGAACGAAGCCAGCGTGAAAAAAGTATTAAGCGGCAACTTCGACTTATTATGGAAATAAAATGTATAAAGTAAAATGGAAAGACAAATACGGTATCGATAGAGTTCATAATTGTATGTCACTCGCTGATGCCCTAGAATATAACAAGACAGTAAACAGACCAGGCACCTTAATCATAGGTGAAGGTATCGAGATAGTTGGCTCCATGGGAGTTGACTCAATCAAAGACGGACTATGCCCAGACGGTGTAGAATATAGTTGGAGAAAAAGACGATGAGAACATGGATCACCTCTGACCTACACTTCGGTCACACAAACATTATGAAGTTTTGCCCTCATACTCGTTCACGTTTCAAAGACGTTGACGACATGAATGAAACAATGATTCGTGAATGGAATCAAATCGTCGAACCAGGCGATCTAGTTTACATTCTAGGCGACTTTGCGTTTCTACCTAGTGACAAGGCAGTAAAGATTGCTAACAGATTGAACGGCGACAAGATTCTTGTTGAGGGTAATCACGACCGTAAGTTGTTGAATGATCCTGTGTTTCGCCGTTGCTTCAAAGAAGTACACCAGTATTTGAGCATCACATACAACAAGCACCGTATCTGTATGTTTCACTATCCTATCGCGGAGTGGGACCAAATGCACAGAGGCGCTCTACACTTTCACGGACACTTACACGGCGGCAAGAGCGGCCTAGAACAGTACCGCGCACGTGATATGGCATTCGATGCTACTGGCTTCATTGTGGTAGAAATGGAACGTGCTATCAACGATGCCATGACAGGCAAGATCAAAGGCCACCACGTTTGAGATAAATACTCTATTATGAAGATTTCTGACTTACTCAACGAAGACAAAAAAGGCCCTAAGATCATCAAGCCCAAGAAATCCAGCGGCGGCGTTCGCTACAATAGCGAAGTCGGCCTTATGGCCGGCTTTATGCGACTACCGCTAGAAGAATTTGATCCTATGAATCCTGAGCGCACAATGCCTGAACGATTGTTAGGCGATGCTCAAAGTGTTTACAAGGACATCAAAAATCTATTAGCGCCTGTCTATGATGAGGCAATGTTTGCTAAGTGGTACAACCTAGGCGAAGTCTATGGTTACGCTATGAATGAGAAGCTAACAAATACAAGTCGTCGTGTTACAGCATTCGGCTGGGCCGGAGGAGCAAATCAAAGCGAAAGCGGCCCTAGTGATGTTGAGTTTATCGGCAGTGACGTGGCAGGCGTATCAGTCAAAGCAGAAGGCGGCATTACGCTGGCCAACCTAACTCCTAAGACCTTAGGCCTAGAACCGCCTCCTAAAGAGGACGTATTTGCCGCGTATGCTCAGACAGAGTATCTTCAAATGAAGCGCAACGTATTCACAGAAGTAATGAATATCGCTAAGAGACAACCTGGCGTTCCTGTTGCCGCACTTAGTGATGCGTATTCAGTAACGTTCAACCCTGATACAAATACATTCATTTGTAAAGGCAAGAAAACAGTTGATTACACTGCTGATCAAATCATGAAAGAGTTGAATCGTAATGCTACATGGCAACGCGGCTTCGGCGACTGGTTCCAAGCAAACTTCGCTGACTACAAGCACTTTGCTGACCCTCTATTCAAGAAGGTAGCAGTAGCGTTTGAAAAGATCATCGAAGATAACCTCAAAGACAGTAAGAAGTTAGCCGGCATCTTACAGTTCGCAAAGATACCTTACTTCTATGCGACACCTAAGAGCCTGTACTATGTACCTAGTATTGATGAAGTTGAAGATTTAGAAATCAAGGGCATCAAATATGCTGACCCTGACGGCACTTCGCAGTTGTTCAAGGCAATCATCGGCCGCAAAGACAGCATTGAAGGCGCTAATGCCGAGCTTGATATCTATGTTAGATATGCTAACGGTATGTTTGAGACAAACCCGACAGTCAGAGTTCAGAGCCTCAAGAACCCACAGTTCATCGCCTGGGAAAAGTTAGTGTAATACTAAAGTAGTACTTGACAATAAATCAGCCTCCTGATACAATATCTACTTAGATAGTTGATAAGGAGATTGAAATGACAGATATCGTTGAAAAGGCCAGAGTATTTGCTACGGCGGCCCACGCGGCTGTCTCTCAACTCCGCAAGTACACCTTCGAACCCTACATCGTTCACCCCGCAGAAGTTGTTAGCATCGTTCGCTCGGTGCCACACACTCCTGAAATGTTAGCGGCTGCTTGGTTACACGACACAGTAGAAGACACCGGCGTTAGTATCGAGACAATTCGTGCTGAATTCGGCGACAAGGTAGCAGAGTTAGTCGGATGGTTAACGGACGTTAGTCGCCCTGAACAAGGCAACCGTGCCGTTCGTAAGGCAATCGACCGTGCTCACACAGCACAAGCGCCTGCCGAAGCTCAGACAGTTAAGTTAGCCGACTTAATCTCTAACACAAGATCAATCATGGCACACGATGAAAAGTTTGCCAAGACCTACTTAGCAGAGAAGCGGGCTTTATTAGAAGTAATGACTAAGGGTGATGCTACATTGATGGCAATCGCTCGTAAGAACATCGAGATATAGGAGTCTATTATGGATACTCGTGTTGAAATTCGACCAGCAACTAAGGAATATCCAAAATATCAAGTTCTGGTTTTTGAAATGAAATTTGATACCATTCGGCAATCGTCTGGATGGGTGTTGAAGATGTGTAAAGAATACCGTCTACGAGCCGATGCTGAGACATTCGCTACTCGTTACGGCTGGACTAAGGAAATTTAAAATGCGTAAACTAGCAACTATTAGACGAATTGATGCTATCGACCCTATCCCGGGCGCTGATGCTATTGAAGTAGCAACAGTCGGCGGCTGGAAAGTAGTCGCTAAACGGGGTGAGTACAGGCCTGGTGACATGGCTGTTTACTGTGAAGTGGACTCATGGATTCCATCTAAGCTGGCTCCGTTCTTGACTAAGCCTGGTCATTTCCCCAAGACATTCGAAGGAATCGAAGGTGAACGACTAAAGACTATCAAGCTACGTGGTCAACTATCACAAGGCTTGCTACTCAACCTGGATCATGTTATCCCTGAAACACACTCATTCGGTGAAGATTCAGATGTGACAGAGTATCTTGGTATCGTCAAGTGGGAAAAGGCAATGCCTGCTCAACTAGCGGGCACTGCTAAGGGTAACTTCCCTTCACTTATCCCTAAGACTGACCAAGAACGTGTTCAAAACTTGAAGAAGGAAATCGAGGCTTGCCAAGGACTGACTTTTGAAGTCACTGAAAAGTACGAAGGTTCTTCAATGACTGTTTACCGTTCAGTCGGTGATTCAGGTGAGATGGAATTTGGCGTATGCTCACGTAATCTAAATTTGAAAGAAGTTGAGGGCAACACTTTCTGGGATGTAGCACGTGCCGAAGACATTGAAGCTAAGATGATTGCCGTGGACGAGTTCTGGTCATTTGCTATTCAAGGTGAATTGATTGGGCCGGGAATTCAAGGCAACATCTACGGATTGACTAAACCTCAATTCTGTGTGTTTGATGTGTACGACATTCAGACAGGTAAGTACCTACCGCCGAAAGCTCGTAGAGAGTTGATTGAGCGTATGGGCTTGCGCCATGTTGCTGTGTTGAACGAAGAATATGTACTAACACAAACAGTCGAAGAAATCATTGCTACTGCTGAAGGGCAATCAACAATGGCCGCGACTGAACGTGAAGGCATCGTATTCAAGCAAGTAGATGGCGGTATTACTTTCAAGGCTATTTCTAACCGGTACCTATTAAACGAGAAGTAAAATGAGTAAGCGTAAAATCCTAGATGTAGAAGTAAACGACTACATCGACTTCTATGATGTACTTGATGGCAAGACTCCTGACGGTGTTGTTGAAGCCATGAAGTACTATCAAGAACACTACAAGGGTCGTGATATTTACTTTGATATTCAGTCATACGGATATGATGGCGGGAAAGAATTGAAACTCAGGGAACGCCGTCCAGAGACTGATAAAGAGTTTGAGAAGCGTACTCAGGCAGAAAAGAAAGAACGTGCCGTCAAGCGAGAAGCTAAGGCAGTAAAAGAAGCCAGAGAACGTGCTGAGTATGAACGATTGAAAAAGAAGTTCGGAGAACTATCGTGAGTAAACAAGTAGTCTATAAAGGTTCTGTCTTAGCGAACGGCTCACAAGCCCTTGAACTTTGGCAGAACTGGCAGAAAGCAAAAGCGGATCGTAATCAACATCAAAAGAAGTTGGACGATCATATGAAACAACTAGATAAGAATCTAGCAGACCTTTTAGAGAGATACAAATGATTTAGAACTTTTTCTTATGGTAGCACTTACTTACCACTAAATAAGATATGAAACAAACATTAGCATATCTATACAAGTGGACTGAATTATCAACAAGTAAGTGGTACATTGGTGTCCGCTTCGCAAAAGGCTGACATCCGAATGATGGTTACATCTGTTCTAGTAGATTAGTAAAACCTATGATTACTGAGAATAGTGAAAACTGGAAAAGAGAAGTTCTATGTATTGGGTTGCCGGACGATATGATTTCTTTGGAAGAAAAATATCTCTCGTTACTTGACGCAAAAAATGACCCGATGAGTTACAATCAACATAACGGCGACGGTGACTTTAGATTCAAGGGATATGGTGGAAATGACTCGCCCTTGAAGGGAAGAGTCGGTAACAGAAAAGGCAAAAAGAATACACCAGAACATAATGCCAAGAACTCAGCCGCTCGTAAGGGTAAGCCTGCGCCTAACAAAGGCAAGCCAATGAGTGATGCTCAAAGAGAAAAATTGAGAATAGCAAATACTGGGGTCCCTAAAACAAAAGAAGCAAATAAGAAAAGATCAGAAGCACTAAAGGGTAGAACTAAAACAGATGAACATAAAGCAAATGTGTCGGCCGCTCTAACTGGTAAACAACGCCCGAAAGTAGTATGTAGATTATCAGACAGAAAAGAAATGTGTTTAGCTCACTTCAACAGGTATGTAAAATGATAACAAAAGATTTGATAAAGAAATATGTGACTGATAATCCTAAGTTAGTATCAATGAAGAACTCGGCAAAGTATCCTGAACTATATGTTTTGAAATACAAAAAGTCAGTATTCTATGATAACACCTGGGATGAATTCTTGGAACATTGTAGAGGAACGGTTGTAGATAAAGATTTCAATCTAATATCTTATCCGTTCAAAAAAATATATAACTACAATGTAGAAGCTCGTGCTCCTGTGTTTGACGACACTGATGAAGTTTTGGCTTTCCGCAAAGTCAATGGGTTTATGTGTTCGGCAACTTGGCACAACGGTGATGTGTTGGTTAGTACTACTGGTACTACTGACTCGGAGTTTGTTGGCTATGCTAAGGAAATGATGACCAAGCATATGCCTTGGGCCGACTGGCAAATGGCATTCAGTTCAGCAGACATGATCGGCTTGACTGTTATGTTTGAATGTGTACACCCAATGGACCCACACATCGTTCCTGAAAAGGAAGGTATGTATGTTCTGGGCTACCGTGAAAATCGGTGGGACTCTAAAGTAGGTCACTCTGAAACTGTGTTGGACATCATGAGCGATACATTCAAGTGCTATGTGCCAGAGTGCTACCGCGTAACAGTGGGAGAACTAAAGCGGATGGCAAAGGATGTCAAGCACGAAGGTTTTGTATTCTATCACGCAGATGGTCGCTCGGCTAAAATCAAGTCGCCATACTATCTAACAAGTAAGTGGGTTGCCCGCAATCCTCGTACTGACAAGTTAGTGGACTTGAAGCGTGATATCAAACAAAACTTGGACGAAGAGTACTACCCACTGGTAGATGCTATTCGTGCTAACATTGTTGAATACACAGCTATGGACGAGCAAGCTCGACTAGCTTGGGTGCGTAACTTTGTGAGCAAGTAACTATGACAGAAGTACAAGCCCTACTCAATCACGAAGCGTGGTTGAGTAACAACGGAAAAGGTGATAGTGAGGAACGCAAGGTCGTACACAGGCAAATCATTGCTCTGCGCGGTACTACTTTCCCTGGCTGTCATGGCGATGATGATTGTAGTACCTATGTGCTTAGCACTTGTCCGTTTAGAATCGACTGTGGTAGTAGTTTAGATTTGGACTAAGTCCTGTTGACAACTACTACTATCAGTGTTACAATGTACCTATGAACAAATTAGAAGAACTTAAAAAACAACTGTATGTTGACACAAGCGGTCGCTGGGTTTCTACTACAGACTTCGATGGTGCGCTTGAGTTACTTGTAGTTGATATCATTCAACATATTACGATCAATGCTACTGCGTTTGATGGTGATGTACAACGAGGCATGAAGAATGCCGCTCGACTTGTAAAAGAGTTCTATCTGGAGACTCCTTGAGGATGAAATGTACGATGCTGGTGTAACTGCATTAGTCGAGGCATTGAATACTCAACACCCATGGGAAGACTGGTGGGCATGGTATCCCGTGACTACGATAGGTGGTCATCGTGTATGGGGTAAAAAGATTAGTCGCCGTGTAAAGATGAAGTACGGCGATCAACGATTGAACTTAGAGTACGAATACGGTACCGTGTTTGATATCTTACAGGAAGCAAAATGAACGAACGAATTAAACTACTTGCTGAACAGGCTACTAAACACTATCCGGCAACAGAATCATCTGGTGAGTTTTCAACCTTTGATAAAGAAAAGTTCGCCGAGTTGATTGTGATGGAATGTTCGCAATTCTTAGTAGACAAGTTTGATTTTTGTGGCAACGAAATTCTTGCCGCTGAAGAACTAGCTAAGAATTTTGGTGTTAAATGGACTTTTAGGATTGAAGAATGAATCACGAAGTAGAACGATACGAAGGCGAGTTACGAACACTACGAGAGAAGGTAGCGGTCTATGAAGACCTCTTACACTCACTTCAAATGTATGCCGCTGTTACTCTTGACCAAGCCGCTATTGCTCACGCTCTTAGTATTATCTGTGACTGGAGTTATGCTCATCGTGCGGGTAACGGTGAGCCAACAGAAGAAGAACAAGAGCGTATGGTACGCCGACAGTTTGATAGACTAAAGAACGGCGAGTACAGAGATAGCGTGTGGAACAGTGGTGTTGATACACAATTCAAACAAGCAGGCAAGTTATCCAAAAATGTTCCCAAGAAAAAAAAGCGGTGATACAATCACTGTATAAATAAAAAAGTTATTCCCTGATAGCTCAGACGGTAGAGCGACGGACTGTTAATCCGCAGGTCCCTGGTTCGATCCCAGGTCGGGGAGCCATCTAACATAAACGAAAGAAACAAAATGACTTGTAGAGGTTACGATCCTAAAGCAGTAAAAGTTGGTAAGCCAGTTAAAGCACTAGCCGCTACTTACCTTAATAAAGATCAGCGCAGAGCCTTCATTAAAAGCTATGTAAAGATTCTTGAAAGTGAATTACGCACTTCCGGCGGCAAGAAGTAATAAAGAATAAAGCCCGATTAGCTCAGGGGTAGAGCAACCGCCTTGTAAGCGGTAGGTCGTCTGTTCGAATCAGACATTGGGCACCAACAAAAAAGCAGAGCATAAAAACTCTGCTTTTTCTTTCTAAAACACTTGACACAAAATACACTTCCTGATACAATAGAGCCTTAGACAGTTGAGAAACAAACTGGCGTTAGTATAATGGATAATACAGTGAGCTTCTACCTCACGAATGTGGGTTCGATTCCTGCACGCCGGACCAGTTCTTTGATTTGTTGTTAAAATACAACACAAAAGTAGTTGACAATAAATCAAAGACCTGATACAATATGTATCTAGTCAGTTGAAAAGGTGATCGAGCCTAACAACTAAAATTCTTTAACAAAGTGCTTGACAATAAATCTAAGACCTGCTACAATAGAGGCTTAGTTGATTAAGTCAACACTAGTTCTTTAACAAGTTAAATTTCACATGGTCCCGTTAAGTTCGGGATACCATGTGTGAGTACATTATCATCAATAGGATGTAGAGTCTATGGGTCATGCCTGTAGGAGTTCTCCTAGCGATGATAAGGTTACCGAATCCGTTAGGGTTCTATTGAGGTTACGCTGACCGGCGGGTCGGGCCTCCTTAGAGCTATGAAGCAGATAAACGGATAACAGAGGGACACAAGGTGTACTGCCCGTGAAACGGCTACATTCTCCCCGAGTTATATGTCAGTTGTCAGAAAAGCGACGGTGTTATTCGGCAGTAATGTTTGTGAGCGAAAAGACATTCGCAAGTCCCAGACAAGATACATGGCATCTATAAGCCCATGTTGAGTTGCAGTCATCACGAACCCTAAGAAATGTATTCACACATGGTAAATATTGCGACTGTGGTGTAATCGGTAGCCACAGGAGACTTAAAATCTCCCGCGTAATTGCGTGTCGGTTCGAGTCCGACCAGTCGCACCAATATTATGGAGCTATCGTCTATCGGTTAGGACACAAGGTTTTCATCCTTGGAAGCGGGGTTCGATTCCCCGTAGCTCTTCCAAATAAATATCACAGTAGTGATACAGTGATAAGTAATAGTATATTTGGGTCGTTAGCTCAGTTGGTACGAGCGTCTGCCTTACACGCAGAATGTCGGCGGTTCGAGCCCGTCACGACCCACCAAATAATGCGGATGTGGCGTAATTGGTAGCCGCACCAGATTTAGGTTCTGGCGAGTAAAATCGTGTGAGTTCGAGTCTCACCATCCGCACCAATCATTCTTGGAGTAAACATGCCAGGATTATATAAAGAAAGAACTTGTCCAAATTGTGGCAAGATCAAACGAATGCACCCAGATCAGTTATGCTGTAGTCAAACTTGTGCTAGTGAATTGGCACGAAAAGACAAAATAAATCGTTGGCTATTAGGTGAAGAAATAAAAACATCTAGGGGCAAAACGAGTACTGCTAGATGGATTCGTGATTACATGCTAGAACAGTCAAATTTCAAATGTTCTAAATGTAACTGGGGTGAGACAAATTTATTTACTGGAAAAATCCCTCTAGAATTAGAACACAAAGATGGCAATTTTATGAATAATAAAATTGATAATCTAGAAGTTTTATGTCCTAACTGTCACGCTTTAACTGCTACTTATAAAGGAGCCAATAAGAGTGCCGGCAGACCTAGGGCGAAATATTATAGAGGAACATGATAATACACTGATGTGTGACCGCGTCATTCACAGAGTGAGAGGCCTACTAAAGCTGTAGGATGTCAGTGTAGTTTTTATATGGATGTGTAGGAAAATTGGTAACCCCAGGAGACTGTAAATCTTCCGCCT